AACGCTACAAGTGAACGGTCCCGCCATCCTCGCGAACTCACTTACATTGTCAGGAATCGCAGGACCCACAAACACATCTCCATTTGTCCTTGCGTACAATTCTACTTCGGGTGTTGTGACCTATAATACATTAGCTGGTTACACGGGTAATACTGGTTCAACGGGCTTTACAGGTTTTACAGGAAATACAGGTGCAACAGGTAGCACAGGAGCAACGGGCAATACGGGCTCCACAGGACCCACAGGCAATACAGGCTCCACAGGTCCTACAGGCAACACCGGCTCTACGGGACCTACAGGCAACACGGGCTCTACGGGTAATACGGGCTCAAGTGGCAGTACCGGACCAACTGGCAGCACAGGACCCACTGGTAACACAGGTAACACGGGCAGCACAGGACCCACTGGTAACACAGGCTCCACGGGCAGTATAGGACCCACTGGTAACACAGGTAACACGGGTTCCACAGGACCTACAGGTAATACAGGTTCCACCGGACCTACAGGCAACACGGGCTCTACAGGACCTACAGGCAACACGGGCTCTACGGGACCTACAGGCAACATGGGCTCTACGGGACCTACAGGCAACACGGGCTCTACGGGACCTACAGGCAACACGGGCTCCACAGGACCTACAGGCAACACAGGCTCCACCGGACCTACAGGCAACACCGGCTCCACCGGACCGACGGGCAACACCGGCTCTACGGGACCGACGGGCAACACCGGCTATACGGGACCGACGGGCAACACCGGCTCTACGGGACCGACGGGCAACACCGGCTCTACGGGACCGACGGGCAACACAGGTAGCACAGGCTCTACGGGACCCACGGGCAACACTGGCTCAACCGGACCTGCGGGTATCACAGGACCGACAGGATCTACAGGCTCTGCAGGTATCACAGGACCGACGGGTAACACGGGTAGCACAGGACCAACAGGCTCCACGGGCAACACTGGCTCAACCGGACCTGTAGGTATCACAGGACCAACAGGATCTACAGGCTCTGCAGGTATCACAGGACCGACAGGCAACACGGGTAGCACAGGACCGACAGGCAACACGGGTAGCACTGGCAATACAGGCAACACGGGTAGCACAGGACCGACAGGTAATACGGGTAGCACGGGCAGCACAGGACCGACAGGCAACACGGGTAGCACCGGACCGACAGGCAACACGGGTAGCACCGGACCGACAGGCAACACGGGTAGCACCGGACCGACAGGCAACACGGGCTCTACGGGACCCACAGGCAACACGGGCTCTACGGGACCCACAGGCAACACGGGCTCAACTGGTATCTATGGTCCAGCACTCTACACACTCATCAGCGCCGATACAACAAATCTTACAATTGGACCGCCAAATACGATTACAAAGACGACAAACGCAAACGGCGGTTTAGCATCCAAGGCGTACACATACGAATCATACCCATACAACGCTACTTATCTAACGCTACGTGTAGCGGCTCACTCAGTGAGCGGTGGCTCAGGTGACTACTCATTTGCCCTCACGAATACGGTGGCAACGCCAACATATACATACGGGTTTTCGTTACAAAATGGCAGTGTTTACTTGTACTATAATAATCAGTTCGGTTACCCCACAATTAATACAGCAATTTCAACATATGCCTTGAATGATGTCTTTACTGTCACTGCGCAGTCAGGAGGTGTGTTCTGGTACAAAAACGGTGTTCAACTCTATACTACCTCACTTGTGTCAGGAACCTCAGCACTCCAAGGTGTTTTTACGCTGTTTACGCTCAATGATAGTATGAGTCAGATAGCGTACGGTTATACCCTACAGGGACAAACTGGACCCACGGGACCTACGGGCAACACAGGCAGCACCGGACCCACCGGTAACACGGGCTCTACTGGACCCACCGGTAACACAGGCTCCACGGGACCAACGGGTAACACGGGCTCCACAGGACCAACGGGCAACACAGGCAGTACAGGATCCACAGGTAACACAGGTAGCACAGGACCTGTAGGACCTATAGCAGGCAGCAACACAAATGTTATTTTCAATAACAATGGAGTAGCAGGTGGTGTATCCACATTTACATATAATTACTCGTCATGCTTTTTGAAACTTACAGCAGCAACCGGGTCTGTTGTAGCACCATACACAAATGGAACACTTGCGTATTATCAGACGACTAATGCGTCAGGAACTGCGCCAGGTACAACTGCGGCAGATTTTTCACCATCGGCATACGGTACGTGGTCCGCAGTCAGTGGTATTGTATGTGGTAATAAATCACTCAATTGCCCTACATATTCAGTAGGTGCAGCAACATTTACCGGTACTGGTAATATTGCGAGTGTATGGAATTGGAATACGAGTGTAGGTCAAGGTATGGGAAGTCCTGCGTATATATCAGTTGCGTTCGTAACTATCACTGGAAACTATACTGTTACACAAAATGCGGGCAATGTAACAATTACGAGTCCAGGATCAGTAAATGTATTTACTGGAGGCGGTGGCAATTATTACTTCCAAGTCCAACGAACGCTAACACAATTAATTTTCCTTATTGGAGCAACTGCTGGATCATTATCTATTGTCTATACTTCACCAAATACACTTACAGTACAAGATCAGATTATAATTGGTTCTGGTGCTACAGGCACCTATGGTGGAGAGGCTCTCCTAAACTTAGCCGTTTACACATTGGGTGGTGTTGCCACTGCTTTCACAACATTAGAGGTAGATGGACCGGTAATATTTAATAATAGTGCATATACGGCGTCACCTGCTCTTCAAGTGTATGGAGCAACCCAGTTATTAGCGAATTTAACGGTCAATAGTACAATTTACGCACCAGGGCTCTCAACAACAACCTATAACAATATAGTGCTTACCTACGTTTCAACCACTGGAGCTATTGCGTACAGTCAGCTGGTGAGTGCTACAGGACCGACGGGTCAAGGTGCCGCAGGAGCAACAGGTAATACCGGCTCAACTGGACCATCTGGTATAGCAGGAACAACTGGACCGACGGGACCAGCAGGACCGATTGGCGGCGCGAATACACAAATTATATATAATAATTCAGGCAGCCCCGCCGGCAGTGCGAATCTTACATATACATCTGGTAGTGCGACGACAACTGCAGCGAATATAACGGTCACCAGTAATTTGACGTTGAACGGTATTCCTGCCTCAGGCGGTACCTACTCGCAAACAGCAAATAGCATTAATTACAACATGAATTACCTTACGGATGTGGCAACTACAGTTGGATATTCACCAGTATGGGGTATTACTTCACCTGACACACGTAATTATAACGATACAGTTGCCAATTTGCGAGGCAGAGGAATGGGTGTCTATTCGGATTTTAAGACACAGTCGGTTATTGGTTTGAATGGCGGTGGCGGTTATGGATATTGTCAGGTAATTACAAATGTGCCGTGGGCGGATTCTAGCGGCGGCAGTGTTGTCCAGGTCGCATATACAACAAGCAATACGTATATTCGTGCGTCGGTTGCGGGCACTCCAGAGTCATGGACAGCATGGTCACCTTACGCAAACGGTGTAACAAATACTAATATAGCATTAGGTACTTATGCCGGTTCTACACTACAAGGCTCTTATGGAATTGCGATTGGCTACCAGGCGGGTTCGAATAACGAGGGCACGAATGCGATTGCGATTGGTAACACAGCCGGTTTCTCGACGTTGGGAGCGTATGCTGTGGCAATCGGCTATCAGGCAAACTACTACACAAACAGCACCTTCAGCAATATGATATCTATCGGAGACCAAGCCGGTTACAGCAATCAAGGCACAGGTGCCCAAGCACACGGCTATCAGGCGGGCTACTCAAATCAAGGCGCAAACGCAGTGGCAATAGGAACCCAAGCCGGCTCTAATACACAAGGTCAAAGTGCTGTTGCGATCGGTTATCAATCGGGTTTTTACAATCAACAATTACAAAGCGTTGCAATTGGTTCAAATGCTGGATATTCAAATCAGGGAACAGGTGGAAGTTCGGCTATCGCAATAGGTACATTTTCTGGATATACGAGTCAAAGCAACGCAGCAGTTGCGATTGGTTATGGAGCAGGTTCTAACTCGCAAGGTTCACAGTCAGTAGGTGTAGGTCAATTCGCTGGTAGTTATTCTCAAGGTACCAACGCAGTAGCGATGGGAAATTATGCGGGTTACACAGGTCAAGTTTCAAATGCGGTTGCGATTGGTACGGCAGCAGGATCCAATTCACAAGGCACATATTCAATCGCTATTGGATATCAAGCCGGATTATCAAATCAAAGTCCGTATTCTGTTACATTAGGATATACTGCTGGAGCATCAAATCAAAAAACAGGTTGCGTAGCGATTGGAAGTGGTGCTGGACAAAATACACAAGGAAACAGTTCAGGTCATTGCGTAGCGATAGGAGATCAATCTGGTTTAACAACTCAACAAGATTTTGCTGTTGCAATGGGATATTATGCTGGAAATTATACACAAGGAGCGAGTGCGATTGCGATAGGTTTATATGCGGGATCCAACACACAAGGCAGTAGTGCTGTTGCGATAGGTATCGCCGCAGGATCCAACATACAAGGTTCAAATTCAGTTGCAATAGGAAATCAAGCTGGATTATCAAATCAAGGTACGTATGCCGTTGCGATTGGTTATAGTGCTGGTTCAAATCAGCAGACGCAAACTGTAGCGGTGGGAAGTGGTGCCGGTCAGATTTCACAATTATCCAACGCAGTTGCTGTTGGTGCGGGTGCTGGATACCAGTCTCAAGCTATTGCTGCAGTTGCCGTTGGTTATCAGACAGCAGCTATCAATCAGCAAGCCGCGGCAATTGCCGTCGGTAGCAATGCGGGTTACACAGGTCAAGTTACAAATGCGATTGCGATTGGTACGGCAGCAGGATACAGCGGTCAAACGCAGGGTGCCATCGCTATTGGATACTACGCCGGTTGTAACGCACAGGGTAATTGCAACGTTGCGATAGGCTGGCAAGCGGGCTACTACGGTCAAGTGAGTGTAGGAGTTGGAATTGGCTACCAGGCGGGCTTTTCCAATCAAAATAACGGTGGTGTGGCAATTGGTTATCAGGCAGGTCTAACGAATCAGGGCAACGGTAGTGCTTACGGAGGTGTGGCAATCGGACCAGCCGCGGGAGTTACAAATCAAGGTGGAGTTGCGACTGGAATTGGATGGTATGCAGGTTATAACACACAAGGAGCAGGTGGTGTTGCTATTGGATACGGAGCGGGCTCAAATACCCAAGGCACAACCGCCATTGCAATTGGCAGCAACGCTGGTGGTACAAGCCAAACTGCCAATTCCATTGCGATTGGATACCAGGCTGGTTCAAATACTCAAGGTACTGGAGGTTCGTCTGCGATTGCGATTGGCGTTCAGGCAGGATACACTGGGCAAAGCAACGCTGCAGTTGCGATGGGATATAATGCGGGTATGTCCAATCAGCAGGCAACAAGCGTTGCAATTGGTACTTATACAGGTAATAGCAATCAAGCAGTAAATGCGACTGCTTTGGGTTCATATGCAGCTCAGTACAGTCAAGGTGCAAGTGCAGTTGCACTTGGTGCCTATGCGGGTAACAGCAATCAAGCCGCCAATTCTATTATGCTCAATGCTACAGGTGCGGCTGTCAATCCCGCAACCACCGGCTTTTTCGTCGCTCCCGTACGCTCCACGAACACGACCACGATTGCCCTGGCGTATAATACGAATACGAACGAGATTTCCGCAGCCGCAGCGCCGCCAATCACCTTGTCGTCCATTACGGCAACCACGGCGACCCTCTCCGCACCCTCGTACGGCTACTATTACTACATTACAAACAGTGGATTCAACGGCTTGACGCTCCCTGCAAGCATTCCGACCGCCGCAGGTCAGTACTGGGTCCTCCGCAATACGACAGCGACTTACCTATCGGTCACGGTGACCAATCCGACCACGAGTATCGTAAGCCCGATTTCTATTGCGCCCCAGACGAGCGTGACAATCGCAATTTCAGGCACAGGCGTGAGCAGTAATGCATATGTTCTGTTCTAAACCTTTTTCATATATATCAAACAAGGCGACTGCGTAGCAATCTTGTTTGAAATATAGGACCCCGTAGTTAGGAATGGCGGCGTTACAGTTGTCAAGGAAGCAGTGGCCATTCGCGCCACAAGCGGTCAATAATTGCCTTTTATGGCTGGATGCGGCGGATACGTCATCTTACACATCAAGTTCGTCTATCTCAACATGGCGAAATAAGGGATACGCTGGCGGAACTGCGACCACTACATCAGGCACAATTGGGTCTACAACGGCGGATATTAATGGGCTGCCGGCGATGTCGTTTGGAACAAACGCATATATGACCGCACCATCTATGACCTTCACACAAACTACCCGTACTGTGTTTGTTATTGTCAATAATGGAGCCTCAGGTACAGTAAGACGATTTATGTGTAGTACTGGTTCTAATACAATTGATAGTTATATCCTTACTACCGGTACAGATTTAGAATTCAATTATAACGGAAATTATAATTATATAACTGCCGCACCGTATCCAATATTTAATACCACAAGTATTATGTGCGGAACGACACTCTCTACAAACGGTGGTATTTTTGTGAATGGTCTCGCCCAAACACCCTATTCTACAAATACGCCAGCCGCTTTTGGTACAGGAGCCACAACCACACAGACAATAGGATATTCAACGACTGGTACTTTTGTTCTTGGTGAGGCAATGATTTTTGACGGTGCCATTACCGATATTCAGCGCCAGCAAGTGGAAGGTTACTTAGCCCAAAAATGGGGACTCCAGTCCCTATTACCGACAACCCATCCGTATTTCACGTTGAATAATTTAATAACATATGCGTTCAAGCCGACGCAAATTCCCACGTGCGCATTGTGGTTGGACGCAAGCGATGCAACATCCATTACAGGAACATCGGTATATCAATGGAAGGATAAATCAGGTAACGGAAATAACATGTCACTTACCGCCGGCACCGTGAGTTATCTGAGTAATTTAGGACAGCCTTGCGTGAATTTCACAAGTGGTGGAATATTACAGACATCAACATATACGACAATTACAGCATCACAATCAATTATATTTGTAATATGTCAGGCAACAGCAATGTCAGGTGCGTCGTTTGATTATGTCTTCGCTTGTTCAGATATAAATAGTGGAGATAGTTCAATTCGGTTTTATCCTAATACTACAACTCTAAATGATGGATTTGCGGGTACTACATTTTATGTGAATGGGGTGTCCTATACATCAGGTACAAATTCACTTGCCACTGGCTATAATCTTATTGACGCAATCCCTACCGGTCAATCAGGATCTACACGTTTTTCATTATCAAGTTCATTTAATAGTCGTTACTTTATCGGCAACATCTGTGAGGTTATTGTCTACAGTGGACCACTTACGACCAACCAGCGCCAAGCCGTGGAGTCATATCTAGGAACGAAATGGAATATCCCAGTCGCCGGTCAAGGCAACGTCGCCCCCGTGGTGAATCCACTCGCCATCAGCGGCTGCCAGTTATGGCTAGACGCCGCTGACGCCACCACGATTGTACCGGTTGTTAGCACGTGGAACGATAAATCGGGTGAAGGAAACAACTTGTCGCTCACCGCTGGCTCAGTGACGTATGTTACACAGCCAGGACCGCCTTGCGTGAATTTCGCAAGTGGCGGAATCTTACAAACATCGAATTATATATCTCTCACCACAACTACGGCTATATTTGTTGTAGCTCAAGCGACATCACTTTCATCAGGTTGGGGGTATGTATTTGCGTTTTCTGATATTCTAAGTGGTGATTATTCTATACGATATTATACAAATACAACATCAATATATAACGGAAATAATGGTGATATCGGATATCTTACTGGATATTACGTGAATGGAGTACTTAGTGCATATGTGTCCGCTGGTACAACCACTGTACCTACAGGCTACAATTTGATAGATACAGTCAATACATCACAATCTGGATCTACACGAATATCTTTATCAAGTTCATCGAATAGCCGTTACTTCGTCGGCAACATCCGCGAAGTCATCGTGTATACAGGACCGATTACGACGACCCAAAGACAACAAGTGGAAAATTATTTGATGGCAAAATGGGGGACCGGTCGTAACTTTTGGATTGATGGCAGTGATGCCACGACGGTAACAAAGGGCACAACAATGGTACAATGGAACGATAAATCAGGTAATGGCTATAATTTAATACCTGGCAGTGGAATAACAACCTATGTACCCTATAGTACATATCCATCGGTCAAACTTAATACAAGTTATATGTATGTTAATAAACCTGTAAATTTGACACAATACACGATGTTTATTGCTGTGCTCTCTCAAACGGCGGTAAATAATCAAACAGTATTCACAGGACGTCCCAATACATCAACAAGTTACGGTTCGCTGGACGGATTTGGATTTTATGTAGATTCCACTGCTCCAGATCTACGCTTTTATTATGCTAATAGTCAAATAACAAATTATACATCATCAGGATCTATATCACAGCCACCAGTTATCGCCGCATATACATGTACTAGTACAGGTGTAACATATTCGTGGGTGAATGGTGCGTCAGGTACATCATATACTGCGGGTGGACTTACACGTTCAAGTACAGCCCAAGGATTTTCAATCGGCGGTGAATGGCAAGGCAGTTCATACGGAAATTTAGTATCTGTATCGAATGTCTATGAAATAATCGTCTATAATACAGTTCTTACAAATACTCAGGTACAGCAAATACAAACGTATTTAGGAAATAAATGGGGTGTTACAGTATCAAATCCTACAGCAGGCATTACAAATCCCACCTTAATTCCAAGCTGTGTATTATGGTTAGACGCAGCAGATCCAACAACCATTATAACGGCAGTAACCCAAATGAACGACAAATCGGGCAATGGGTATAATATAACACAATCAACAGCTAGTTATCAACCTGTGCTCACGAATAACTACCTCACCCTCGGTACATCCCTCAATTCGTATATGAATATGCCCCAAGCCGCCATCAACAACACCAGCTCATGGACTCTATTCCTCGTATTCAACCCTATAAGCTCTACAAACTGGATTATGGTCAAACAGTATGATGGAAACAATACATATAACGCACTTTCTATGACGAATTATACATCAAGTGGAGGTGGAAATACAACAGGAACTACAGGCGTTCTCTATTTTCACGCATATAATGCTGGAACGCTTTTTACGGGACCATCTGCACTAACCACCTCCACAAATCAACTGCTTACTCTTATCTGTAATGGAACAAATATCTACTATTACATCAATGGCGTATTGGCGGCAATTACAAATGGAACTTTTACGATTCAGAGTCAAACCGGTGCAACAAACGCAACCTTGGGTGCGTGGATTAGTAGCGGGTCCCTTGTCAATTCAGGTGTTACCAACTTCCAGCTAGGTGAATTAGACTTTTACAATTCGGCACTCACCACTTCGCAAACCCAGCAGATTGAGGCGTCCCTCATGAACAAATGGAGCATTACAAATACGGTACAAACCGCAAACGGTTCGTTAATTGATACACCATTTCTGCCAACCGATATTACTGGATGCGTGGTATGGTATGATGGAGCAGATACATCAAATATGGTAATGACAGGCACAGCAATGACAACATGGAAGGATAAATCTGGCAATGGGTATAATGCGACAGGTGTAAATTCGCCGGCATATGTTATTAGCACTGGTGGAGTGTCCTTTACTGCAGCATCGGTACAGTATTTTACCATGTCAGTTCCATATTCTAAGACAAATACGATGTTTATGGTCGCAAGCCCTGTACCTTCATCAACATCAGGTATGTACTATATGAATACTTCTGTTGGAAACGCAGGATCCTTTTTTTTAGGAGGTTATAATAGTTCTTATATATGTGCGTATTTACCAGAAGATACTGTACCTGAACCTGTATTTTCAGCCGGTCTTCCAACAAATCCATTTGTAGTATGTCTTACTAAAACTACAGGTGCGACATATACTGGATATTATAATGGTGTCCAGGTATTTACAGGTACAGAAAGTACAACCGATACGGCATCTACATGGGCATGGTTGGGTGGTGCTGGTGTGATTAGCGGAACCTTCTATAATGCTTTAACTGCGACTATTTACGAACTTGTTATTTACAATTCTGCCTTATCAACCGCTCAAATTGCCAAGGTAAATTCTTATCTCCAACGCAAATGGAATACTGCGCTCACCGTCACAACGATTCCAACACCGGTGTACAATCGCCCCTTCCAACCGGTAGATATTACGGGTTGCCTGTTGTGGTTGGATGCGTATGATTTGACAACCTTATTTCAAAATACCGCCGGCACAACTGCGGTAACCGCTGCAGGACAACAAGTCCAGTATTGGGCTGATAAATCAGGTAATGCGAATAATGCTACATCATCAGAAACGGCAATGACCTATAATACATCAGGAATAGGCTATCCATCCATTTATTTTAGTGGTAGTCAGACAAACGGACTTCGAACAAACGTCGTTGTAACAGATTCTACTTATTTTTATGTTGTATATATGACACAAACATCTGGCGTGTATGTATTTTCAGGACACCAAGGACCCACACATCTGAAACAAAACTATACTGCTAATAATCTTCTACAAATGGACTATTCTGGTATTGGAGGTATAGGAGGATCAGTCGGTATGAATACAACTACAATAGTCACACGTCAAGATACCTCTTCATCAGGGCTGATGGCAGGTTGGCAAAATGGTGCATCTATTGGAAGTAAATCAATGGGTGTTACCGGTGAGACATTTACACAACTCAGCTTAGGAGTTGATTATCCGTCTGGATTTACAGGTATTTTATATATGTCAGAAGTAATTATCTACAATTCGGTCTTATCAACAGGACAACGCCAACAGGTAGAGGCATATTTGGCTTGGAAATATGGACTCATATCCTCTCTTGCTAGCGGTCATCCAGGCAGAACATTACCATCCTTCAGTACCGTATTCAGCCCAAAAACTATTTCTGGACTACAAATGTGGTTAGATGGTACAGATCCAAATGCTACGGGTGTTCCGCCTGCCAATGGAACAACAGTGAGCACATGGTACGATAAATCTGGAAATGGATATAACGCAACGGTTGCGTCTGGTAAGATTGCTGGAACCTATTCAACGGCAAATAAAGCAATATATTGTACAGCGTCAAATACGGGTTACGTGACGTCCTACACAGCGGCTCCCTCTCTAGAAACAATGTTTGTTGTATTCAATAATCCAAGTCCAAGTGGCAATAACAATATGGTCATTGGTGGACCACAAGGTGCCAGATCGTTATCTGGAGGATATGCTGGAGGTGGTGCTGGTGTGGGCGCAGTTTCCTATTTGAATAACGAGGTGACATGGACAGGAATGGCATCTATGCCGGCTTCAACGTACACATCTGGAACAACAGTTATTATAACAGGTCAAGTGAATGGATTAACTACAAGCATATCCCAAAACGGCGGAACGATATATTCCAATACAACAGCATCTGCATTCACTGCTGGAACTACGACCTATTTAGGAACCGATTACTACAGTGCAAGTTATTACTATATTGGATATGAAATGGAAGTCATTTTCTATAATTCATTACTCACCTTATCCCAACGCCAGCAGGTAGAAGGATACTTAGCATGGAAATGGGGATTAGCGTCCTCATTGCCAACTACACACCCGTTTAAGAAATTCGCACCTTAAATCTAATTTATAGTACTGATATACGATACAACATTGACGTTAGGAACAGCGTCGGCACTCATATAAATTATAAGCGTATTGCCGAGGAATCCGTATGACATACTAATTCCTCCAAAGTAGGAATCAAACTGGGTCACTTGTGCGCCAAGGTCAACTCCTAGAAGCCACGAGCAATAGTCGTACATATCACGCGTAACACCATCGGAGCAGGGAGATGGATGTAGCAGTGGCATAGTGAGCAAGGTGTAGAGCGGAGGATAACCGAGTGATGCCCATGTTTGAAACGTAGGATTCAGAACTCCTATATTCGGATACAGAATGGCACTGAGTGTAGCAGTATCTGTAGTTTCTTGTTGAATCTTACCAACTTGCGAATTTTGAAGTTCCTGAATTGTATAGAGCGGACCGGTGGCACCAGTGGGTCCAGTGTCGCCTGTAGCACCAGAAGAACCTGTGGGTCCTGTGGCACCCGTATCACCAGAAGAACCCGTGGGTCCTGTGGCACCTGTATCACCAGAAGAACCTGTAGGTCCTGTGGCACCCGTAGTACCCGTGGCACCCGTATTACCTGTCATACCTGTGGGTCCTGTCGCACCCGTATCACCAGAAGAACCCGTAGGTCCTGTGGTACCCGTATCACCAGAAGAACCTGTAGGTCCTGTGGCACCCGTAGCACCCGTGGCACCCGTATCGCCCGTCATACCAGTGGGTCCTGTATCGCCCGTCATACCCGTGGGTCCTGTATCACCCGTGACACCCGTGGCACCCGTATCACCTGTCATACCCGTGGGTCCTGTGGCACCCGTATCGCCAGTCCATCCAGTAGGTCCCGTTTCACCACTAATACCCGTTGCCCCCGTTTCTCCCGTTGCTCCCGTTACCCCTGTTGCGCCTGTATCACCTGTCGGACCACTCATCTAATTACAAAGTCTAAATTTGTCATGCTCTAAACCCTCTCGCCTTCGGACGAGAGGGTTCTGCCTGCTTCGCAGGGCTAAACCGCCATCCGCTCTGCCCAAGCGGGGTAAATATCAACCGCCTTAGGAAATCCCACCCTATCCTGAATCCATAGCGCAGGCATCGTCACAAGCTTACCATTCCCACGACCCAAGTAAGCCCCCCACCACGAGAACGTACTATTTGCGCAGATGCCGCCAAGAGTACATCCCATCATCGCCGAAAGCGTCTCGTACTCATCGCCAGAGAACCAAATCCATCTATCCGCACGAATAGCAGGATGCCGTGAAGGCAGAACGGACTTACACCACGCCAAATCGTCGGAGCATACAACAACGTACGCCTCCTCAAAAAGCGACAACGCCCGCTCGTAGTACGAAGAGAGTTCCACGTAGTGGTGATGATTGAACGGGTGGAGATAATCGCCACGACGGACGTGTAGAAAGACCGTGGGCACCCTCTCGCCCCAATCACTAGCCATCACTCTAGCCAACCGAACGCCCCCGCTAGGAAAGTATCGCTCGGACTGGAATGCCCCACACAACTTAACATTGCCCGCCACGTGAGGCAGCTCATGGTAAGTCATTGCGTCCACGAAATCCTCGCGCAGCTCGGTCCATTTCATCCCAACCAACGACTCCTCACCAATTGTTGGAATTTCAGGAAAGTAATCACATACTCGCTCCCCACCAGGCTGCGCAGAGTTCGCCTTCACCCATTCCTTTACGAAGACCGCCCGATGCCCGTGTCGTTCAGCGTAGCCGAGCATAGCAGCGATTTGAAATAGGCGATTACCGAGACCATCACCAATAACACAGGTTACTACCCACCCGCTGCTCATTAAAATTATTTTTTCTCATACCCCTTAGATGGACCCAGTCCGTCAGGACGGCACACCCGGCTGCCGATTTTGTTTTGATCCAGCCTCTCCTACAGACCCCCTTATTACCCCTTGTAGGTGTACAGGTAGTATTAAATATATTCATCTCCAATGTTTGAAACAATGGAGAAGAACAACAGAGAATCCTGATTTTATTCGCCAGTGCCAACTATGTCTTGAACATTACAATATGCCACTAAAACATCCGTTAGAAAATATACCAAATATTGAACACGACCAAGTATGGTTTTTATTATCAAAGCCATATATTCCAATTGTTCTATCCAATTATATTTACATTATAATGAATCAAGACACAACAAAAGAAAAATTACTTAATGCGTTTGATTTAATAAAAATTTCGCCAGAAACATTCCCAAATATATTATTTTTTGGTATGTCCACCGGAATTTTTGCGTGTTATCTAACATATTACATAAATTTTTTGTACCACGTGAAAAATAAAAAGTTGTACGCAAAATATTGGTTATCGTTCAATCTGAATAACACCTGTCCTTTACCCTATGCTTCAGCAATATTACTATCGTATATTATGATATATTTACAAATATACCCATTTGGAATATTTTTTATTCTCATGCTTCCGAAATTTATGATTATTCATACTACAATTTTACATAGTATCAACATAGACGCAGAATTATAATCACCGCCCATACCAGAATGCTTAAAGAGGTCTTTCACAGTGAAAAGGTCCATGCGGCGTCTGGTATGCCTACTACTCACGATGTAGTTTCTATCAATAATGGAAAAGGGTATAAGTTACGTGAAATACTCAATAACCACGGTAACGTAAAAAATCGTACACGAAAAGTCCTAAGTCGCAAGGAAATCCGTCATATTATGAGCGGCAATTTCTTACCCGGTCTGTGGGATAATTGCTTACCCAACCGCGGAGTAGCCTCACGTAAAAAGTCACGGCGTAATTCCAGGAGATGATATTTGAATTGCTCTTCCTGGTCTTATTGATTTTTGGAATAGCCGTTGTGGCATATCGCGGCGCCATTCATGAGTTTCAGATTTTACAGAAGGATTACGTACCTGACGCAAATTGGAAGGAGATGATGAACGAACAATTACCAATCGTCATTCGTAGCCTACCGAAGCATTGGTTGGGCAACTGGGCATATAATAAAACGGCGAACAAGACGTGGGAACTTATAGTTGAGGATAGTGAGGGCAAGAAGTTCAAAACTCCGTGGAACGTATGGCTCCAGACGCCAAATAATACGACTCCTACGAGCCTTGCTAACATCGCCGACTCAATCAAACTTCGGAATAATTTTGAGCACTGGGCGGCGGAGGGTTTCCATCAATGGTACACCGTTCCTACCCAGACACCGACTCCGTATATTTATCAACAGAACGATGTTATGGGACTTCGTAAAGGCGTTGCCGATTTTACGGCGATTGTCTCGACCGATGGTACACCATTAGAGTTATGGATTGCCCATGAGGGTGCCATTCCTGCCAAAGACGCGGATGATATTATCGGTAAGGATCCCTGGATACAGACGACGAAAGAGATTCCGTGGATCGGTGATGTGAAGTATATTGAGATTAAGTTACGCCCAGGCAATACCATTCTCATTCCCCGCCATTGGTGGTACGCCGTGCGCGCAGCAAAGGAACAGACGGAGCAGCCGTTGCCGACGTATGCGTGGTTTTGGCGGGGCGAGATTCACAGTCCGGTAAGTTGGCTGGCGAGCCGTATTCGCAAAGAGCCATGAGCCATGAGCCCCTCCGTAACCCATAAAAAATGAAGATATCCACGAGGAATAACCGTTCCTGGTAGATATGAGCGACGCAGAGTCAGAGGGCTACGAGTCATCCTCCACCGCCGGTACGAATTCAACCGGTACTACAAGCAAGACGGCAAAACTTATGAATCTATTTGAAATGGAGTGCGATCTAGAGGAAATGACCGAGACGATTGAGTCGCTCGTCAATAATTTGAGTCATATTGATACACATATGAAAACGATTGAAAAACCCATCATAGAACTCGCCTTGGAACAATTCAGAGACCCCGCTTTTCTAGAATCGTCTCCGTTTCGCCATCAAACATTCGCTGTGAAGCCGCCCGGTTTGCCGAATATTGACCTCACCAAGCGTTATCCGTATAAGGATATCGTCAGCGCTGTAAAAAACTATATATTTGCTGAAAAATTGGTGAGCCCAGAGGGCGCCATCCGTGTCAACAAGCCACTCTCCTTATTGTTTGAAATCCCAGAAACCGAGACGACCTTCTTGAAACTGTTGGTTCGTCTTCGTAAAGTTCTTATTTAATCAATCTTGACGCCCTCTTCGGCGAGCATATCCTTCCATGCCTGGCTGGTTGTTGTTACATTATTGATGCGGCAGACACCGTTTTCGCATACAACATCGGCAATGACTTCACCGCTGAGTCCGGTCGCGGCACTAGTAGAAACAAGGGGCGGCATACACTTAGTACATTCATCATCGCAACCATTACACTTAGGTACAGCACTGAGATTCACTCCATCTTCATTATCCGCATCAGCGCCGCTATCAACATCTTCAGGTTGTAGTTCTTCATCTTCACCTTCGTATTCGCCTTCGTCTTCGCCTTCGTCTTCGCCTTCAGTCTCTTCATCAACTGCGTGATTGAGAACAATACGATTCAGATAGTTATTTTTGTATACAACATACCCGATGAGTAGAACTTGTCCGCCAATGAATGTCGTAGAGATGAGCGCAACGGTAATATGTTCATTGAGCATTGACTGAAGAACTAGAACGACAAATTCTAGTGTTAGGTAAAGAATTTGAAAGAAGGTGTAAAGGGCGGCGGCACTCGCAATGGGTACGACACAGAGAACTGGTACATACTTACGTGGAAAAGCGGGATAGAGATAGAACAGGGCGAGAGAACCAAAGAGACCAGCATAGCCACCAATACCAAGAAGCCAAGTACTTAGTCCAACACTCGTCATCTTAACTAAGGAGTAATGCCCCTCCCTTACCTTCGCCAAACCACGCTCAATTTTGTTCGTCCCGAGGGAAAAAAAATGACGTAAGCCTACACAACTGCTAAATTTCACAAAACGCATTCAACCCCGGCAAAATGAAATCGCAGAATAAAGTACCGGCAATGAACGCTGTATCAACTCCTCCTGATATCATAGTTCCCCGTCGTCGTTCCACGTCAGTGGATAGTGGATCGTTAGGCGCCCGCGGTAGCCAGCAAAAGGAAGAGGCGTTCCAAGTGATTACACGCCGCCGTTTTCCTAAGACGGAACCAATTTTACAACCAAATCCAAATCGTTTTGTAATCTTTCCTATTGCAAACCAGAAGGTATGGGAAATGTATAAGAAAGCGGAAGGTAGTTTCTGGACTGCGGAGGAGTTAGACCTCTCGAGAGACCGTAAGGATTGGGATAGTCTCAATAAGGACGAGCGTCATTTCATTAGTCACGTCTTGGCATTCTTTGCCGCCAGTGATGGTATCGTTAATGAGAACTTAGCGATGAACTTTATGAAGCAGGTACAGATTCCAGAGGCGCGCTGCTTCTATGGGTTTCAGATTGCTATGGAGAACATCCACTGTGTAACGCCCGAGACTCCTATTCTGACTAAAACTGGCTACTTTCCTATTGGTACGCTAACTGATACAGCTGTAGATGTATGGAATGGCTCCGAGTTTAGTAATGTTACAGTTCGTAAAACATCAGATAGTTCTAAGATTTATCGTGTACATCTGGATAATGGAATGTCACTAGACTGTACGGATGGTCACAAATGGTTAGTCAGGGTAGGACCTGTTCTTCATCCTGAGCGATGCCACGAGGAACGTATTATAACAAAAGACCTCAAGGTTGATGATATACTAATGGGATGGGAAACACCGATTGTAGACATTTCAGATATAGATGAGTTTAAAAATCCCTATACGCACGGATTCTTCTGTGGTGATGGAAATTATGTGAATGAATATCCATTTATTCGTCTATACGGTGAGAAGAAGAACCTACTTGAACACCTTGTAGTATCTAAGAGTAGGACTGATGGTGATATTACTGCATGCTATCTTACAAACTGTATCAATAAGCCGAAGTTCTTTGTGCCTATTAATTATAGTATAGATACCAAACTACGCTGGCTAGAGGGTTACGCAGATGCAGATGGTTGTGCGAAACTCAGCGTGGGTGGTGATACTTCTATACAAATTGGCTGTGTTCAGTTAGATTATCTCAAGAATGTACAACTAATGCTTACAACTCTAGGCATTGTAACAAACATTAAACTCAATAGGGAAGAGTGTGAAAAGTTAATGCCTGATGGAAAGGGTGGTGAAAAGAATTACAGTTGTAAGGCAATCTATGTTCTCTATATTACATGTAATGCTGTACAAAAACTTCGTGCTATTGGCTTTAGTCCTAAGCGACTTGTTCTAAGCACAAATCCCGTTTCCGAAAAGAAGAAACTCATACGAATTAAGGGTGTAGAGGACTTAAATAAAATGAGCCCGACCTATTGTTTTAACGAGCCTATACATCATAAGGGTGTATTTAATGGAATTCTAACCGGACAAAGTGAAGTGTACTCATTGCTGATTGATACGTATATTAAGGACCAAACGGAGAAGACCCATTTGCTCAAGGCGATTGAGACCATTCCGTGCGTCAAGAAGAAGGCGGAATGGGCGATTCAATGGATGGAATCGGATGAAGCGGACTTTGCCTCGCGTCTAATGGCATTTGCGGCAGTAGAGGGTATCTTCTTTAGCGGAGCGTTCTGCTCTATCTTCTGGCTCAAGGAGCGTGGTCTCATGCCTGGACTTACCACATCCAACGAGTTTATCTCACGTGACGAGGGTATGCATACAGAGTTCGCCTGCCTACTATACAGCATGCTCCAGACAAAACTAAGCAAGACAAAGGCACATAAGATGATTCGTGAAGCGGTCAAGTGTGAGAAGGAGTTTATTACGGAGTCTCTCCCTTGCGGACTTATCGGCATGAATGCGAAGATGATGAGTCAGTATCTAGAATTTGTAGCCGATAGACTCCTCGTTCAACTGGGCTATCCGAAGATTTGGAATACGGCGAATCCGTTTCCGTTTATGGAGCGCATCTCCCTGGAGGGCAAGGATAACTTCTTTGAGAAGCGCGTCAGCAATTATTCCAAGGCGGGAGTCGGTAGAACGACGGAGCAGATGACCTTTGCGACGGACGCTGAATTTTAGTGGCGAAGGCTCGCCGAGTTTTAACAAAAATCAACCCCCTGAGTATAGAATGGCAAACCGCACACGTAAGAATAACCACAAGAACAGCCGTAAGAATACCCGCAAGCAGCGCGGCGGCAAGAAGCTCAATGGCTACATGAAGTTCGCCCAGAAGACACGCCCTGAGATTCTCCGCGAAAACCCATCTCTCCGCAGCAACGTTGTAGCGGTTGCCCGTAAGATTGGCGAGAAGTGGCGTGCCCTCAGCCCCGCTGAAAAGGCGCGATATTAGACACCCTATAGTAGGAATGTCCGGTTTTTTAAACAGACTTACTAGCTTTTTTAACAAGGAACATCCGGTTGTTAGAAAAGCAACGACCATCACACGTCGCCGTATAGAGCCACTAAAAACCAACTCTACACGTCGTATTGGTAGACTCCCTCCACCTGTACGATTACGACTTACCGGTAGAGCATTTGTACCGAAAGCCGCCGAGGAGCAGCGTATAATATTAGCACGGGCGATTGCCTCTAATCAGGCGAATCGTCTCAATACCGCCCGTAAACAATCGGCGATGACGCCGAAGCGACGCCGCCGCTCATCTACACGTAGGGCAGTGTCCCGCTAAGCTATAGAGTGTGAGTAGCCGAAGCACAAACCCCTCCCACGTCTTCCACGATAACATACCGGTTCCTGAAATGCCGATGAGTTTTTCAAGAAACCGTTTGAGGGATTCCATTTTGATAACTAGATTAAACGATCCGTACGTTTCGGTTAACATCGCCTTAGGAAACGACGGTTTTCCTAGACGCTCATTGACCGCCTCGTGTAAGTCGTAAATATATCCGACAACCCAATCGTGTAACGTCGCTATAGGTATTTTGCGTAACCGAACAACGGGATGGGTCTTGAGCCACCCAGTTATATGCTTAGCACATTCGGGGCAAGGAACTATCTTGGGCAGCCCCTCAAATATAGAAATCCAGAGTTGCCGCTCATCCTCATTTTGCCCCGATTGCTCAGCAAATCCGTGTAAAATCGCCCACAGAGTTGGACCCCAATCATCAATAGAGGGCGCATCAATGGTGGGCTTCGCACAACGGGAACAAGGCATTTAACCGCCGCTAGATTTTATTTCGGCTTTTTTAGCGTGCGTCCTAGATAAGATGATACCGGCATGTCCGAAGTTGGTCGCCGACCAAATTGTAGATCTATCGAACAAATTTACCTATCAACATCTTCTATTCAAGTCTTCTTCTCCATCTATTGTTCGAAATCCAGCTAACGCAGACGAGTATCTTGTGCTCTCCCGTTGCCTCGGTCCGCCCTTATGGCGTAATCTCAATCAACTTATCACCCTAACCTGTGATTTTAACGTCAAGGAGACCAAATTAATAGACGACGGTTATGTCTCAGGACCTCATCCAAATGGTGGATATGAAGATATACGACTTTTTGTATACGAAAACCAACTTTATTACTTAGCCGTATATCTTAATAAATTAATGAGGGTCGTGGTCGTATCAGGAGTGTTTAATGGAACGAACTTTGATAGACAACATATACAACCCAAGTTCAAAACCGAATTTCGTGTAGAGAAGAATTGGTCATTTGTCAATTATAATTCTAAATTATGTGTAATTTACCGATGGTATCCGTTACAAATATGTGATATTAATTTTGAAACGCACGAACTCACTATACTAGAAGAGCGCAAAATGCCGAACGATTTTAATAGTATGTGTGGGTCATCGTGCGCCGTAGAATACAACGACCAACTCTGGTTTATTGTTCATTATCATAAAAACCGCCGGTATAGACACGCCTTTGTCGTTTTTGACAAACGCATGAATCTGATAAAATATTCAGAATGGTTTCAACTAGAGGCGGACCGAGAATTTGCCTACGGATTTATGATAGAGAACGACCGATTTATTATAGGTCATAGTGTCCAAAATTCGGCGACGAAACTTCGTATTTTCAGTGCCGAGTATATAAATACAGCACTAAAATATACTACACCAACAGAATGAAGATAGGATTTATTGGGCTAGGCAAAGTCGGCAAAGCCCTCTATGACGTATTTACCGAATATCATACAACATCGTTCTATGATATTAAGTTCCCTAACACTCGTATAGAAGATATACTCACCACCGATATTGTCGTCGTCGCCGTTCCTACACCCTTGACCCCTCAAAACGAATGTGATATAAGTATTGTAGAATCTGCTATTCACTCTCTCAGCACCCATAACTACCAAGGCGTCGTCTGTATCAAGAGTACGGTAATACCAGGCACCACGCTAGCTCTCGCCGAAAAATACAAACTCCGTATTGCCGTATGCCCAGAATTTTTAAAGGAACGGCAAGGCTATGCCGATATCAAGGCGGCGAATGTATGTATTATAGGAACGGAGGATTCCGCCGCCGCCGCTGCCATCGCCGCCATGTACCAACCACTCAATTGTAAGATATCCCAGGTTCACCCTACCGAAGCGGAACTCACAAAATACTTTCAAAATCTTTATAATACGCAGAAAATTTTATTCGCCAACGCATTTTACGAGATTTGTAAGCAAAAAAATGTAAATTATAATACAATTATCAAAAATTTAGAAGAGAGAAAATCGGTAGACACCGAATATTTACACTGTAATGAGCATCTGAGGGGTCCAGCGGGTGCTTGCTTACCGAAGGATACAATAGCATTTAATACATTTGTAGAGCAACTTCCGCTCAAACAGACACCGAATATTTTTGAGGCGATGGTGAAGGACATGAACATTTACCCCCAAACCGATAAAAATTGACGCGAGCAAAAATCTCTTCCGTCGGCAATCATTCCCCTCATTATGTCGTCTTCACCCCCTTGCCGTTTTAACTACAATGGTGTCCCCAAGTCTGCCGCGATCATGATTATTCTCCAGAAGAACGGTCATCCCGATGATAAGCTCGTCATTCGCCCCACGGATGGCAGCACCAACTTTACGGCTGTCTTTACTCAGAATACGATCGGCGTTCGTTCTGAACGTTCTCTCGTACATTCTGAGCTCTTCCCCTACATTGAGCGTTTCCTAGAATCGCTTGACTATGATAGTGCCTCGTGTGACTTCGTCCAGATTGACGTCCCTGGTTACACGTCGGTGATGATCAAGTCATCGAATGTTCGTTTCTACATGGATACATTCTATGCCCAGGTCCGCTCTCTATTCAACTCGTGGCCAACGGAAGTAACTGGATCCATTCGCACTGAGCCAACTTACGCGTCATACAGCTACTCTACTCAGACCGATAAGCGCAGCCCCAGCCCACGTGTAACCCGTTCTATGGCACAGCAGCGTACGGCTTTCTAAACCCCACAAATATCTAAAACGAAAAAATTGACAGATTCTTTTTGATTGTAGGTCATAATTAGCCTCTGCCTTCCTTCGTCCCTTCCTTTGCCCCTCCTTCCTCCAAACTCTTTCTGTATCCTACTTCTTTCTTTCCTTCATACATATCAAGCAACCATGCCTCGTTCTAAGAAGGGTCGTGTTTCCGGTACCGAGCGCCAAGCAATTAATAGTAAGCGTGCGGTGGCAGCTATCAATGGCACCTCAGAGGGTGTCATATTTGCGCGCGTGACCAAGATGCTGGGTCAAGGTCATATTTCTGTTGCAATTCCCTACAAGCACGGCATCAAGGAGTTGAATGCCCGTATTCCAAATATTCTGGGTCGCCGTGGTGCGACTCCTATCACCGTAAAGGATGTCGTCGCAATCTTCGTCGGCGAGGACTACGATCCCGATGCGTCCGCAGTCGCAGGCGAGCACTTTGACGTTGTTGCCATCCTCACATCCAAGCAGGCGGGTAAACTACGGCAGGAGGGTGCCATCCCTGATTGGATGACGAACGACGGTGGCGGCGTTGCTGGCGGTCCCAGTGGTGCCAACGATGGCGGCTTTGAGTTCGGCTACGACGACGAAGAAGAGAAGAAGAGCGGTGATGACGAAAAGGAGTCCAGCGACGAAGAACTCCGTGCCAAACTGGGCGCAAATCGTCTCGCGCACCGTGAGCCAGTCGCCGACAGCGAGCTTAATATTGATGATATTTAATCCCCAATCTAAACACCAACTACCAGTCTATTGTTAGGTCGTTACGCTTAGAAACCCAAAAAATCAAAAACAAAATAAAAATATTTTTGATTTTACGGGGGCTTATTCGCTTCATTCGGCGGTATACTTTTTAGGTGCGACGGCGCTTATGATTCTTACGCGTCTTACGCGTCTTATGCGTCTTACGCGTATTATTCATTTCCATCGGTTTTTTAAATACAACAAATCTGTTACAAACTTCATCTTCAAATGGTGCGGACACTATAAATGGCATATCCTCTCTGCGAACTACCGACGATTCCCACGGATGTTTTTTCGTTAATATTCGCTTTAGAAACGTTTTGAAATTGTCTAATGCTTTCTCAGTACTCATACCTTTTTCCAAAAAATCATGACCTAAAGGTATAACAATTGTGCCACCTGGTTTGAGAATCTTCCAACCATCATCAAAGAGATTAATGAAGACTGAGTAGCCGATTGGGGTTACGCGTGAGAATGGAGCATAAATCGGGCAGTGCTGCGTCCAAATCATCGTTTTGGACTCAGGACCGTAATCACTCCATTTACGATTTGAGGTATAAGGATCTACAAAATCAAGTTCAAATCGTACAGGAGTATCAAAGCGCGGTGGATAAAATAGAAATAGTGGTCCATCTTCGGCTTCGTTGTGGCACGCCACCAAAATATCCATCCCTACTTGATAAAAACAAAATTGAAGGCTCCGCATTTTCTTTAAGCCGAAAGCACCATGCCGCTCTCTAAGAACTTATACGAGGTCCAAGACCTCGCCGCCTCCCTCCTCCTGTCCCTAGAAGAATGTAATGTTCCTCTAGCCTTGACCATTCTTAATGAACTTCTTCTGAGTCTAGAAACCGAGCTTGCTCATAAAGTTCTTGGCTTTGCCTGGCTGTTAGCACAACCGGACAAAGACCTTACTCCGCAGCGGTTTACGGCTTGGCGTTCTCACCGTTACGATGTTCTCCTTGCCTCCTTTACTCCAGCTCCACTCATACGCCCGCCCTATACGTTAGTCGGCGACTACCCGCCACCCCCAACGGGCAGCTATGCGCCGCCAAGAGAATGGCACGCCAAGCCGGCGGGCTGGACCGATGCCGAGTGTGGAGCATTTTATCAGCACATTCAACACGCACTACAGAATAAGCAGTGTTGGCGCGCGTATCTGCTTACTCGTCCTCTTCTTGCGCATCCAAGTGCCTTTTGGAGTTTTCTACAGGCGATGGGCACCCCGCTAGAGCTCCTCAAGTTTGCCCAGCACCCGCATCTCCACGGGCAAATCCTTGAACACGCAATGTATATTCTAGCATATCCGCCGCCGCCGATGGAAATTATCCTACAGGAGCCGGTCCCTTCAGGACGAGTCATTTATATCCATCCAGAAGCACGCAACCGCTGGAATGTTCCGCCGACCGCTCCAACAAAACTCATTGGACAGCCGAATTTCATCTTTGAAGAGAGCACTTACTGGAACCAAGAGCGTGACCGATATCAAATTGACCTGGACACAAAGGGACATATTCGGTGCGAATCGGAGCAACTCTATCAGGATTTCTTCCAACACAACTTTCCGCTTGATATTCCAGACGAATGGCTGGTAGCGGAGCGAGAGAAGAGCCATCCACACGCCCAGAATTACCAGCCTGAGGTAAATCCGTGGGCACCAGTCTTTCACGAACTAATTACGCCGGTCCCCGTGGTCATTTCGCGCTAAAAAATAGTACTTTTCAAATTCAAGGATAGATTGTAAAAAGTTCGCTTCAGGAAAGAAGGCGACTTCACGCTGAGAACGGATGTAAGGTATTATATCCGATGTGCGATGACCTGATAATGCGATGATTGACATTGCCATAACAGCAGCGGACCGTTGCATGCCTGCGTAACAATGGATCAATATGACCGAACCGTTTTTATATTCATTGATGACTTTGTAGACGATTTCAGGTGACCAGTCCGCCATATTTTTGATTTCCGCCGGTTGTAAATTATCATCCACCGGCACACGATACTTGCGCTTAATTAGGGGTGAAAATGGTAAGTCCTTGGTACAGTTGAACACCGTGGTGATACCGGCACCCTTCAAAAAATCAGGGTCGGTGGAGGATCGTTTATTACCGAGCCACAACCGGGGCAAAATAAGGTCTGCGTGCTGATATGACTTCATGTCCATCCCTCCTAGTCGTCTCAAAGATTTACGGTGAGTGGCGGTTCCTCGTTCAATTCAAGAACATTCTCTGTGTATATAGCGGCGTCGATAAGAACGTTGAGCGCGTATGTACGTGCGAGGGAGGTTTCATTCGGCGGACGTGGATGACGCGTTCTACGCATTGTATCATACATAAATATACGAGTCTCATCATATAATTTTCGGAAATCGTCAATCATATCTTCATAAAATTTATAATCGTTATGGAGTATATTAATATTAGTATAAATCCATATAGCCATTACAATAGAATCCCATCTATTTTGTAGTATATCGGTCAGTTTCCGTTCAATAATCATACTGCGCATACGTGCCGATATATGCATATCTTGTTCTTCTATGATTTCATCAATGGTTTCTCCATAGATATCCTGGGTTGTTGGGTCGTCCTTGAGTTTGAAGAGTTCGGCGGCGGCGTGGACACCGAGTTCTTTTTCACAAAATTTCGCAAAGACCGAAATAACATAATTACAATTGTAATAGTTGAGAAACATCGGCGGCGGAATACGATGAATTCTTGCCAGGTTACAAATCATTTGCTGAGTGATGGACATTAGTTGCGGCTTCGTCCATTCCAAATTTGTGTAAGGATTCTTAGGTGGCTTTGGTGATGCAATTCCATACGCACAATATCGCAGCGACGATAAAATCATTTTAAGTATTGTATTTGTGTGAAATAGATATTTGGCACGAGTCTTGAAATCGTATACGGCGACGGTCATATTTGCGGGAATCGCTGTAGTCGTATGAAGGTCGTCCTCGCCGACTACCCGTTGGTCCATTTTTTTTAGAAGTCGCCGCTGAACATACTTTAGAATAGCCATACGTAGAGCAATATTCAAACATATAAGTTTATCTAGATGCGTTGATATAGCCTGATTATAGAAGAATGGATTTGAATGCTTGAGCGTACTTGGCATACCAGATTCGACGAGTTTAGGACCGGTCCACATATCGCTAATAAGAGTATACCATTCAGTACGTTTACGATATATAGCCGTAATCGTATTATAAAGCCAGGGACTATAATCTTCCTTTCGGCAGTACAGAAGCGAAATACACCCTGGAACAGGAGCCTTAGGCTTACCAGCCAGACCATCAATCCATTGTTTCATAATGTATTTAGGAACAGGACAATGAATAGTAGACGTCTGTTTCTTCTTTTCATAATGCCGCTTCTTTTGGAATTTTGATCTCTTAGACGGTTTTTTCTTCAGCGACTTCGTTATTATAGCAGCCTTGAAGAGTTCCTCCATTTACGTTACTATTTCTTGGTAAAAAATACTACGACCAATAACGAAATTCAATTTTTGTCAGTTTCTAGAATCCATCGCAAAGCATAGTTGACCATCAGCCCTTTTACAACGTTACCGTCCATATCATAGAGCTCGGAGAATTGCGTCCCTTCACACGCCCAATAGACGACTCCTTCAATCCGAATGGGTAGACGACGAGGTAGTCCAATCAGCGACACAGAATCGTAGGGCAAGAGCCCATCGGGCAGCCGTTCCTCTTCACGACCATCAAACCCTCTATGTTTGAAACAACAGGCGCCTTCAAAGGCGGTTCCGCCGCAGCGAAGCCACATTCCACCGGAACGTCGTACTGTCATACGGCATGTCAGCCCCACCCACCAGGGCTCCTGTCCATCTGTAGAAATTCGGGTGGTGACACCGCGTGTAGGAATGACTTTTCGTAAATCGTTGTATGGAATTTTTGTTATCTGCGACACATCTCGTAGGAAAGTGGCATCCATGCGCCATAGGACCTCTTGTAGGTTTTCCCACAGTCCAGTAGGAATTCGTTGAACGACCTCCATTGGTTGTTACTTATCACCGTAGTGCGGATAGACACATTCAAATTTTTCGCCTGCGTAGTAAATGGCAAAGCCCGGTTCTAAAGATTCGTGGGGACCAAAAGTATGGCGGGTACTACATAATTTGGCGTGGTTAAGTGATAGAACGGATCTACCATTTTTATGGAAGAAGTTGTTGAAAACACTCTCGGATGTCATGCCGTGTCCCATATGCCGTGGACATTTGGCAGAGTATCTCAAACACCGAGCGTTATTCACAAATAAGAATTTACACTTGGTAAAGGGTCCAGAGATTAAGGAACGAATGATCTATAATATTTGGGCATTACATAATGCTGTCAATGAGCGGAATGGCAAGCCTGAATTTCCTCTGGAATTACTCAACGCACTCTATGTAGATAAAGTTCGTTCAGATATAATTAGCGAAACGGGTCGTATTTTACGAGATATTCATGCGGAATGGGAGCCGATTGTGTTACAACAGATTACCGGTGCCGCTTTCCGTGAATGGCGTAATGATACATCACTTATTATAGGACTAGTATCAGGCGGACCCAACTAGGCGGCACAAACAACGGGCACTGTCTCCTCGCCGGGTGGTGCCATAGAATTGACGACCTGTAATATATCTGGTACCATACCAACACGTGCCGCACCTCCACACGCATTGAGGATATTCCAGAAACCGATAGATAATCCTGCGCCGATGAGAACACCGAGTGATCCACCGAGGTAGGATTCGCAACCGCTGAATCCACGCATTAATAAAAGTAGGAAAAAGACAACGCCGATAATGATGGTTGTTAGGGTAAAGGCTTGACGAATATCCGCCTTCTCCTGACTCGCTCCTTTCGCAACCGGCATCATGGCGAGCATCACTGAATTATAGATGATGAAGGTGGCAAAGAAGACGGCGGAAGCGAGCCACGCACTCGGTGCTATAATCGTTGTTTCACCGGCACCCACCTTGCCGGTTGATAGAATCTGGCAGGCACCGTTTTCGGGTACTACAATCTGATTCCACGTCGGCCATACAAATACGAGCCCTTGTTGTACAGCGCTAACGATTAAACCATTGAGAATCAAGCCCATAGAGACCCATACGAGTGGTAGGTAGCCGGTAATAGAGCCGAGTACAAATGAACCGGTAAAGAGTACATTCGGGAGGTCATGATATAAACCGAGTAAAAATTGGCGTAATCGCACTACACTCATCCTCCTTGTTCTCTATTTCTATTTTCCTGCTGCCTGAATCTGTTGTAATTGTTCCATAGTAATACCGAGTATTGTAAGTGATTGATTCTGTGCCTGTCCGTCCATTAGCCCAGTATTCGGGTCGGCATTATTTGCGTAAAACGTCGCAAATTCGTCAAGTTTATCGGGCGATATGGGTATACCGACTCGTTGGCTACCGCGCTCAATCGTAGCACGTAGAGACTGTAGCGAAGTCGCCTCTTTCTGGTTCATTGGCTTGACACAAGTGGGCGCCGGCTTCTTCAACGCCTTTTCGCAGACGTAGATCGGTTTGCCGTCGGCGGCACGATTACGGATGAGTGGGAAGGCGAGGATGTTGGTGAGGCGGCGGTCGGAGATATACGCCAAGAATCCGACTAAGAAGATACCGACCAACGCACCTGCTACGAGTCCGACAATCAAACTAATCGCATTCTCACATGAGAACATCAACCGATAGACCGAGCACATCAAGACGACCAGAACGAGAATGACGATACCGTAGGTCGTGGACGCCTGACGACGTGGAGAATACGATATTTCCTTATGATAAATAATAGGCAGCGCTCCTACATACGCCGATAAGAAGCCCAAGAATAGGGAGTAATAACTTGGAACGCCGTTGTGGTCCAGGTCGCTAAACGACTTAGTATTACTTAGTTGTAGAATACGTTCAAATGATACACCGGGAAAATGACCAGAGCACCGACGGTCCGATTCATTATTGACAATCGCTGCGTCACCAATAAAGCTAGATAAGAATTTTTGAAGCATAGGGGTAATCACATTGAGGGCTAATATACTACCTGTTAGAGCTCCCAGGGGTGGTGATTGAAATAGAATAGTAAATAAGAAAGCGGCAGCCGAGATTGTATCGGGAAATGTTTGTAGATTGTACTTAAACCCATCGGCACCAAATTTAAATAAGGCTGTCACAGCGTCAAGCGTCTTTTTTTCAGGAACAGCCATGGGAATCCCCTCCTTCTATAAGCACATAATACAAACTATTGCGGGCGTCACCACCCCTGCCGCCCCAGCACCACCGGAGTTTTTTGGGTTGGATCTTAACTGTGCGATTTACTACTGTGTACGAAAGGTACAGAAGAAAACGCCGTATACTCCACAAATTAAGGCAAAATGGGAAGCGGACCTTATCGTTGAGGTAATTGCCTATATCAAGCAAATGACCCAAATCGTCAACCCCACGCAAACTCTATATATTGCGGTGGACGGAGTAGCACCGATGGCGAAGATTAAGCAGCAGCGTCTACGTCGGTTTCGGTCCGCAGTTCAGGCGGAAGAGGAAGCGAAGATTCGTGCGGAAGCACGTGGTGTTAAATATGAAGCGCAGCCACGGTGGGATACAAATGCTATTACACCAGGCACACAGTTTATGAAGAACCTATCGTTCGCTCTACGTCAGTTCGGCAAAACTCACACAAATCCCGTCACAGTGGTCACTCCAGCGGACGAGCCAGGCGAGGGAGAGCAGAAGATTATGGAGTACATCCGCAAACACCAGCCAAAAACCGCTGTAATTTACGGTTTGGACGCCGACTTAATCGTACTTTCTCTATGGGCAAACGCCACCCTCGGTACCACCCTGAGCCTTTTCCGCGAAGAGATGGAGTTTAACGGGTCGGTAAAAACGGACGCTCTAGGCGACGAGAAGTTTCTGTATCTCCTTACCGACCAACTTGCCGATGCCCTATACGATAAGTATCAAAAGTCCAAATCTCAGCCAAAACCAGAGTTCTTAAGAGATTTTGTAGGACTCATGAGCCTCTTGGGCAACGACTTTGTACCCCACGGCATGGTACTTAAGATTAAGGATGATGGCATTGAAGCACTCCTTCGTATGTACCGTGACCATCTTGTAACTCCGTTTGTTCAACAAACTACCCCAGCCACCCCAGCCACCCCAGCCCACTGGCAGTATAATCAAGCCACACTTACAGACCTTTTCCAACGGGTGGCGAAGACCGAGGAGCAACAGATTCTCAGGTCGACGTCGAAGAAACTCAATGCTCGCCCAGGTATGACGGCGTCAAAGGAGCCAGAGGACCAGGCAATGGCACGTTATAACGATCAGCCCATCACATGGGCGGCGGAAAAGGTCTTTGCTACGCAGATTCAACTTGAGGACAAAGAGAAGCCCTCGTGGATTCTAAAATCAGACTGGCGCCAAATCTATGATGAGCATGCTCTAATGGGTGCCGACCCCCAGAAAGCCACACAACAGTATCTCAATTCACTCGCTTGGACCCTCGCCTACTATTCAGGCGCGCCCTTTGACCTCCATTGGTACTATCCGTGGTACTTGCCTCCGCGCACTGAAACGGTCGCCGCATACCTCAGCACTACTCCACCACCATTGTTAGAAACCCCAGCCACGCCAAGGACTCCATTGAAGCCAGAGGAGCAATTGGCGATGGTGTTGCCGCAGAGGTCGTTTCACCTGCTGCCGAAAGAGTTCCAAGCCTTGCCAACACTGTATCCGCACGCTTTTCCTATCCAATGGGAATTGTTCTCGTTGGGTAGAAAGATTTTATGGGAGTGCGAGCCGTTGATTCCACTCATTCAACCAACGCAGATTAAGACGTGGATTGAAGTTATGCTCGACGCCTAGTTTGTCGGCGACCTTTACGTTTTTTGAGTGTTTTGCGCTGTTTATAACGGCGTAAACGACGACGTGTATTTGGAGATGGAGGAAGGGAAGGATGTTTAGGACGTTTTGGTGATGAACTATTAGAAATATTAAAGAAACGCCCACGAACTACTCCTGATGTTGCTTCAGATACATCTGGTTTTAATTCTCCAAATCCTTTATAAATTTCTGGATTTTGTGTATCAAATGGAAAATCGTATGTTAGTTTATTTATAGATTGTCTATTTTTTTCCAATTTCGTCCTGTGTTCTTCTTTCCAAGGAAAATAACTAGATAGACTTGATAAAATTTGTTTGAAGGCAGGCAATTTTAAGACTTCATTTCTTTTTGCTACTGCTTGACATTCTCTTATATGTTTGCGGAGGCTTTGTAATTTTTGCTGTGCCTTTTTAATATCTACAAATTTATTTAATAATTCACAAATCTTCTTTACTTTTCTTATAAGATTTTCTGTTTGTATTTCTTTCCAATATTTCTCTCTGTCATCATATGTTCTACCTACATTAATTTTGCTGATAGCAATTTTTAGTGTTGAGTTTCCATCTCTTGTTAGAGCGTCTCTACCTGTACCATCTAATAATTTTTTTAAAAAATTTTCAATTTCTGTTTCACGAGGAATAGCAGGACCAACATGTGGTATACTAATAAACCGCGCTTGACTTTTTGTATAATTACAATTCCAACAGGAGACATCTCCTAAATGACTCATAATTTCCACTTCATCCTTAGAGTATTTATTACCTGAGCAAATAATACGAAAATAAAGGGCAACAAGATTTACTGGTATAGTATGGTCGTAAGACCATTTTGTCCCAACTTTATCAAGTGGTTGTCTTTGTTCCAAAGTAAATCCGCATAAACTACATATAGACTTACCATTTATACCATCGGCGTAGTCCCCATGTATTTTTTTCGCTTGCGATGGCGCACGATTGTGCTCTATGCGTATTTTTGTCAATTCTTTTAATGTCTTACGTGCTTGAGTTGCTTGAGTATTTTGTGACTCGGTGAATTCAGCGACTTTAGCAGAACCTGAGTTAGAATTTAAATGATATGTAGGTATTACACAAGGTGTACGCCGCCGTTTCGGGCTTGAAATTTTAGAAATTTCATTTATCAAGCGTTTTGGAGGTACAATTACTCGTGTTGATCTTGGACGAGTAGCATCAGGAACAGCAGGAGCAACAGCAGGAGCAACAACAGTTTCAGTTTCTAAGGATGCCGCTGCTTGTGCTAATAAATGAAGTACACCTGTAGCACTACACTTTGATAAAACACTACTTGATTCACTAGGCTCTGATATAACTGAATCGTCCAATGGTCTGTAAGATGCCACTTTTACATCTTCTGTAATTTCATCCGCAAAACGATTTATTAAATTTTCAACGACTGATTTTCCATCGTTTGAGGCTTCATCTCCTTCACTGATATCATATAAATAACCCAGAACCGTATCATCTCCGATTTGTATATCTTGGGATAATCCTAACAAATATGCTTCAGTATAAAGATTATCATCATCAGGTTCAGAATATCCAATCTCATCTACAGAAAATTGTAATTCGACTTCATCATCATCATTATCATCATCATCATCATCATCATATTCATCACCAGTATTTCTTAGTGCCTTCATCAATGTTGTTACTGCTCCTCGTGTTATGTTTTCTTGTTTACGTTGCTCTGAATTAGTAAGCTTAGGTCGTTCTGTACTACTGGGATGAGACTGAGTCTGTGATGCTGACACACTTGATAGATTTGTTAAACCTGTAGGTGATTCATAACCAGGCGCCGCTGCTATAGGTACTATTGAGTAGTGTTCTATAAGTTTTTGAATAGCGCGTTCTCTATTATAATCACCGGCTCCACCCATCGGTATATTAAGGCGCCTTAATTCAGCCTTTAGTTGCTCATCACTCATAGAAAAAATGTCCCCCGCTGAAGACATACCCTACCAAACCCAACGAAAAAAATGAGCACCCATAACACCCAAAACAATCCGCCAAAAATGTCCGCATACGAACTGGAATACATTGGCGCGTCCTGGTGTGCCCCCTGTAAAGTGGTAAAACCGAAGGTCTTAGAGCAGGCGGCAAAGTACGCCATTCCCATCAAAACATACGATATTGACGAGGATGTGGAGAAGATTGACGTAGACGCCGTGAAGAAACTACCGACGCTTCGGGTGCTACAAGACGGCAACGTCATCGCAGAGTTTATTACTCAGCACAACGCCCAACTGGAAGAGTTCCTATCAAAAACCATAAAGCCGTCAACAACCGATACGGACTTTTAGCAAAACCTCCAATCCCGCGGTTAACCATCAAGAAAACCTTCAGCCCCCTAAGTAATGGGCGCCGCTCAATCAACAGTTGACCCACGGCATATTCGTATATGGCAGAATCTGAGCTCTCTAGATTCGGTCCCAGCCCGGATACAGATGATTGAGACATTGTTTGAAGGACAGGAGTATGTAAATACGGCAAAGCGTATGGGACTCTACGGAGCCTTGCTCGGCTGGATTGCGGCTCAACGTCGTGGCGAATTCTATCCTTGGCCTTATCCGCAACCTCAACAAACACAAGCCCCGCCGCCCCTAAGACAAATTTCCACACAGCCACAACACGCAACACCGGTTATGCGTATTCATGACTCCCCGCCCAACACAACTACATTAGCAAAAGCCCCTCCACCTAGAAGAGCGATGGACTACTTACACGAAGCGTATCAACTCCTTGGCATAGATGACTCCAAACCTCTCACCCATGAACTTCTTAAGTCGGCATATAAGCGTGCGGCAGTGAAGACTCACCCTGATAAAGGTGGATCGCCTGAACTGTTTGACGCAGTGACTCGTGCCTTCCTCTATATTCAAGAAATCTTGGAAAAACTCATACCAAAGACCGGTAAGGACGGTAAGGATGTACGTTTTTCAGTCTCGGTGACTCCTGAGGAGGCGATGCGCGCTCGTGGTATCAATCCGACCGCAGCGGCGGATAAGAATGCTATGAAGTTGGAAGACGCACCACCGGTCGCCCTCAACCCGAAGAAACTTGATATGAATGTCTTCAATAAACTGTTTGAAGAGAATAAGCTACCGGATCCTGATAAGGATGATGGATATGGTGATTGGCTGAAGGATCAGGATAACAGCCGTGGAACCCAGGCGGCGATGAAGGGTAAGTACAATGCGGATGTATTCAATCGTACATTTGAGGAGGAGGCGAAGAGGGCGGCAGCGGCACCGCAAAACCAATTATCGAAGTACCGACCTCCATCAGAAATGATACTGGCTCCTGGATTTGGTACGGAGTTGGGCGCAGGGCGACCCGAACAGTACACAAAATCTACAACGGCAATTACGGGCGCAGCGGGTGGTATTGGATACACTGACCTCAAGTACGCCTATAGCGAGGGGTCTACATTTAGTCAGGATATTGCGGGTGTAAGCCTAGATGGACGTCCGAAGACGATGGCGGAGGCGGAGCGGGCGTATAAGTCGGCACCTCCTTCTATGTCTGAGGAGGAAACCCGTGCGGTATCTATGTTTACGCAAGCACGAGAAGCGGCAGAGGTACAGAGACAGCAACGGCTGGCGGCGAGAGATGTGGACCATTCGGCAGCACATGCCCGTTTGAAACAGCGTTTAATGATTGCGGAGCGATAAATTGGACCCATGTAGAATGCCGCCACCAAAACCCGCAGCAAAACCAAAACCAGAAGCAAAACCAAAACCAGAAGCAAAACCAAAACCAAAACCTGCGGCAAAACCAAAACCAGAAGCAAAATCCGCAGTAAAACCAAATCCCGTAGCAAAACCCGTAGTAAAACCAAAACCCGCAGTAAAACCCTTAGCAAAACCCGCAAATAAAGCTGTAGCAGCACCTGCTCCAGCTCCAGAACAAGTATCTATCCCAGAGCCCCCTCCAAATGAACCTTTGCCGGCGATTAAGGTAACGGTTGAAGTACCATCCGAATCGTTTAGTAATAATGTTATCGCATCCGCAATTCTAGAACTTTTAAAATCTGGTAATACGAATCCATCGCAGGCAGATATTACAGATATAATTAAGACAATTACAAATAAAAACTAAATTATAAATAAGATGGCAAAGTTTGATGCTGCTATTTTTTTTGACAACGATCAAGGATACCTTGACGATGTCAAAGCAAAGTGTCCCAATATAACACTTGTAAAGGTAAATGATACAGAATCAACTGTGAAATACTCGTATAAAACTAATTTTTATACAAAAAATAACATGACTTTTTCCCACAAAGTTCTTACACCTGGTCCATTAAAAAATTTAATGGATTCGTTGTACGAAGAATATAATGAACATTCAAACATTAAGCTAAACAATGGATATGTATCATATTTAAAACACTTTAAAATTATACCAAAATATCATCCCGAATCTGGTATACAACAAGATGATATTGATAAGTATTATGAATGGAAGAGAACAACTACCGGTAATCGTATTTTATTATTAGACTGGGACCAGACCCTAAGTCAGTTTGATGGTATTGAGTTTCCAGGACAAAGCACTTTACAAATGTTTTTTAAAAATGCTCCGAGACAGAATCTATTACATAATCTTTTCATAAAACCGAAAGATATTGCGATTTTTTATCTTGGCGGGCAAGAACGGTATACCATGATAACTGAATGGCTAAAGGAGGTTGCTCAAAGTGGGGTTCATATTGCGGTCTTGACAAATAACGGGGGCGCAAGAGATATTCTTTTCCAACAAGTTATTGATGAGATTATACCAAACGGATCGTACGAAATTATTGCATCTAGATTTCCACCAAGCAACGGAGATAAGGGGAAAGCATTATTCATGGATACACGTTTCTCCAGTTTCTGCCCAAAAACAGGTGGTCGCCGAAGACGGACCCGTAAAGGGGTAAAAACAGAATACCGTAAATCTCGTAAACATCGTAGATAAATAAATATTTATAGAGTAGAATGAACGCTAGTGCTTATTTTAAACGCCGTGCGGCTATGTCACATCACTTCCGTGACCATTATGGTGGATCTCGTCCGTTTGGACACCAAGAGGTTGCGGCACAAAACCATCTTTTAGAGGAGCAGGCAAAGTCTGAGGCACGAGTCGCAGCAGAGAATGCAAAGGTGGCGAAAGAGTTAGAGTTGAAGGCGAGAGCGGAGGCAGAAGCGAAGGCAGTCGCTGAAGCGAAGGCGAGAGCGGAAGCAGAGGCAGCCGCAGCCGCTGAAGCAGAGGCAAAGGCGAAGGCGGATGCGGAGGCGAAGGTCGCCGCAGAGGCAGAAGCGGCATTAAAGGCTGCGCAAGAGGCAGAAGCAGCGGCGAAGGCGGCAAATGATGCCGAAGCACTCGCCAAGGCACAGGCTGAAGAGGAAGCAGCCGCCAAGGTAGCCGCACAGGCAGAAGCAGATGCGAAGGCGGCAGCGGAGGCTGAGGCAGTGGCTAAGGCGGAGGAGGAAGCGAAGGCAGCAGCAGAGGCACAGGCGAAGGCAGAGTTAGAGGCAGCCGAAAAGGCAGAGGCACAAGCAAAGGCGGCTGCTGAAGCAGCAGAGGCACAAGCAAAGGCGGATGCTGAGGCAGCCGAAAAGGCAGAGGCACAAGCAAAGGCGGATGCGGAGGCATTAGCGACACCCGAACAAGAACAGGCACCTGAGGTTGTAATCGAGTCGGTACCTGAGTCTGCTCCACAATCTATACTATCACCCACATCAACGAACGATTTAATTGCACAAGCAATCGCTCATATTAATAGCACAGGAAATGCGAATCCTACACCCGATGATGTCAGTCAAGCTATTACCGCGGCTATGAGCACAATAGCGGGTCATAAAGCGGAGGTCACACATACGAATGATACGGCGGTTTCTTCATTGGCATCCGCACCAGAATCCGAGCCCGCACCCGCACCGGCACCCGCACCAGAATCCGAGCCCGCACCCGCACCCGCACCCGCAGAATCACAAGAATGACTTTAAAAAAATTGAAGATAATCTCCGTCGGTAAAATGACTTCGAAAAAATTGAAGATGACCTCCATCCGTAAGCTAAAAGCGCCCCCGCCGCTATTCCTACTTCCTATTTTCTCTAATTCCTACAAATCCAAATGTCGAATTCCTCCCTACACGATTGTTGTCACCCAGACTACCATGAACGTTATAAGGACGATGTCTATTATGAAGAGCAGGGTGAAACTCATGCCAACTGCTATAGCACCAGTGGCGCCCCATTACATAAACTCGCGCCCGTCGCAACTATTCCAGACTATGATGGAGGATTCTCCGCAGTCAACTGGGATCCAGCGACCAATAATTTCCTAATCTGTAAACCAGGAATGGAAGACTTTCCAATTTACCGTACGGACGAGACTCTACGAGCTTTAGCAAAAATCCTCGCATTTAATCCAAAAGAATGGGGATGCTCAGAGTGCGGATGTACGACAGAATTCAAGAATTACGAGTATATCTGTTGGTGTGATACTTGTAAAGATGGATGTTCAAGTCCGGTACAACTGGAACCTCTTCCAGCACCCGCTTCTCGCAAGCCATCGGTATTCTTCTCTAAGCGACGAGGTTCACTTCCACCGCCTCCGTTGGTACCCCTTGAGCGTCTAACTGCCATTGGTAGTCATACTATATCCTCACCGGATTCAAAGGTTATTATGGAGGACACCGAACGAGATGAATGGTTCAGCAATGCAGCAGACCGTGCTAAAATGATGTTTCGCTCTTAATTAAAAAAAATAAAAATAAAAACAAAAAAACAAAAAAATAAATAGTAATAAAACTACTAAATATTTTTGATTAACGATGTCTGCGTGTCTTAGCGCGACGCTCTTTTTTGCTTCTACGTGTATTTCTACGACTAATCCAATAATATGGGTCGTCCAAACGTCTTCCGTTGCTATCTTTAAAAAAATAACGAATTTTGTACTGATCGCGAAATAACTTCATAAAGTAACGGATAAACTCCCGCTCGTTTTCAGGAAATCTATTTATATATACTCTATCTCCTCTCAACATCGCTTCAATAAGTTTATTAGGTTCAACCAGACCGATAGGTGGTGTAGATTCAGACGGTGGTCCTGATGGTAATGGTGGTTGTCTTGATACATTATAGGTCGCATTAAAAAAACGAGAATAATTATTATTATTATTTACCGGCTCATTTTCAGCCCCAGACGCTAAATATACGGATCGAATAAGATTGTTTTGCTCATTTGGCATTATGCCAAGCGGACCTAACCGAGGTGCGGGAATACTAGGAGGCGGTTTGGGTCCGTTGAATGACATTCCTACTTAGGGTAAATATTTACAAACCGGCATTGTTCTACCAATATTCATTGGTCTAAACTCCACACGCAAAAAGTGTATAATTATGTCTACTCCGCGCATTGGTCTCATTGTCACCGGAAAGGAAGCCCTAGAAGATTTCACCCTCTTCGTAAAAACATTAGAGCAATGGCACCCTACAGCAGAGCTTTTCGTATACACCGACTCTGACACTCCCACCGAACAAATTAAGTCCAAACTTACCATTCATACAAAACAGGCAATGGACCAATATAAAGGGCTCAAGCGCCCCCAAATGGAACGCACCAAGGGCACCATTTACGATTCTCTGTTCAAAGATTATACGTATGAGAAGGCGGCGGTTCTAGAGTGGATGTTCGCCGTACATCCAGATGAGCCGGCGTGGTTTTTAGACGCCGATATTTCACACCTAGCACCCCTTCCTACAATTCCAGCCCAAACGGAGCTCGCCCTTTCACAGCATATGATTCGCCCAACCGATGAAGCCCGATACGGTAAGTATAATGCGGGTTATATGTGGTTCAAATCGGCAGCCCTTCTACCGAAGTGGAAAGAACTAGGGCATCAGAGCCGATTCTATGAGCAGGCGGCACTAGAAGACCTCGCTAACTCGCTACCCAAGGACGCCGTGTACGAGTTTCCAGCCCAGGTGAATTTTGGCTGGTGGCGCATGCAGCAATCAACGACTCCACAACGTGAAATTCAAGCCCGTTTCAGCATTTTCCGTAACGACCAAAGCATTGGCATTCGCTACGACGGCAAACCACTACAGTCCATTCATACGCACTGGTTTTCTACCACCGCATTTGAATGTGTCTCGTTTCGTATGTGGTTTGACGAATTTACGAAGAAATTCAAAGCCCATAAGCCTCTAAACGCTTATCGCCGACTTATTGGATTGGAATAACACGAATCGGAAACGGCTCAGGCGACGTCAACAGCCATTTATACATGAATCCTTCTCGGCGTCCATAAACTGCCGATTTAGCGGCATACACCGCTTCATTGACAGGGTCGCGTGCTTTGCGGGTTGAGCCGTCGCTACACGGTGATATAAACTCCATGGGCACATATCCGCAGAGCCAAGAGCGCAACACACGAGCACGAGTAAATAAGTCGTGCTCACTGTAGTCCAAGAAGTAATTGATTTCGTCTAAATACTCTAGTGCCGCTACCATACTTCGCCGAAGCATGATAGGACCACGATTACACGTTTCACCAATGTAAATGACGCCACGGTTAAGCTGCGGATCAAGCGGCGCCTCTACCGCTACTCCCATTTTGCCGACCCCATCGCCGTAGGTCAACCCGTGACAACAACGACCGCTCACGGCAATTAGATCGTTCATCTTTAAAAACGGACGAAGGAGTGCCATATTGAATCCCCGTTCAATCATCATCATATCTGCCTGAATCTCCAAGATGTATTCGCCGCGGCTACATAGAAAGCCGAGATTATCGGCGGCGGTCTCAAAGAGTGGTGCCAACGACCGCATCACCACCACATTTGTTAGAAGCGCAGGAAACTCTCCTAGACTAAACATTTCACGCACAATTTCTTCTGTTCTATCGGAGCAGGAATCTACAATAAGAATCATTTCGTACGGCATCTCTGTCACAGTATTTAGCACCGAACGTAGATTGCGTTCAATGATTGCCTCCTGATTGTAAATAGGGGTTACGACCGATATAGTAGGCACGGTGTTTGAGAAAGTTCTATTCAAAACAACCTCAATCTTAGGACCATCGGTAGGTTTATTGATGAATACACCCGCCGAATAACGGTCATTTGCTATTTTTGTATAGTCCATTTGATGAACTTTACAAAATCATGTTTAAACCAACCACGCTCTAGTGTAAAGGGAACAGTTTAGGAATACCGACGTTGAAGAAAGGACGGCACTGTTCAATACGTGTCCAAGTGAGCCGAAACAGTCCCTCAGCCGAGCAATACGACTGCCACCATTCACGACCAGCAATAGACATCTTAGACCATGTTTCTACCGACGTCTCTTTTACAATACGTGAGACATCAGCGGGCGTAGATGCTCTGAAGTAGTGAACTCCCTCCTTGGGTGCTACAAGATATCCCTTCATATCTACACCGTCCGTTACGATCGGTACGACACCGCAGGCGAAGTACTCAATTTCACGGTTACACTTGGGACCAAAACCAGGTAGGCAGAGACCAAAGCGCGCATGGCAGAGTTTATTCAGATATTCGGTCTGCGTATAAGGGTAGGGTGCGCCAGTGCTATCAATCGGCATAGAAAAGAGCTCTACGCATTTGCTCCAATCATGCTGGGTACGGTTCTTCTGCTGTACACCATTTTCAATCTTACCCAAAAACAGCGAAGAGATTGTACGCTTTGTGTAACCGAGCAGATTCTTCTTACTGGCGACGATGGATTCAATGGCACGCGGTGAGCGTGGCCAGAAACCCCAGACCGACTGACGTAATTTATGGGTATCAGGACCAGGTGGCGCACAATTACCGAACATAGCCATCTGGTACGAAGGCGGCGATGACCACCAGCGCGCAGTGGGGCGGTCGTATAAGAGAACCTCCCCAATCGCACCCCACCAACAATAGCCACTATCCTCGGTCTTCTCTACAGTTATATATTCACGCTCCGCCCAAATATCCACCATTTCACGAAATGTATCACCGCTATGTGACCATATTCCTTCAAGTGCCTTACCGGTGGGCACAAGAATACGTGGTATCTTATTACCCGTAGCCGCTGCCTTATCACGAATCACTTTGAGCATATCCTTGAAACCGAATTTCTTAACCGCGGCACCCACTTCGAGGAGCGCATTTTGTCGGCGGACCTCAATCGGCTCACGCTGAATGAGACCGCATACATAGTTGAGTTCAGCCGCACCGGCAAGATGAATACGGTCACCACGGGGCTTCTCGGCATAGTTAAATTCCATTACATAGGCGCCGGCAGGTGCCAGCCAGATATAGTCGAGTCCAGAGGACGCAGCGGAGCCAAAAATCCACGAGGCGTGGGCAAATGCTCGTCGGCGCACCGACGCTGTATCAGTCACCGATACATAGCGAATAATCCAGCCCTTCGCAAAGATATATTCCGCAACCGATTCCGCCCATTCCCGTGTACAGACCGCATCAGGAGCATCATCTACACAGAATACCGCAACGGGCATAGAGGGCTCTTCGTCCACCGGCTCAATAAGCTCACGCAGCAGCATAATATCTTCCGCCGAAACGAGCGAGTGCTCGGCAGACGGTGGCAAAGCCCATACATCCTCGGAATAATAGTTCATATCATCCATCATCGGCACAAGAGTGATATTGCCCTTCTCCGCCGAAGACCATACGCAATCGCGTAGAAACGGTGTAATATCGGCAAGTTGCGGTACTAGGAATTCAGGGACCGTCAGATTACACGACTTGAGTAGTCGCCGAATTGTTAGAACTTTAGGCAAATAGTGTAAAATCCACTGACTGAGGGTCGTCTTACATTCATCCGCAATAGGAATGGAGATGATAGACGGTACATGAATGGACGACATCATATTGCTAACACGAGCCGCTTCCCACGCACTCACCCACTCCTTATGCTGACCAACGAAGATATCCTTGAACGAGCTAATCAGTCCTTGGCGGTTGACGAATTTACCACCCTGAAAATGATAGAGCGGCAGAGCATCGGGCTTGGGTGTATACATATTTTGTTCGCCGGCTTGAAAGTTGTATAAATCAACTCCGTCGCCGTCGCCGGTATGCCGCAGCATTGTACAAATCGCCTTCGGAGCAGATTCGGATACAGAGAGAATTGGGCGAGGAAAAGACTTGCGGAATGCGGTGCGATTCCACATAGACTCCATCGCAACGGGGAGTTTTCCCACCGAATTCAGATTTTTACAGATACGCATAGATTGAATGGGGGTGGGGTCAACATAGAGAAACGCAGGGCGGTAGAGAACATCCTTCGGCTCGTAATTACGGATATTGGAATTGTGGAGATGTATAGTTTTAATAGAATAGGCGGGATTTACTACAAGGAACTTATGCCGAAGCATTACAACCGTAATAACGTTATCGCAACCGGATTGACCGAACGGAAAGCCGAGCTCCTCTTCGGTCGGTGTGAAGTTCATCGCATCACGGGCGAGAATCCACGTATCTTGGGAATCGGCACGTGGACCAAAGATGGTAGGTGCTCCTGCTCCACTCGTATCTTCCCAACGGAGCAACGCCAGAAAGAGCCGATTCTCTGCGAGAGAAATCTTCCATAGATATGACAGCGTCTCATTGAACCAGATATCCGAGTTGGAGAAGATAACGAACGCCCCAGCGGGCACACGCTCTTGTATCGCCATAAAGACATCGTAGTATCGCAGACGCTTACCGAGAACAACCTGTACAATTTTATCGCTCGAAGGCAAGTCGCTATACTCCACTTCGTTTAGAAGCAGAATATGGTCAATCCATGGACATTCTACATTCTTTTCTAAACATAGACGAATTTCACGTGCCCGTCGTGCGGTCGGATGCCGAAAGTACTGTTGAATGAGCCACGTCTGCGGAATGATGGAGTCATCGGAATCCGACGCAACAGAGACGAGTCGCACAGTTTCCATAGAACGTGCCCAGGCATCATACACAATACGGGTGCCAAGGTCCAGCCCTTCACGATCGCCGGCAGACGACCACGTCACCACGTTCATACGCAGTAAATGCGCGAGGCAGAGAATCACCTTCTCAACCGAGTCCTCACTTCGCACCGGCTCGCCTAAAAACGGGTAGTCATCGTGGAGTTCTTCCATCACCAATGTATGGTCCCATCGTAGACCACGATCCGCAAGAGATTCTATAATCGCCGACGGAGCCACAAGCAGACATTCTGTATTGTTGGAAAGCACAGCCGGTAGTACAGCCATCCAGGCATCTACGTCCGCATTGGCAGCAATGATGACCGCCACAAGTGCGGAAGCACCGACAACCTCAATCGCGGCAGGTTCATTGACAACACAATGCCAACGACCCCAACGGGCACCTTTTCCGAAGGAGGCTCGTGCCCATAGAAGATTTTTACGGTCTGAGGTAATATGTGACTCAGAACGTAAGATACGTATGGGTTTTCCAGTAATTGGATGGCGGGCTTCCATAGAATCAGTTATTTTTTATAACAGCGTTTAACCTTTAACCTCTCACTGCCGATAACCCTTCAAATGTGTAAAAGATAGACCAAACCAACCTTTGCCACCACATCCATTATAGCGTAAGAAATTGTAGTATACATTTTATCTATCTTTGAGTACTCTTCCATCCAATATACAATAGGATAGAGGGACCATACCGCAAGAGTTAAATAGATAGCGAGTTTTGTTTTTGTCTGCTGGAGTAAAATAGCAATAATTGGCAAAAAGGCGAGCATACCGAGGGCGAAATAGCCTTTGGATTCAAGTGGGTCCTTTGTCTTCGTGCCGAGGTAGCCGGCGACAATCATCAACAGGTCGCAGGCAATCATAGGCAAAATAACGGCAAGAGGTACATCGTTTGCGTAGAGAAGTGCTGCTAACATTAGGGGGGTGGTGAGCAACCAATCACTATGACGCCAGCGGTCAGAGTCTTCGGGATGTGCCATGATTTGCGAATACGCAATACAGGCGATGCTGGGAATTATGGAGAGTGCGGGCGAAGCGGAGAATGCCGTCAGAACAGATGTAATAAAAAAGATGGTGAATGCGGAGGAAACGGCAATACTATCCCACGAGCCGCCCTGTTTCACCTTTTGACCTATAAAAAATCCTGGAATGATGAGGCGAGGGGCGATAGCCGAAACAGCAGCACCCATTTACCCTTTTGTTAGAAAATTATGGATAATAGGCGGCGCCATAAACAACCGAGCCTTGTGCGGGCTCACCTACAACATAGGATACAAAGGTGGCTGATACGTAACCGGTTCCTGAAGGATAACCACCATCGGGCATCGCAATTTGAATACTGCTTTGAGTATAAAAGTATGGACCATAGGTCTGAATGAGCGCTCCGCTAATATCAACATCTACGTTGACAAAGGACGAAAATCCGGTTACAAATGTACTAAATAGATACATTTGCCATGTTAGATCAAGCACCGTTCCCGTAGAGTAAATATTTACACCACTGGGATCCAATACTGTATTATCATTAATAGATGATACGTTCAAGTTAAATGTATTTTGGTAAGGCCAGATATTTGTCAAACTTGTATATACATTACTATTATAGACACTATAGATGTATTCCATTTTATAGGCACTATCCGCAAGCATTGGAAACTGAGAATAGGTGGCATTATTGATAATTCCCCATCGGTTCAAATCAAGCGCCAATAGATTATTGTTTTGGGTATATCCCTGTGTATTTGTACTAATATCCAGTAAAATTACACCCTGTTGAAGAGTAGCATTTGAGAGTGTTGTTGGATTAAATGATATACGGTAGGTGCTATTGGCTAAATCGGCAATATTATTGACTTGAATCGTAAAATTACGGTAATTCACGAGATCAAGCAAGCCGGTAAAATTACTGGAATTGAGTTGAATCAGTTGTACCGCATTCACGGAGGAGACGGCGGCGGTCGCATTTGCCGCAATAGTTGAGATTTCACCTGATAATGAATAGAGCGCAGTGGAGATTTCACCGGATAATGAATAGAGCGCAGTGGAGATTTCACCCGATAGAGTATATAACGCGGTTGACACTACATAAGTTAGAGTAGATACAGCGCCATATACACTTGATGTAACAATATGGTCAATTATAGCCGTTTGCGTTGATAATGCGGTAGAAAGATAATATACATAGGCTGTATTTGTACTATTAATTAAATTTACAGTATATTGTTCTAATTCAATAAATGACGCATAAATACCTTCTAAGATACTACTCGTCGTGATTATACTTACTTGTTGGTTGAGACTGCTAATATTGGCGGTATTTTGTGCTGTAATAAAATAGATTGATGATACTTCACCTGATAAAGAGTTAATGGCACTTGATGTATAGTGTTTAAAGCTACTTAACTCGCCTGAAAGTGTACCGATGCTGCTACTAATATTTACAATTGCTCCTGATATATCAGCGATACTTGTTTGAAGATTTATAGATGTACTGAGCAGCGCATTATTCACTACAATTATAGACGTACTCACATCTTCTATAAAATTGTATGTATCTGTAATTTCTCCTGACAAACCTGCGGATGTGCTAAGCAATGCTGTATTGATAGATGTGCTAAAGTTTGCCAACTCCTGTTTTGTTGCTGATGTAGATGTAATGGATGATAATTGTTGAGTAGTCCAAGCCATGGTAGAATAAATATTGTAATTAATGTATTGAATGAGTAATGAAGAGGTCAAGGCGTCCTGTAATCCAATACCGGTACTCATAGTGGAGAGCCATAGTTGAACCGATGAATTGAGTATATTTAAATCGGAATTAAATGTTGAAACTGTTGCCAAAGAATTTACAGTACTATAACATGCATCTAATGTACTTTGATAATAGGAGTTCAATTGAATTTGAAACGAATTCGCAGTTGATAAAAACGCATCATTTAGATTGGTTGATATATTTAGACAAGTATCTAAGTAATAAAATGTAGTACTAAATGATGAATATGTATAATGTGTAAGAGTACTTACTTCGCCAGATAGAGTATACACCTGAGTAGATAATATATTCACTTTATTGTTTGTACTTTGAAGAGCATTACCGATAGAGGTACTCAATATACTCAAGGTGGGAGGAATCAAACTATTACTCCAATATGTTTGACCCTGTCCGTTCGCATAAAGTGTATAAAGTGAGGAAATAGGATAATTTCCTGCAGTGCGAAAATTTAATTGCTGAAGCAATAAAGCATTCAAATTCGCCCCCGTAGGATACGCCATTCTAACGTTGTAGGGCATTTTTGCCTGCGGTACGAATCCGCAGCATCTAAAAACAACTTATAGACGTAGAGTAAGAGTAACATGTCCAATTCAGGAGGACTTCTCCAATTAGTAGCAACCGGACGTCAAGACATCTATCTTTCCGGTAATCCACAGACTACGTTTTTCAAACAAGTGTATCGGCGGTATACAAACTTTAGTATTGAGACCCAGCGTATTCCGTTTGATTCGGCGGTTGATTTTGGCAAACTAATTACGGTCACGGTACCGCGTCAAGGCGATCTTCTATCACAGGTCTACTTACAGATAAATTTACCGCAAATTACGCCACAGGGACCTCAGCCTTATCCACAGGGCGTGATTACTGAGGCACCGACCGATTATGCACAGATTACCAATTCAGTGAGTTGGGTCAATGGTGTCGGTTATGCGATGATTGATTATATTAGTATTTGGATTGGTCAGCAGGAGGTGGACCGTCATTACGGCGAATGGATGTATCTTTGGACACAGTTATCTACACCGGGGTCAAAGAGAGATGGTATTAATTTTATGACGGGAACCCAAGAGGTGTTTAATGACCAGTCGCAATCGGGTCCGCTCAATCTCCTTGTGCCGCTAGACTTCTGGTTTTGTAAGAATCCAGGTCTCGCCTTGCCGCTCATTGCGCTCCAGGCGACACCGGTACGATTTTATATCCGACTCAAGAACGGTAATGATATGGTCTTTAGCAACTCATTGGAAAACGCAGTGCTCAGCGGCTCACAGAATCCTCCAACTACGCTCACCCAGAATCCGGTCATCATTACCGATATGGTGATGTGGGGCGATTATATTTATTTGGATACGGATGAACGTCGTCGCTTCGTCTCGTCCCGCCACGAATATCTTATTGAGCAGGTCCAGCAGCAGAAACGTTATAGTATTCCACTGAATACGACTCGTATTTCGGTTCCTCTGGTCTTCAATAATCCGATCAAGGAGATGATTTGGGTGGTCAATGAGGACCGTATGTTACAGGCACACGAATGGTTTAATTATGGTAGCCGTATGTTGAATGAGACCGGTATTCCTAACTTGGACATTATTGCCACAGCGCTTCTTCAGTTTGATGGCTACGATCGGTTTGAGGAGCAATCGGCACAGTATTTCCGTCTAATGCAGCCCTGGCAACGTCATACAGCCATTCCAAACGATTTTATCTACGTATATTCCTTTAGCTTAGCCCCGGAGGTAGAGCAACCTATGGGTACTTGTAACGGCAGTCGGTTGGATTCTATCGTATTACAATTGGCAATGAATCCACAGGTAAAATCGTACCCTGCCGGTGTCACCACGTATGCGACAAATTACAATGTACTACGTATTGTTGCTGGTTTGGGCGGCGTTCTATTCACTGTATAAATTAAGATAAAAACCATTAGAGATGTCGTCCGATGGTCTGACACCACCGCCGGTCCCGCCGGCACCACCAGCACCACCGGCGCCACCATCACCCGCGGTGCCACCCTTACCACCAAATCCCAACTCGTCCAAGCAGGACGGTACAGAAGGACATGTTGGAGGTAAAACACCGCATCATATTTCGGACATTGATACGTGGAAGCATCCAGACCGAAATTATTTTGTGTTTGTGATTCTCTCTGTATTGTTAGGACTTCTAGGTGTAGACCATTTTTATTTACGTAGTTTTCATACTGGTATGATGAAACTCATATTTAATGTATTTACTCTTGGAATGTGGCATTATTGGGATTTAATACAGATTGTATACGATGGGAAAAAAATACGTAAGGAGGGTCTTACGTCGCCGTTTGATTGGATATGTGGCATTGGACGCGGTGTCTTTATGGAGAATAATGAAAAGCCAAAATTTGTAGCAGAAAAGTCGTACCTTGTTTATGCGGCACTTGCTATATTTTTCGGATTTCTAGGAGCGGATAAGTTTTATATGGGCGATATGTGGCAGGGTATAGCAAAAGTCCTCAGTGTATTTAATATCTTCCTTTTCTTGTTTGGATTTTTATGGGTCTTATGGGATAGCATTCATGCGCTCTTTATGACGAAGAGTATTTTAGAGAATGGTATTTCAGCGCCGCTGCCCTACAGTATATTTTTCAGAGAGCCGATTGATGGTAAAAAGTTCTTAGTGACGCATCCTGTAGATTCAGTAAGTGGAGGATTTAACTTTGAAGCCATGATTCCAACAATACCTATACCTACAATATCGTATAAAGGATTATACAATGATTTGGTTGTGCCATTTATGACACCGACAGTTGTGGCAGCTATTCATGCGAGCAAGTCGGCGGATGAAATATTAAAGATGCCTGAATTTCCCGATGCGCCTACGATGCCAGGATTAGCAAAGTATGGACTTCCAACATCGTTGCCCAAACTACCTGAAACACCATCGGTAGGAATCGGAATGCCTATATCTCAAGCACCTGCTCCTGCTCCTACTCCTGCTCCTGCTTCTGCTCCTGCTCCCGCAGCAAACCCATCTGCGCCGCCTACGCCAAATATGAAGGCAGAGTTTGCCCCCACTCCGGTTCAAGCCGGCGGCGGAGCACGCAATGAATTCTCTGCGGGACCAGGACCCGCAATCGCCGGCGTTCTTACCGCAGTAGTCATCGCAGGAGGTCTAAAAGGATTTTATGACATTATAAGTAATCAATACGGATGAAGATGTTAGATACGCAGGACGATTTTGAAGCGATGTGGCAGGCGGATCCGAAAGCCCCTGCCCTCGATGGTATGCGAACGTCCGATAAGACCTTTCTCGTATATTTTACAGCGACGTGGTGCGGCTATTGCCGTAATATCAATCTTACGGAGGTAGATAAGGTCGCCACGGCGAAGGGGCTCACTCTATGGAAATGCGAGCATACGAAAAACGATTATACCGCCGGTTTCTGTGGCGTCCGAGGATTTCCTACCTTTATGGCATTCCGTCCTAAGAAGGTCGTGGACCAGTTTCAGGGCAGCAATACTGAGGAGATTTGCCAATGGATTGAATCTCTCTAATTAATAAGTAAATGAATGTGGAGCGGACTATCATCATTGGGGGTGGTCTGGCTGGTCTATCTATTGCAGAATATCTTGCCAACAAGACATCCCGCAATAACGTACTCGTCTTGGAACAATATAAGGCTTGGGGCGGAAGAGTGCTCACCTATCGTGATGAATCTAAAGGGATCCAGTACGAAATTGGAGCCGGTCGCATTTTTCATGAACATAAGCGGGTCGCAGCCCTGGTCCGTCGGTTCGGACTGCACACCTATCCTATATCGACCGACAGTACAACCCCTAGCGGACACCCCAATCACTTTCTACAACTCTTTGAGCCCATCCGGCATATTCTAGAAGCACTCCCCGCCAACGTACTTGCGATCCATACCGTCGCCGACCTCGTCCCAAAGGAATTACACTCCGTTCTCAACTACTATCCATACTGGTCCGAATTTAATCTGATGCGTGCCGATCTCGCCCTCAATCTCTTTAAGCCCAAAGCCACCATGGGTGCCACCGGCGCAAGCGACTATTACGGATTACAAGAAGGATTAGACGCTCTCGTCACGAATCTTCATACCGCTGCCTTAGAAGCGGGTGCCGTCCTCAAAAATCGTCATACGGTTACAAACATCCAGCGACTTGCCCCCGATTTGTTTGAAATCACCGGACTCCGTGGCAAGAAGGCGAACCAGATACCGTTCAAGTATCAGGCGTCTAGAGTTATCATCGCAACATGCCGTTGTGGATATAGCGATTTTAGTATTTTAAAAGATATGCCCTTGATGAAACAGTTGGCAACGGGCGCACTCACACGCATTTACGCTGTATATCAACCACCGTTAGATATAACCGAAAAAGTAGTAACCGATAGCCCACTGCGGTATATTATTCCTATTAGCCCAAAATCCGGTTTGATTATGATTTCGTATACAGATGGTGATGATACACATTACTGGAATAATTTAGACGGAGACGCATTGGAAGATGCTATTCATAAAGAACTCACAAAACTATTTCCCGATAAAGTTATACCCAAGGCTACATATTTGAAGAAGCATGAGTGGCCAAACGGATGTACATATTGGTTACCTGGTAACTATAGTCCTGAAGAGGCATCTAAAATAGCACATAATCCCGAGCCGAATCTCTATTTGACCGGCGAGTCAGTCAGTCTTACACAGACGTGGATGGAGGGAGCGTTAGAATCGGCGGAGTATTTAGCCACTTTACTAAAATAATCCCAACCCCATATAAGGATGGCAAAATTTAAGCCTATCAAAGGTATAGGGCTATTCCTATTAATTGCGCTCGTCGCAACGCTCGCAATTATAGCATTATTCGTACATTGGGGCGGACATAACGCACCTAGAATCCAGGATATTTGGGTGATTAATCTTGATAAGGAAGCAGACCGTTGGCAGAATATTCAGGCAAAGACCCATCATATTCAACCGATGGTTCACCGATGGTCAGCGACCTACGGCAAGGATTTAACACGAGACCAAGCACAGAAATACGGTGTAGGGTACGTTGTAACACTCTCACGTGATTTTGACAAGGATGCGAAGACAGATAGAATTACATCGGCAAACGTAGGCGCAGTCGGTTGCTGGATTTCGCATAAGAGACTTCTAACATATTTATCAGAGCAGCCCGCCGACGATAATGTAGGGCATCTCATTTGCGAGGACGACGCCGAGTTTTCTACCGATTTCTTAACGGGAAATGATGCTTGGTCTAAGGTATCAAAGAATATTCCTGGCGATTGGGATATGGTCTTTTTAGGAATTAAGAAGCCGATTATAGGTACAACGGTAGCACCTGGTGTGAAGAAGATGAAAACTACGTACAATAAGGGCAACTGGGGCGCGCACGCGTATCTTGTACGTCACGGTGCCCTGAAGACGAAGATTTTACCGAGCATCAAGCGCATGACAGATGAGATTGATGTTCACTATGATATGATGGCAGACCATTGGAATATTTATATATGTGATCCACCCACTGTGCGATACAATGACAAACTTGCTGCGAAATCAAGTATTAATAATGTTAATGTATAGCTAAAATGGTAGATTTACTACTTATTTCATCGTCAGGATTAATAATACCAGGGCGAATACAGTATGCATTCATATCACCAAAGAGTGTATTATATTGTTCGTCAATTGCGTCGGTCATAAAACGGAGAGCTGGTAGAAACTTGGTTTTTATAGAACCGTGTTTCACTAAATAAGCGTGTGTACCGTACTGGTCCTTTTTGTTGGGAATAAGTTTAATGATATTATCTGCAATTGGAGTACCTTCTACATTGCCACCCATTCCTAAATAGATTATATCCCAGTCTCCAGGAATATTCTTTGATACCTTAGACCATACATCTGTACCCGATAGGAAATCTTCGGGCACATTGACGTCGTCCTCAAGAACAAGATGACCATAGTCATTTTGACAGTCGAGTGTTGCTAAGTGCTGTAGTAGACGCTTATGGGATAGCCAGCAACCCACGACACCTTTATTTATAATTTCTTCGCGCTTATTTTGGAGCGTAGTTAAATAGTAGCCAACGCCCTCATTATGAACCTGATCACGGTCAGTAATAGTCTTGCCGTCCATTGCGGGAAAGCGATGTATCATATCACCAAATCGGATCGTAGTATCACGCATATGTGCCCAGCGGTCAGGAGCACGGTCTAGATTAATAATCCAGATATCATCAATGCGGGCGGGACTAAATGGGCTGAACATACGATAGAAAAAAAATCCAATCAACCCCGTGACCATCAGCCATAGAATGAAATTATACAATTTCTGGGGTTTCATTCTAGTATATACAATTAAAAAATCAGCGGGGGCACTATTCCGTTGTTGCTGTGGCGAGCCGGTCTGCCTCTGCGTTTCCTCGTGACGCAAAGTCGACCCCGTTGGTATGAGCCGGCACATGGACCATGGATGTGACTAAACGAATCCCTTTCCACGCCACCCACATGGGTTGAATGATATCCTGGTGTAGAACGGGCTTGCCATCCGCTTTCCGCCATCCTTTCCGTTCCCAACCCTCACACCATTTCAAGAGCACATCAATGCTATATTTTGAATCGGTGTAAATAGTTGCTCCTGTATGCCGACCATCCGCAATATAACGAATAACATACTCAAGGGCGCGCAGCTCCGCTCGCTGATTGGTTTGCGGCTCGTGTCCCGGAATCACAGCTGAATATTGATGAATCGTTGTAGTTCCATCACAAATATGAACACCGAAGCCCGCTTTTGCCCCTACACGTCCATTATTCCGTGCCGAGCCGTCGCAGAATAATGATATGCCCATTTACCATCCGAGCAGAAAAAGAAAATGCTCATCATTTTTTAGAGTGATGTCGGCGATTCCAGATGTACCACGCCATCTTTTTCATCTTCTCGCCGTTGGACCTTTGTTTGTTTACGTAGGATTACAGCGTGAGAACACTCCAGAACACGTATTTACCGCTCTCGGCGTTCTAGGTCTGATTGTTCTATTCTACCATTCGTACAAGGCGTATCTCAAGTTAAAGGACGGACAGAGCGCCTGGATAAACTGGATTCATATTCTACTCGTAGCCCCGCTCCTCCTCATTCTAGGTTACTTGAAAAAAGACGCAAACCGACGCTATTTTGAGATGATGCTTCTACTGGGCTTTGCGGCGATTGGATACCATGGGCTCTACTTAATTCGCGAAATGATATTTAATTGATCGGTGCTCGCCATCTGTTCAAAGCACGTAATACTATGATATAGATATGCGGAGGAGGATGAGAAATGCTCTTGACATCCTACACACGCTTCGCCACGGACATACGAAGGAATCCATTCGGCGGCGTGTGTACGCGCATAATGAATTAGCATATTAGACTTCGCCTTTGTGACTTGTCCACAACCCTCATGGGGACACTTGAACGAAACGCCGACAACTGGATTTTCCTTTAAGCCGCCTAGCATCTCCTTCTCTTTATCAGTCAACTTTGTATCATTTGCGTGTTTTGTAGCCAAATGATTCAAGTAACCAGAACGTTGTAGAAATTGCGGAGTATCATTACAACGATTACATTGGAATGGCAGCCGAGTACTATGATTCTTCATAATATGATAATACATAGTATTCTGTTTCATAGTAATCTTACCACATCCATTATGAGGGCAAACATAATCTCCATCATTATTTTTGATATACTTAATAATATTATTATTTACAGAAGGAGTATTGACACATTCTACAGACATATTTAAGGATATTTTGTGTGATAATTGTATAACCACGTTCAAAGACTTCAATTTTTTGCCGAAAATGTCCTCACAACCAAAGATCGCAATTCTTACAATGGTGATTGGTGCCGATTATACAAAAGCAATGGAGCCAGGTCTCCAGACGAAGCGCGAGTATGCGAAGAAGCACGGTTACGACCTTCATGTCGGCGGCAAAGAGGTATGGGACCGCAGCCGACCCATTCCGTGGTCAAAACTTCGTTTTATCCTAAACTATATTGACCAATACGATTATCTTTTTTGGTCCGATGCCGATGTAATCATTACGAACCAGGACCTTCCTCTTACAACACACGTCCTTCCCCTCCTGCCGCCCCATAAAGACCTCCTATGGACGCGGGATGTTGTCGGCAATCTCAATTCAGGCAATATGCTCTTAAGGGGCAAGTCGGCGTGGCTCAAAGACTTTATTCATCGTACCTACCAACAGACACAGTTCATCCACCATATTTGGTGGGAGAATAAGGCGATGATACACACGGCGGAGCAGAATCCTCAAGACGCCGCCAAGATTGAGACTATCACCAATCACGCCCTGTTTAACGCATATCTGTTCGGTCCGAAAAATCTCGCCACCGACCCATCCGTCCGCCTCTTCCAACCAGGCGATTTTCTAATCCATTTTGCGGGCGTGGCGGACCAATGGAATATTTACCGAATGATGCGGTACATGCTTCATTGTCTGAAAACCAGGACACCACATGATACAAAACTATTAGATAGTTGGTATGTGACACCCATTAAATCGCAGCAGGATGCGGAAGCAACGATTCAAAATATAGTACCAAAGTAAGGGATGTCCAAAGAGATTTGGATTTATTTAATAGCATTGATTGTGGTGTTATTTATATTTGGGGATGCCCGCTCAAAACATATGCTGACGATTTCTCCCGAAAAGGCGGCGAGCATTGAGTACGAAAACTGGCCGTCATGGGATACCATAGATAAGCCTGGTACTCGTATTCGTGTTCTTTGGATTTTACACGATTATGTACCATTTGTGAATGCGGGTTCAGAGATATGCGCACATACTATTAATAAGCATCTCTTACGTAAGCCGTATTTGTACGATATTTGGGTCGGCACTCCTGGCTACCCGAATAAGACTTATGAAGGTGTACGCTGTTTTGACTTATACAATACCCAAATTTTGTTTGAACTCCTGAAAGATACACACGTATTGATGAGCCATTCTTATTTTTACCGTAAACAGTCCTTATGGATAGCACATAAGTTTGGAATACCATTTCTAGAGTGGGTACATACAGATAATTATGTACGTGCGGTCGGACCGTATTGGTTTGATGAGCGGTTGAAGGGGCGTCAATGGGCAATTTTCAATTCGCATAGTTTGAAGGCATCCCGAAAGGATTTACCAGATGATACTATTCGTATTGTAAGACCACCGGTAGATTATCGTAAGTACGGCATCTATCATAGCCATCTAGACGAGCCAAAGAAAGAAGCGAAGTATGTGACACTGAGTAACGTAAACGAGAATAAGGGTGGACTGTTGCTTATACAATTAGCAAAGGCGATGCCTGAGCAGGAGTTTTTAGGTATTATTGGCGGATATCGTAAGCAAATCACTGATAAAACACTCCCGAATCTCAAATATATTGAGCATACAACTCAAATCAAGGACGTATATGAGCAGACCTGGGTCATGATTATGCCGTCTAAGGAGGAGACATGGGGTCGCACAGCAGTAGAGGCAATGTCTTCCGGTATCCCTCTCGTTGTCTCTCCTACTCCTGGACTTATGGAATGCTGTGGTGATGCTGCGTTATACTGTGACCGTACCAATTTAGCGGAGTGGGTCAAAACTCTACGTAAGCTCAAACAGGACCGTGAATTCTATAATCAGCGGTCCTCTATTTCTCTACAACACGCTCGGTCTCTGGACCCCACAGACGAATTGGCGGATCTAGAAACGTGGATTGAGAAGACGGTCCTCAAAGCGGGCGTACATAAGGAAAAAGAGTGTTCGTTCCTAGAGAAAAATCTTCTATTTAGATAGAAACCGATATGGCGAACCGCACTCGTAAGAATCGCAATAACAACAGCAGCAACACCAACATGGCAGGCGGTGCGAAGATGCGCCGCACCATGATGTCCCGAGTTGGCACCCGCGCGCAGGTCTGGCACGGCACAGCGCACCACACAAGCGGCGGACTGACACTCTCGGACCTCAAGAAGAACAAGCACGGACGCATTGTAAGCCGCAAGGCGTCGGCGGCGGGCAAGAAGGCGCTCAAGCACCTCGTCAAGGCGGGCTTCAAGGCGAAGAAGGGCACGTTCAAGCTCTTCCACTGAGCACCCTACTAACTGCGGAAAATCTCCGACAATTATAGAATGAACGTTACCCGTAATAACCGTAAATCAAATACAGCACGAGCTGTACGCAATAATCGTCGTAATCGCACATCTCGTGTCCCGAAATATGCGAATACAATGCACGGACTCAACAAGTGGCACGAGTATGCCTTTGAGAAGCTCGGCTGGATAGTACTCATGAAGGCGAAGGGCTACAATAGCAAGGTTGTAGAGTACAAGAAGATGCTTGCCCATCTCCTCAAGTCGTTAGAGCACGTCCGTTCCGAGTACCAGAATGCGAATCGCAAGCACGACCTCAATGTGCTCCATATGAATGTCATTGAACTCCACCACTTCGTGATGAAGCACTTATAAACCGATACCCGAGCGTTCCATAATATGCGTTCCTACACGAATTAGACGTATACCTTTACGAAAACGGCTACTATCTGTTTCTAATTCGGAATCGGCAATCTTATGCCAAAAGAGCGACCACCGAGTCTCTCCAATATCGGTTACAACCAACCCAAGCCCTTGCTCGCCCGTTGCCTTCACAATAAGCGACCAATCCCCAGACATGACAAATCCTTCGTGCCCGTTACGCCCAGGTAACCGGTGAATCATATCGTACATGGTATGCGCCGGCACTCCTACAGGAAAGAAGATAGCATCCGGAATCGTAGGGATTTCAATATTCTCGCCGAGCCATACACGGGTAAAAAGTATCCGCCCCTCGCCAAGCACTCCATCCATAAATGTTAGAAATCCAGGTGGTGCTTTGGGGGAACCGACGCCAAAGACGATTAACACCGACCCATTTACACCGAGACCCTGACTCATACCCTTGATAATAGTAGCGAGACACGACCATTCCTTGCCCGTTGCGCTAGGACGAACTACGAACGTCCAGTCATGCTCAAGTTCTAGTGTATCTACACCGGCAACACAGATGAGAATACGGCACGCATAGGGCGAGCCGGATATGAACTCCCAGGGAATCCAGCCGTTTTGTTCATTACAAAAGCAATAGAGTGCTCGACCGACAAGTGAACATCCTAGACCTTCAAGCTCCATCGCACGTCCTATAAAAACAAAGCCTCTTTATAAGAGGCGATGAACGCAGTAGAAGCGATTGTAGGATCCGCCTTAGCAGTAGGTATCCTAGATGCCGGTTGGCTCACCTTACACTATAATTATCATAGAGACCTGTTCTATAAGATTCAGAAATCGGAGCTCAATCCCCGTATTGTCCCCGCCGCCCTTATATATCTCCTCATCCCCGTCGCCATTTTTCTCTACGCAGTGAAGGATGCCACAAGTACGAAAGAGGCGGCTCTCAAGGGCGCACTCATTGGCTTCATTCTTTATGCGTTTTATGACTTGACGAATTTCGCCACACTCTCAAACTATACGTTAGATATGACCCTCACCGATATTGCGTGGGGTACGGCGGTCTGTACGGCAGGTGCCGTGGTGGGGTACAAGTTTTATACCCGCTAAACGCAACCGCTCACAAATGATTTAAAGACTTCACACGAATCTTATTTCGTGAGGAACTCCACCTCACAAACATCTATAGTACAGTGGTAGTATATTGCTCTCTCACAGCAGCGGCGCGGGTTCGATTCCCGCTAGGTGTATTTTATTCCATATCAGTATCTGGTATGAGATAAAACAGTCTAAAGCCTTCACACGATTCTCCTATTGTGGGTAAAACCAAGCCCCACAAAACACCTATAGTATAGTGGTAGTATATGGCTCTTCCAAAGCCATGGCGCGGGTCCGATTCCCGCTGGGTGTACTCCTTATTTCATATCAGTCTCTGACCTGAAATAAACCTGCTCCCCGAATAGGAAGACATGAAGGCGTATGCTATATTTTTCTTAACAATGAAGATCGCGTTGGTGATTCAGTTTATACTCATTATCGCCAAACGACAGACCCGTAACTCCATTATCTACATAATAACGGAAATCGTCTTCAAGACGGCGCTCTTTCTCTTTATAGAGTGGTTTACATTCCATAATAATTTCGGCATTAACTTTGAGGATAAGATTATTATATCGTTCGGTGGAGGCTTACTCTTCTACGATGCCTGCTTTAACGATATTCCTAACTTGATTGACCAATTGCGTAAAAATCACCCAAATCTCCTACCAGAATGGCTACTAGGAGGCGTTGAGACAAATATTAATAAGATTAAGTCGTACAGCCAGAACTAATCTAAATAAACGGATTATATGCCCATTGGAGTAACGCCTGGCGTTCCCGCACTGAGCACCCAATCTCCCCAGGCGAGCAGTGGGCTTTCACCGAGCCGGCGTGGCGCGCAAACGAGCGCCAGCGACCAATCTGAACCTTATCAAGCGCCGGCAACCTGCGACCAAGCCAGTAGCGGCAGTACCACTGGAACCACCCGCGCTCGTCAGGATTCTGTGCCGAGTCCGCCAAAATCGCCCGTCCCTCTACAGCAGTCACGTGCCGACCCCTCGCCGGCGCCCAGCCTTTCTCTTTCCATACCGACAACGGTTGGCGAGAGCCCACCTTAAAGTAATTGACCGACACGTCCGCCACGGGCGACAACCGACCCGCCGCCGCTGCGTACAAAAACCACTCGCGCGGGAACTCGTCGGTACAGTCGTTGAGATACCGTCCCTCAAATACCCCCATAAAGAGCATCTCCGCCGGCGTCAGCGCCGGCTTGAAGCCCTCCGCGAACCCTTCGCCCGGATTTTCCTCCAAAACATATTCATACCGTCTAAGCAGTGACATTTTTCCGCCGCCCTTCACCCGAGTACCGCGCGAAAACGCCGCTAAGGGGGGACCCTTCTTCGCCGCCGCCACGATCGCCTCAACAGTCGGCATTCTTCTAACATCTCCGCACAAAAAATGAAACCGGCACCCACCTAAGAGCCTTTTAGTCAGCAATATGCCGCCCAAAAAAGTTACGATTACCCCTGGACAATCGTCTATTCAAGTATTCTTTCATAAGCCTGTCGCCGCTCCCGCAAAGCCCGATACGACATCTACTACGCCATTGTTAGAAATCCAGGCTCCCTCTATAAATCCGAATGTTGCGGCATTTATGGAGAGTTTGACACCGAGTGAACGTATTGCGCATAAAATTGCGAAAGAAAAATTAGGCACTAGCTATGATATTACTAGAACACATGGATTCGTGCGTTGGTCGGCTCGCACATAATTTCTTAAAAATATGAACCGATTTTTTGCTTACATCGTTTTTCAAATCGGAAATCCAATTACGTAGATATTTATTGCCATCGTAAATTTGGTTAGCATCAATGAGGTCAACAATAGGCACCCATCGGCATTCACAGATTTCATTTGGTGGAGGGGGATGTGCTTTGACTTTATTCATATCGGTTTTTAGTGTAGCGTATCGGAATAAATATGATTGAGAGCCCTTGCTGACACGAAAGACTTCACTGTAAACCTTATAATCAGAGGCGACCAAACCCGTTTCTTCATTACATTCACGGGTCGCCGTCACGAGATCATCGTTTTTATCATCATCTTCTTTATGACCTTTAGGGAAGCCCCATTTCTTTGAACGGGAATCCTTCACAAGAAGCGTATGAGTACATTCGGGTGAGAGAATGATAAAACCGGCTCCAACGTAGGACATTGAAGGCTGTGTCACCTAATTGGATAAATACATTTATTTTTAAACTGTAACTACATTGAAAAATTGTTTTTACCGCTACTGGGGGTCGAACCCAGGACATTCGCCTTAGAAGGGCGACGCTCTTCCACTGAGCTATAGCGGCAGTTTTTCAGAATTAATGGTATTGATATATGCCCCTCAACTACTACTTACCGCATATATCCGTCATGCCCAACCGTCGGAATCCGACTAACATGACACGTCCGCCATTTAATACTCCTATTTAACCACGAGTTGCTCATTCGGATTTTGTTACTATCAATTTTTTTCCTACAGCGGCGGCGACGGACTGAAAAACGGGTACCACTGATAGTTATACCAAACAGTAGATTGCTGTAGGGTACCCTAGTTCAGGTTTTTTAGACTGGTTTGCTCCAGTTGCAATATGTTCATAATGATGAATGCTGTGCGGTTCCTTTGTATAGTCAGGGACCGTTTCTTCTCTTGGTTATGGTTCCCAAGAGAAGTGTCATTATTCAACAAGACTTGCTGTGCGGTTCCTAGACAGGAACCGGTGCGGAATTAATAGATTATATATGTAAGGTGATCAGGCTTCTATATAATTTCTTAAACCGCTTCGTTTTGTCTCCACTTTGCCGAGACAAAACTTAACGGGGCTCGTTGGTCGCGTCCGACCGATTATACAAATAGTTGATTGCTGTATGAGCCCCTTGTTCTTCAGGATTCCTCGACGTGTAATAATTTGATCGCTGTATGAATCCTTAGAGCCGCACCGCCGCGGCTGAGACTTGGCAAATCCGATTTTGTCCCTATCAATTTTTTCCTACAATAGAGGAAAAATTTTTGTTCTTTTTTTTGTGTTTTATATTTTGTATTCTTTTTTTTGTGTTGATTTTTACGCAGTACCAATGACTAAACGGATCCGCTCGCGTACCGGCAGGTACTTAGGGTCATCTAGCTCCAGCCGTAGCATCTCGTACGCTGTCATCTGACGCGGACCCTCCTTCATGAGAATCTCAAACTGCGTGGGGGACCAGCCAGAGAGCATAATCACGCCAGGCGTGTCCGCGGTCGCGTGGAAGTCGGTCTGCGGGTCGGCTCGCAGGTTCCAGATGACGATGCGGGGTACAGTGAATCCCTGTCCAGGTCCCCACATATCCTCACCAGCACGCCGAAACGCTTCCTGAATCATCTGGATGTGCGTCTGCCACCCAGCTGTCTTAACTACATGTCGGTAAGAGTTGCCGGTATAGCTGCTGGTCTCCGAAGAGGAACACGCCTGGTCCCACCCCATATCCGTGAGGACGATGAGATTTTCGGGCTCTTGCCCAGGGCGCACACGCTTATTTTTGAGTGTCTCAAGAATAAGGTCCATTGCCTTCTGGAAGTCGGTACTCAGACCCTGACCGCATCCACTTTTCTCAATGGTCTGAATCCGCTCAAACAGGTCCGAGCCGGCTTCAAAGTGGTGCCAGGTAGGATTGGAGTCAAAGGTCATCAGTCGGTCCTTGAACTCGTCAGAGCAGACCTGAGAGCCGAGGATGCCGAGTGCCATGGAGACCCAATAGGGCGTGCCTGACATTGAGCCACTGAAGTCGCTCATGAAGATGGAACGACCGAGACCGCCGTTACTCTTTACCTTCTCCACCATCGAACGCCAGATCGCGTTGAGCTGGTCCTTTTCGGCGGAAGATAGGCTGGACTCCTCAGCAGCTCTCATGACCACCTCGTGAGGGAAGAGCGTATCAGCACCGTGAACCTTCGCTTCACCCTTTGCTGCCTTGGCGAAGTGCTGCTGGAATTTGTAGCGGCACTCCATACGCTTCTCATTGTCAGGGTAGCGGTACTCGCCGTTGGGCTCTCCCTTCTTACTCTTGTATGTGGATGGCAGATTGAGGAACGCCTTGGAGTAGAGCTTGCCGGCACGACCAGGTACGCTTGCTGGTACAATCTCATCCCATCGGTCGGTACACATCAGTACCTCTACCGTATTAAGTTTGGCGTTGAGATCAGCAGTTAGCCGGCGGTAGTGTGACATCTGCCCGCTATGCTTTTCAACCAACTGCCGTGGAAAGAGCACATTTGCGAGACGCTTCGCTATCTCGCTATGCTTGCTTCCCTCACGGGGTGCCCACTTGGCAGCGAGCGTCTTGGGCTTCTCCAACTTGGACTCCTGGTAGAGCGTTGTGGCGTAGAACTCCACAATCGCCTTAGAGACCTCTGGCTGGGTGTTCTCAGCGAGGACCACTAGGTCGTTCCAGCAGCCGTAAGTAGGAATGAGCTCCAGTAGTGCCTTGGCGACTATCGGATTCGTCTCACACAGACGGCTGTAGAGCGTCTGGAAGATATCGCGCTCACCCTTGCCACCACGAATGTTGCGGCTGTGGAAGGCGATGACAAAGGCGTCTTCTAGTGCCTCCTGCGTTTTGAGAGCGAGCACACTGTCCAACGCAGATGACAGTGAGGTGGTGTTCGCACCACGGACGCATTTGACCGAGAGGTCTAGGCGTGGGTCGCCGCTGCTGGCGAATACATCGGAGCCCTTGACGCCGATAGTAGGAAGGGGAATGGAAGGGGAGACGGAGGGGGAGAAGGAGGTATACATTTCGAAGAAGGAAGAAAGAAGAAGGAAGGCTGTAGTACGGACTCAACGATTGTTAGAAATGCCAGATTTTACTTCAATTTTTTTAGTCGGTCAATTTTTACCATAAAAGGTCTAAAGTCGTCGCCATTGTTATCTATTGGGGCGAAATGCTTCACTTACGCGAGGATCGCATAGCTTGGTATTGCGTTCGTCTCAAGAACGAATGGAGAAAATCCGCGTGGGTTCAAATCCCACTTCTCGCACGCCTTTTTTTACTTCGGAATCCGAACTAAACCAAGGTTATTATATATAATAAAATTGAACAGCCTGAATAAGGGCTAAGGTTCCAAACGGTTATAATGTCTTAGAAGGTGGATCTGGTGGAGCAGGATTCAAAGGTAAGAAACACACTGCTGAAATTATTGAAAAAATACGAGAGGCTTCACGAAAACGTTTAGAGACATCTGCTCAAAGATTAGCAAATTCACAGCTTATAAAAGATTATTATAAAAATCCTGAAAATAGAATTAAACAATCAAATGCTATGAAAGTATCTGAAAAATTTAAACAAGCTGTTAAAGATGGTAGAGTTGGTGGCAATCCACATAAATCATTGCCAAGTGAAGATATAAAGAAGAAGATAAGCAATAGTTTGAAAAATTACTATACCGATGAGAATATTAAAAAACTTAGAGAATCTATGGCAAAGGCACTAGGAAAATCAGTATCACAATATACTACCGATGGAACTTTAGTAGCAACATATACAAGTATATCGGAAGCAGGTCGTGCTCTAGGTAAATCACGAGGTCATTCAATAAATCTTGTCCTATCTGGTAAGAATAAAACTGCATATGGATTTGTGTGGAAATATCAATTCTAGTCTACAAAAATTGAGCCTATGAAAAAATTGAAACTCAGCAGGCAAATAAAATCAATTATCGCCCTCAATCCCTAATCCTCCCTTCTCAGACATGTACCATTATACCTCCTTTCCTTCCCGCTTCGCTGTCTTCCGTGGTCCTTACCATCCTTCGCTCCGCACGGAGTTGATGGAGTCTATCATGATCTTTGAATCTACGCCGTCCGCTGACGACAGCTTCTACACTGCCACAATACGCTCTTATCAGGGCGAGATTGTCGGCGATGACCATCCGCCTGATAAGACGGTCCGCCAGATAAAGATTCACTCGCCGCTGCGTGCAAATTACCATGGCATCCCATTTAGCCCATCAAATGAACGCTTTGTCGTGCTACCCTTCCGTGTGGAGATAAATTCCAACTGGGTCATTAGTTGGATACCGATATTCGCCTTTGAGAGCACGAACTGGATGCCTCGGTATGAGGGATTGAACACGGCGAATCTTACCCACAAACTCCAGGGTGAGTCATTCAAGTACCATTATCAGAACATCCACTACGCCGCAGGCACGCTGATGCGCCAAACAGAGCCTATTCCTGACTATATTCGGTGGCTGCGGTCCTTGCCGGATCCGTACAGCATGATGAACCATGCGGAGATTCGTGCCATTCCGTACGCGTCTTTATCGCCGACAAATATTCACACTCTGCGCCGCAATGCGATTGAGGAGATTTATTACCACGCTGTTCATGAGTTGGCGGCAGACCTGGTAGGTGCTGTCGTGGAAGCAGAGGCGGCGATGGACGATGACTACTCCGCCAGCTTTGATGGAGCGGCAGGCTATGTACCGCCCGCAGAGCCCACGCACGAGGACCTTGTAGCAGAGGTACAAGAGGCTGCCATGGCTGCGCGCACTGCCGCATTAGAGTACTCTCGGTTGCGCAGAGAGCTCAAGATGAAGCGTGACCCTACTGTACCTGTCATCCGTGGTATGTGGGTCAAGGCGCCAACGGCGGACGGGCGCGCAGTAGAGCCGACGCCTGCGGACGAGCTGGCGACAAGGATTGAGGTACGCGAGGGCACGGATGGCTGCCCTTGGCCCTACCACGTCTATGTGAACCACGCACGAGCCGAGATGAATAAGGGTACTGAGTGTCCTATCACAATGGAGCGCCTCTCTGAGTGTAAGGTGATTAATGTCAGCATGAACTGTGGGCATATTTATGATGCCGCTGCCATTTCTAAGTGGACCAAACTGACAGGCTCTGAGAATGCGCCGTGCCCAGCGTGCCGCACGCCTATCGCAGGGATGTGGCAGATACACGTGAAGAACCCGCAGGCGGCGGCTGCTAGCACTGAGTAAATACCAAACATATCCCACAAACCCCCACAAAACCCCACAAACCCACAAAAATCCACAAAAATTCACAAAAAACCAATAAAAATTTTTCAATGAAAATTGAATCCACGGAAACCATCCGGACTCCCATTTAAAAATAATTTATTTCGCTTAACTATCAATCACACTGGCCTTATCCTATTTCACTATCTCCCGTTCGGCTCTAAAGCATCAACTAGACCTATGGCAGCGTTGCCTACCTACAATCACTCCCCACTACGCAGTGAAATGTAATAACGACGCAACGATGATGCGCTGGATGACGGAGCTTCACCCTACAATAGGATTTGACTGCGCAAGCCGCAGAGAAATATGTGAAGCCCTGCCCCTCGTGACCCCCAGTCGCATTATCTATGCCCAACCCTGTAAGAAAACAGAGGATATTAAAGTGGCGAATACGCAGGGTATTCCCCTTTCTGTGGTAGATTCAGTTGAAGAGACGGAGAAGATGATAGGATGGACCGGTGACATTTTGATCCGCCTGTTGGTTGAAGATAAGGGTTCTAAGCAGCCCTTTGGTAAGAAATTTGGTGCCCCGCTCTCATGGCTACCGAAGATTTACGATACAGCACGCGCACTTAAACTTAATCTTTCAGGCTTCAGTTTCCACGTTGGAAGCGAGTGCCAGAATCCAGAGCAGTATGCTAACGCTATTGCTCAATGTAAGAAGGCGTCAGACATTGCTAAACAGCACGGATTTGATACAACGACAATTGATATTGGGGGCGGTTTTCTGGCTGATGCGGAATCGTTCAAGACGGTGGCAGCTACTATTCGTCACGCTCAATTGATACATTTTAATGACCCAAAAATCCAATTTATAGCAGAGCCTGGACGCTTTCTTGCCGCCCCTACGCATACCTTGTACACGACGGTGATTGGTAAGAAGCCAGTATTTCCCGCCCCCGCAACTGACCAGGACCCAGCATGGCGCATTACGATTGACGAGTCGGTTTACGGTAGTTTCTCCAATATTCCGTTTGACCACCAGACACCCGTCCTAGAACGCCTGAGACCGAAAAAGCAGGTAGAAACCCCCAGACCGACAATTATCTTTGGTCGCACCTGTGATTCAGGCGATTGCCTAGGCGAGAACATCCCGCTGGTTGATGTGGAGGTAGGCGATATTCTAAAAGTTCCGAATATGGGCGCATATACCACCGTGACCGCTTCGGAGTTTAATGGTTTCCCAAAACCTGAGAGAATTTACGAATTACATTAACATACATTTAACCTATTGTAAGGAATGCCAGCACCGCTATAACTTAAATTAAATACAAAACTTACCGGCGTCTATCTGACAACTCTGAAAGACGCCGATATCCAAGACCAAGCCCTATGAATGTGTGAACATCCTTATAAAAATCGTAGGATATATTAAGAGACAAACAGGCGGAATGAATCCTTATCAGCCACGCACATTTGTTTTACCAGGACGCCCCCCTCTACAACCAATGCGTCAAACGCACGGTACAATGTCAGCCGCAGAGGCAGCACAAAAGAGCAAGCTCTTTCGGCAAAATTACAAACTCAAAACGCGTAAGATAAAGGCAACAAACAAAGCTAATAGAAATGAGAACTATGGAAATGTATATCCAGTCACAAATACATTTAATATTCCGGTAGGAAATAATACAAATTCTCGCACATCAAGGGCGTCTTCAGCATCGAATGTATATAATTTATTCAATAGACCTCGCCATAAGGCGGCGTGGAATATGGTGTTCTCCAATACGAAGAAGCGTGGCGGCACTCGTAAAAATAAACTGCCGAAAAGCAATACTCCTGAGTTTCGTAAACAGGTCATAAATATTATTAAGTCGAAAATCAATCTTACAAATACTCATAAGGCACGGCTTATTCAACGGTACGAAGAGGCGGCACGGGCAGGATTGGCGACACCAAACGAAATTTCTGCGTTGGTAGGGCTTGCGGAATTAAAGCATTATGGGCAGAAGACCCTTTAGCCGACGGTAATCTAAAGAATAAAGATGATACTATACTTGGAGACGTCGACCAACGGCACAAGTCACTTGGCTTTGAACCATGTAATCTGGGTTCGATTCCCAGTATCTCCTTTAAAACATGCGCCGTATTCGTCTGGAAATTTGATGAAACGGTTTAAAGAAACGCCGATTGTATTTATTTGGATCTATCGTATAGTTGGTTAGTACACAAGATTCTGATTCTTGGAACCCAGGTCCGAATCCTGGTAGGTCCTCTTATGTAAACTATTTATAATAAGTTACATAGTTAGAAATGTCAGCATTACGCCACAGCCCGTGGCTCCTACGATCGCAAGAGGAGAGAGATAAGCCCGCACCGCTTTCGTTCAATAAACCCGTGGTTAAGAAGGCAAATAGTAATAGACGTTTATTTTTTGCTCCTGTGAGGATCCCGAAGACGCGCAAAGGGCGTAAGACGCGGAAGGGGCGTAAAGCAACACGCCGTCGCCGATAAGCGACCAACAAAATTGACGACTTAAAGAATTCCACCGTGAAACAAGTGGGAGGAGACTCCCAATAAGCGGGGATCGCATAGCCTGGTATTGCGTTCGACTTAAGCTCGAATGGAGAAAATCCGCGTGGGTTCAAATCCCACTTCCCGCACATATACTATTTTTTCGTTTTTGCGAATAAATAATATATAACAAATTTGACTCCCGATAACAGAGACTGTATATAGATATAATGGGTGTTATTTACAAAATTACGAACACTTTAACGGGTAAATGTTACATAGGAGAAACGATTGAAAAAGATCCTAATACACGTTATAAAAGACATATGAATCTTATTCGTAAAGGGAAAGGGTGTCCAGCACTAAGAGACGCAGTTTTAAAACACGGTGAAGACAATTTTAAGTTTGAAGTTCTTATTATATGTCCTGATGAAGATAGATATCGTCTTGAAAAGGAGTATATTCAACAATATAATTCTATAGCACCAAATGGATATAATATACTTGAAGGAGGACAGTGTGGTGGAGGTTTCAAAGGAAAAATGCACACGCAGGAAACAAGAGACAAAATTAGTGAGATGGGGAAAAAGCGTTTTGAAAATCCAGACGAATTAATTGCTCATTCGCAGCGTCTTAAAAAACTTTACGAAAATCCTGAAAATAGAAAGAAAGCATCTGATATATTAAAAGCATCCGAAAAGTTCAAGCAGGCAATGGCGGATGGTAGAGTTGGTGGGGCAGCACATACATCTTTACCACGCGAAGATATTAAAAAGAAAATAAGTGAGGGGCTCAAAAATTATTACAAAAATAACTCTGGTAAAAGAGCAAGTGTATCTATTGAAAAACATAGAGAATCTATGGCAAAAGCAAAGGGGAAGCCAGTATCTCAATATAATATTGATGGCACATTTATAAAATCATATAATAGTATAAAAGAGGCAGGACGTGCTGTAGGTAAAAATGGAGCATCAATCCGTTTTGCCCTATCAGGTAATTATAAAACAGCCTACGGTTTTGTTTGGAAGTATGTTGTAGAAAATCCATAAAAATTGACGACTTAAAGATTTACACCGTGAAATAAGTGGGGTAACCCCACTACGGTCCTCCATCGGAGCTTCGCTCCGAGTGGAGGTATCCTTCTCGCGAGCAAAGCTCGCGAGAATGGTCATTTAGATCAGTTGGTAGATCATCCCTCTTATACGCTTGTACGTATGCTTCGCGAGGGGAAAGTCGTGGGTTCGAACCCCACAATGACCATTTCTAGTTTTTGTTAGATATCCAGGATTTCTAACCAATATTAGTGTTTATAAATTATAAATTGCGTTCCATTGATTGTAAATTCAAATTTAAATAATTTTTGGGCTTTTACGAGTGCGGCATATGTGCCATATTTTCCCCAACATGTAGGCTTGCCGTTTGAATCTTTTTCCCATATGCGTAATACATTTCCGTCGGCATCGTGTTCATTCATATCTGTACTATAGACATCATCTCCGCATAAATATCCGCCAGATTTGACTTTAGGAAACCATGTAATAATGTCATCAAGTACATATTTATAATCATGATTACCATCAATATATACAAAATCTACACTTTCATAGTCAAACTTAGTCGACGCCTCCTTTGAAAGCGACCGGATAAATTCGACACGTGCGCCAAATTCGGACAAACGTTGGCGAACTGTTTCGTATTTATTATCAAACTCTGCCTGTGTAAGTGTATTCATACCATCCGGATAACTGGAATCTTCAAAATGTCTATAAGGATCGACGCAATATAATTTATCACACTGGGTATTTTGTAACAGGTCAAATGAAAATCCTCCATCCCATGTTCCTATCTCAACAAAAATGCCCTTTAAAGTTCGGGCTTTTTCGAATGAAGGTGTTTGGTCAGGCTTCATATAGTTGTATAAAACATATAATTATGTTATAACAGCCTCACTTCCATTTATACATACCATTTTTTCATCTTATTTAAAAGTTCACGCTTCGCTTCGTTTCCTACAACCCAATTTGCGTGAAATACCATAATGGTCGACGGATCAACCATTGAGTTATTAATACAATATCCACATGTAAATTCTTCCATAGGAAATTCATATAGTTTTGCGTAGGGATAGTTACGAATATCTCGGATACCACCGTCCACAAATATTTTACGTTGGCATTCCTGCTCTCCTAAATTGTGCCGGTCTTGATACGTTTGGATTAATTTCAAAAAAGTGCGCGTCTGTTCAGTATTGCGTAGTACAAAGTTTCCTGTACAGGTCCATTCGTGAAACGGATAATGTTCGTTCGGGATAGGAGCGTCGCGTTGGTACACGATATCATATTCTTTATATTTTTCATAATACTCTTCAGTAGGTTCTTTACAGAATACAACATCACTATCTACAAAATGAATAAATGAATATGTTTCTAATGCACTGTAAATAATTCGCATTTTTTGTTTCATCATTGCTACAAATTCGGAGGAATCGCCAAAATTAATAAAATTCGATGATACTTCTACATCGTTATATAAGACTATCTCAATACGCTCGGATACAAAGGATTGTAGTGCATCATAAAGGGGCTTATCAAGGCAATAAAATATAATCTTATGATGCTTTACAACATCATTGAAATTTAATAATAGATTCTTACAAAAATCTAAATAACCTATATTACCAAATGCGATGATAACTGGCAGCATATTTGGTTATATACAAATATTTAACTTTAAACTCATACATAAGATAGAAAGAAAAACCAAGTATCAGGACAGGTATTACGAAAATCTTCGGATAGTTCATACCAATTAATACTTTTCAGATAGTGTTCGGATTTTTGTGTTATCATAGATAACATTATATATTGGTCAGACGTTGCCGAAATATTCGCTGTATCATATTTTACCAACATGGCATCATATGCCGCCGAATATATAGGAATATAATCTCTATGTGCATAAATGACGCCACCTGCTATCCAATAATTATATCCGTCGTACTGAAATAAAACTCTATCCATTGGTATAGGATTCAAATTCTGTACATATATACCTTTATCTAGTGTAGCACGGTCAAATAGATGACTACACGGCTCTATCCATTCATCTTTACGAATACAACCTGCGTCCACCCATAGAAACCACTCATTCGTAGGATATAGATCCATTGCGTAATTTAAAAATTCTTTTTTACTTGACCATATAATACCTAACTCAGGTGTATGGTATGATTCAGGATCTAAGCGTTTCTGTTTTTCCCAAAATGAATATGGAAATTTTTTGAGAATGGGTAGATCTACAAATTCACATAGTATGAATTTTACATTTGTTATGTCTATACCAAATAATAGAATTTCGGAATAAACCTCTTGGCTACAAAAGAAGAGCACAGATTTTCCAGTAAATGCCCTGAAGAACCTCTGTAAGCATGGTAGATATCGTTCATGGGTTTGTTTGCTTGGTATTTTATAATATGCTGATACAATGAATGGCATTGATTAATAGTTATACTAAATAGTATTTATTTAGACCTCTGTATCCACTATATTATTTAAAAATAATATTTCATGGGGTGCCAAATTCATTGTATTATTCTCTGAAGATGCGAGGATTGCTTTAGCAGCGTCAATCGCCAAATCCCGTCGCCCTTTTAATATTGCTTCGTTAATAAAAAAACGTTTAATAGACATATAATCATCTCGCGTAATATGATAGTTTGCGAGTATAGAATAATAGTCTCCATAATAGATATTACATAGTTGAGGATAGCGATGGTAGAAATACGCCATAATCTGCTCTTCGTGATGACATAATTTTATAGCGAGCATTTCGTGGAAGATAGACATACACGCGTTATAAAACCGAGATACATAACTACTTTCAATTGTAAAACAGGTGGCGCCCACACCGCAGTAACCTCCTTTCGCAAAATCGCTCGTCATCGTCATCTCTTGCGCACCGCGAAAATGGATGTAGCAAAATGCTACCTTTGGATGAGGATTCTTAAGCATAAGTGGTGCGTACTCCTCAAAATTGCGTAGAATATGCGAGCCGCCGAAATCCACCCAGGCATAATGAGTCGCTTCGCCGAATGGGCTTGCCTGTTTTGCTATCCACATCGCATAGAGTTTGAAGACGGTTAGAATACAATACGAGGTTGTATTACGGCTATCTAGATATTGAGGGTTTCCTTCACGATTGTTTTTGATAATAGAATAGTTATCTTTATAGAAATCGTAGTCCAGTAGCGATTTCACAATATAATGGGTCGGTCGGTCACCACGGAGAGCCTTAATATCTGTATAGCAGGTATCATCGCAAAAGATGACCATTGGAAAATCTAAAGCGAGCGTAGCACGTCCTTTTTCCATATAGAAGGACTGTGGACGCACTTGATCCGTCGCATCAGGTAAATTCTTAATATTAAAATACATGGTCACAATGGTCGTTTTTGACTCCATTTTAAACATTACTCAAGCATAGAGTTTAGACCAAATGAGTGATACACCGTGCGTAGATTGTACACCGGAACAACAATGCGCACCTTGTACGAAGGCGTTACAACAGGCGACCCAAATAGCAACGACAATTGCTACTCTCAAACCAGAACTTCAAACTATCGCATTGGGAATTACTATGGGGCTCCAGCAAATTAGCCAGGACCAAACCGATGATATCGTAACATTTGTAGGTAAGGTGGTAACACACGCGAAGGCGAATCCTGAAATTCAAACATTTTTACATGATATGACCAAGTGCTATTTAACGGCGTGGGAATATGACCTGCTGATGCGTTGTCTTCAGGGGCTAAACGCAACGCCAACAAATACATCAGAGTAATGCGTGCCGATATTTTCAAGCGCCTTGGTGGTATGAATACCCACCCGCCCCGCTTCACAGCCCTACTTCAAACGGATGGTAGTTTTCAACATCATACGAAACGGTCACGGGTTGCGATGATTCTTACCACGGAACGGCATGGATATATGTTGAAACATATGCAGCAGATTCCAGATGCGCAAGATAGTACGGAGACGGAATGGGCGTCTATCAACCACGGGCTGCTCTTTGCCCTAGAAAACAACGAGCGGAATATTCATATTGAAAACGATAATATGAGTGTCATTCGCGGATTGATGCTTCCAAATAGCGTACTTAAACACGAATATGCGAAATATCATCGTTATATTATTATGAATACAGTGGCGAAGACGCACTGGACGGCGATACGATGGATTCCAAGGGAATTGAATGCATCGGATAGGTTGTTCGGAAATAAGCGGCGTCAGTTGCGGTGACGGCGACGTGTGCGCCGACGAGATGTCGGTTTTACATGAATTGCTACGTGGTTTTTAACTATTGCCTGGTTTAGCAATTCTTTAAGGGATTCCGCGGCACGATTCATAGCAGCATATTGGGTGGCGGCGGCTGCCATATTTTTACGAGCCTCTTTTGGATATATAAAATGAGGATCCTGATATGCATAAGGCTCCTTATACTGTCCAAGGCTTTTCATATAAAGATTTTGTGCTCTGGCATGTTTGGCAGCGGCAATACGTTCAGCCTGCGTTTGCCAACCTTCCGCTAACGAATAGGGATTCGTGCGATTAAATCCGGTTATATATGCCGGTGTTGGCAATGCGTTGGTGACCGAAGTCCTGGTATTATTAAACCGAACTCGCCTGCTCCCCTTGTTAGACATTCCTAAATAGTCTCAAGATTCTAAAAATTGAGACCGACCCTTTAATAAAAACAACGACCAAGTCATAATGAAATTGGTCATTGTGGAATCTCCAGCTAAATGTGGGAAAATTCAGGGATTCTTAGGTGCGGGATACCAGGTCGTGGCAACGATGGGGCATATTCGTGCCCTGGAGGAAAGCCTTGATTCTGTGGGTATTGACCGTAATTGGGAGCCAAAATACGCAGAGTTGGCAACAAAGAAGGATGCGATTATGAAACTCAAGCGGGCGGCGAAGGGGAATGACGTTATCATAGCAACGGACGATGACCGTGAGGGAGAGGGTATTGGATGGCACGTCGCCGCCATTCTCAATCTCAATCCTGCCACGACTCCACGGATTGTCTTCCACGAGATTACCCAGCCGGCTATCGTAGCAGCGGTAAACAATCCACGTAGACTGGATTTGAATAAGGTGGCGGCGCAGCAGGCGAGGGCGATGCTGGACTTGCTCGTAGGATTTACCATAAGCAAGGTTCTGTGGAATCGGGTAGCACCGAAGCTCAGTGCCGGCAGGTGTCAAACGCCCGCACTACGTTTAGTCGTTGAGCGGGACCAAATTGTAGATACGCACCGTCCTGAGGCATCGTGGCGTCTATCGGGAACGTGGGCTCATCCATCGGATCCGGCGAAGACAATTCCTGCGGATGCGCATAGCGAGCTCAAAACCGAGCAAGAGGCGACACAGGTACTCCAAAACGTACATACAAATACGGAAACAAAGGTCGTCCAGATGAAAGAGACGATTAGTATCAGCCAGCCACCGAAGCCGCTCATTACCTCTACGCTACAACAGGAGGCATCGTCGCTTCATGGTCTCAATCCAAAGACGACAATGATGGCGGCACAGAAGTTGTATGAGGCGGGTCATATTACATATATGCGTACCGATAACCCACTCTTGTCGCAAGAAGCGGCAACTGCGATTCGAACCTATGTACAGGCGACGTATGGCGAGCCTTACTTAGGACCCGCGGGACAGAATACAATTCAGCCAGTCCCTGGCAGCCAAGCCAGCCAAGCCGTGCCAGCTACACCAACACCAGCCAAGAAGGCGAAGGCAAAAGGCGATACACCGGCGCCACCGGAAGCACAGGCAGCCCATGAAGCAATCAGACCCACGCATCCTGAGACCCCCAATCCGCCGATTGAAGACGCTACGCATAAAATTGTATATAATCTAATCTGGCGGCGGGCAACGCAAAGCCAAATGAGCCCATCGCAGACCGATGTGCGCAAGGCAACCCTTCAACTCACAGCGGATCCTACAAGACAGTGGGTAACTGAACAGACCAAACTCCGTTTTGCCGGTTATAAGATTCTAGAACGCCAAGATCCAGAGAAGCACGCCAAGGACGAAGCAGAATGGGTGTATTGGGCTGTAAAACTCGCCCAAGGCACCGTCTTACACTGGACAACTCTTAAGGCGGACGAGGTCTTTACAAAGCCGAAGGGACGTTATACGGAGGCGTCCCTCATCGCAGAGCTAGAAAAGAAGGGTATCGGTCGCCCCTCTACATTCGCTTCCCTCGTTACAACGATTATGGACCGTAATTACGTAGAGAAGACAAATACCGACGGCAAGGTACAGGATAGCCACCATCTCTCCCTATCCCCCAATCAGTGGCCGCCAGCTCAGACTCTAGAGCACCATAAGGTCGGCGCCGATAAGAACAAGCTGAGCGCCACGGCGCTGGGCAAGTCGGTAAGCGAATTCCTCGCAAAAGAGTACCATGATCTCTTTAATTACGAGTTTACGGCGGCGATGGAACAGAAGTTGGACGCCGTTGCCAAAGCCGAACAGCCTTGGAAGTCGGTTCTCCAGCAGACGTGGGATACCTACAAAGAACGCTACCAGGCGATGACCACCGGCGGCAACGCTGCGAATAAAGCGGCAAAGGAGCGTGTCCTCGCGGAAAACATAAAGGTAATTCTCAGCCGTAAGGGACCCCTCTTTGTCAAGGAGCCCCCTGGGGGCGACCCCGCCGCAAAAGCGACCTTCGCCGCCCTGCCCCCATCCGTCACCTTTGAATCCGCTACGCTCTTGGACGCAACCGCCGCTTTCGCCGCTGCCCAACAGGCGCAGCAGGGCGAACTAATTGGAATGTTAGAAACCCAGGAAATCCGTAAGAAGAAGGGTCCGTATGGATGGTATGTCGTCTGCGGCGGAACAAATGTGAGCCTCAAGGGGGACGAAACACTAGAACAAATCCAGGAAAAACTAGAGGCGAAGATTTCGTTTGCGACGACGGAAACCGCGTTCGCCCGCCAAGTTGGCGAGTTCATGATTAAAAAGGGACCGTATGGGCTGTATTTCTACAAACATGCTCTTGTAAAGAAAACGTTTGTAAAGTTTCCTGCGGCGTCAAACGCGGAGACGATTACCGCAACCGACCTCGCCGCCCTTTATTCGGCGGGCATTAAGAGCAAGCGTCGGTTTCCGAAGAAGGAGTAAGAGTTTCCAGCACACGAAAGTAAATCGTCTGTTTATCGGTAGGAAAGAAGCAGATATTCATCTCCTCCCCGTCGTCGTCTTCCTCTTTACTATACTTATCTGTATTTTCGTGTTTCACCCGCTTATACACTTCTACGATATACGTATTATCCTCTAACACGTGGAAATAGGATGTACCTTCCTCTTTTTTATACGGCTCACTTTCCGAGCGTATTACATGCATTCTAAGTTTTTTGGGCAACCATTCGGAGTGACGGTCACACTCCCACCGCTCTTTGCCAGCATCTTCAGGATACGGCGGCGCATGGTCTTCCACATAGTAATATCCATCAAAACATAGGGATCCCTCTTTTCCATCGCATACGTATTCAAACGATTTATTGGTATTAATAACTGGTCTACGACGTTCTCCTTTCTCAATATTATAAAAATATATCTGAAGTGCGTCCATCTGATATATTTGTATACTCATAGCACCTTTAGGTTTAAAGAGCATTGGGCGACTTAGTCATCCCAGGGAAATCGCCGGTGGAGGAGAGAAACGGTTGGGGCGGTGGGTAAGGAAAGCCTTCAGACGATGCTGGTTGTAGAGGCGCCCGTGGCTCCTGAATGCCCAGCTTCTTATGACCCCAACGGTAGGTCTTATCTATTTTTCCTTCGCTCATCGGCTGGCGGTACAAACGGAAGTCAAAGAGAGCACCGCGCAGCCGCTCATCAGGATTCTCAAACGCCTGAGACTCTGTCTCCCAGTTGCTGCGACCAATATAGTTGTCAGTCGTGTACGATTTGAGTGGCATAAATCCGTCTAGGAATTCTAATACCATCTTATTATCCACATAGACCCGCCACGTTGGACGGAAATTGGTGGCATCGGTTGTCGTCAACGCAATATGCGTCCATTTCTTGAGCGGAATCGCATTCATCGCACGCAGCCGCATCTTACGTTGTTGGGTATCCCAGATTTCAAAGAGCAAGTTGGCGCGAGGATCAACGCCTGGCGTCAATTCATCCTCAGGATACGTATTTTGGACGGGCTCTGGACCTGGACAACTGAATTCGTTTACATTTGCGTCGCTGGTTTCCATGTATTCCTGGGGTGATATCTCAGCGGGAGCACGCGAACTACAGACCTTGTTGTCGTCCCCAGGGCGTGCATTCATCAAACCAAATGCATTATCAACATTGCCCTTCGCTTCAATGCCGAGTAAAACATTGTCGTGCCCTGGACCGTTGCCAAAGTCAAAGATTCGTGCGTTATTGGTAAATTCGTCAAAGAAGACCCATACCGAGATAGCACGCAATTGACGAAGTTGAACTTTGGTGTCAAATTCAAGACGAGCATTCTCGCCGATTTTAATAAACTGGTCGGCGGGTGGTTTCACCTCCTCATCCACCGTAGGTAGACGATTCATAGAGAGTCCCTTTGTAACCGTTTTCTTAGGATCTTCGTCAATCTTCATTTCACCGGCAATCTTAATCTGTGTATTTTCACCATAGTCGAGCATATCGTCAAAGAAACGGTACCAAACCATAATACCCTCAAAAAAGAATAGTAAGTCTGAAATATCTACGGGTGGATTATTATCTGGGGTCTCTTCGCCCTGTTTGAAGCGTGTATTACCGGCGAGAACCGCCATTGCCTGCCACGCATCGTTGGGCGAGTCCTTGATTTTCAAAATACGACCATAGTCGTCCTTGCCGTCGCCATTTACATCACGGAAGTAGTCATCACGACTGAAGCGCATACCGGCACGTGCTGAATCGGTACGGAATGTGAAGGAGTCAAGACCCTCCTGACCGGCGAGGGCACACGCCATAATACGGGAATCGGGTGCTCCCTCTTTCTCCACAACTCGACAGAAGTCCGCCTTATAGCCGAGGCGTTGAACATCTACGTAACCCTCAAAGTATCGTGGATTTCTTATCCAACCATCCGCTTCTTTCATCTCGCCCGGTACAACATCGTAGCGTTTAGGAAAGAACTTGCCAAAATATTCAGGCACCACTCCATCCGTAAATCCTTCAAGCATCATTGTATTACGAAGATATTCCCAGGCAACAATAATGACAAGCAGCGCAATGGCTGCGTAAATCATACTCTCCCAAAGCATCCTTAACTTTCGTGCGGTTATTTTTCTATCGTAGAAAACGCTCCTATGACAAATGAACCTTCGTGGGTTTGAACAAGATTTTACAAAGGACTTGGAGTCATTTGTAAAACGACATGCGGATTGGGAACCTATTACTCCATTGAAAGCGTGGTCGGCGAAGAAAACGGCGGCACCTGAGCGTCATAAAATTTTAGGATTTGAGTGTGGTCTCTCACCGCAGACTCAGATTTATATGTTAGATAACGAGAACACCGCCTTTGAAATCATAGAATCTATGTTGCGTATGTATTTGAGTCCGATAGAATATAGTACAAGCGACCCATTCTCGCCGATTGATGTAGAGGCGGAGCAGGTATGGCTATTTGCGATGCGATGGATGGAACATTACTACGAATGCCTCATGGAGCCATTGGCAATACGAACAGAGTTTTATAAACAATCGCATATGAAATTTTTAGATTTGATGCGAATGATGTTGGTGTATAATCCGAAAAAGCGAATTAGTTTCGGCGATGCTTTAAAGTTTTGGTACCCAGGGAGTAGCGTTTTCTTAGAGAGTTCGCTGAATGAAGAGGATAGTTCGACCACGACAGACCCATACCCGCTTGCGGGGGACACGAAGGGAGAGAGTTCAGACGAATGTCATAGCCTGCCCCAGCCTGCGGAGGGCAACCAGGTAGAGAATTCAACCGAACATCATACCCCGCCCCCCGCTTCCGAGAGCCCCCCGTCGTATTGTACATCACAGGTATCGGTACCGAATGTTGTCCTCCCCGCATTGCCTTCTTCCGCAGTGTCTTCCGTGCCGACCGCCGTGACTTCGGTACGTTCACGCCTCGCCCTAAAGAGATCGGATGGTCTCGTGGGACACAATAAAACCCGCAGAAGTCCTCGTAATTTAGGTCGCTCCCCTGCCATCGGTAATCGCGGGACGCGAGTTCGGGGTTGAAAATAGGACGTTTGAGCGCATCAAACGTTTTGACCTTATTAGAGCCATCCTTGTGACTCCAATATCCATCACGGTCCTGACGGTACCAATGGTAGTCTACACCTTTATCTACAACCGCAGCCACCTTGCTCATACCAGTAGGGCACTTTGCGTCAAAGGCGGATTTCGTCACTTCAGGAATATCACCCATCATAAGTTTCTCCACAACGGGGCATGAACGACGCTCTTCCTTATTTAACGCATTGCGATGACCCGTTTTCGCACCGGGTTGATGAAAAAAGTTACGACAGTTGCCATACTTCTTACATAATTCTTCTCCCTTAGGGTCATAGACGTGCATTGCGTATGAGTAGCAGTTATGGCACCGGCGAACTGAGGGCGTATTATAGAGCGCAACATCACGTACGGGCTCTGCGCCTGATAAAGGAGAGCCATGGCAATCCTGGTGCTTTGAACAAAAAGGACTGTCATTAAGTGCCGCACGCACGCAACCCGTCCCTGTTTGTTTATCATAGCATTGGCAAAGAGCACGAGGCTTTTTTACCGTCTTATTTTTATTCTGGGGTTGGTTCTTTGAAACCATCTTATTCTATATAAACAAATAAATACCCAATCATTTTGGCTTAAGCAATATTCACTCTTTCTCAAATAGGTATAATGAATATTGAACAAGGTGCTGAGTTTATTACTGAGCAAATCCGTTTTCGTAAACCTTTTTTTGTTGGAAAGCTAGGAACCTCTGAACTTGATGTACTTATATTTTATACGCAGTATCGCCAAAAACCCCATCCACCGGCATATCCTCAAAGTATAAAAACAAATATTGTCCGTAACGGCGGGATTTTTCCAGGGACTGAAAAGGCGATAGATGCCTGGGCGGTTCATATGCTGACAGAGGTTCTACCTGCTGGAGCAGGATTTGCTATTTGGAATCCGATAGTCGGCAATATTGAAAAAGCTATTATAAATACGTTCGCCCCAGGAGCGAAACAGTTTCCTCTACGCACTTTAGAGCCGTACTATCTTAATGTATTAGAAGACCGTTGGACATATAATATAACAAAACACTCTAGGGTCGCCGTGGTTTCGCCATTTTATAAGAGTATTGAGCACCAATGGAAGAAGCGGGAAGCGATATGGGGAGACAATTCTATTTGGGGACCAATGCCGCCAACGATTATCCCCGTGAAGGCGGGATATAGTCCCTATTTATCAACAACCATCGGTCTATGGTCAACAGATATTATAGAAGGCGGATGGCGAGCGGCGGTCACCGATATTGTACGTCAGGTAAAAGAGAGCGGTGCCCTTTTTGCGATAGTCGGTTGCGGCGCACTCTCCTTGCCGATATGTTACGCACTCAAACAACAGAATATTGCGTCTGTTCACACCGGCGGTGCCACTCAGATTTTGTTTGGAATCAAAGGACACCGATGGCTTAACCATGGCACCATATCAGAGTTTTTTAACGAGGCATGGGAGTTTCCGTTTCCTGAGGAGATTCCTACGGGGGCACAGGAGGTGGAGGGAGGTTGTTACTGGTAAGTCTTGCTTGTGTGCCTCGCTTGGAAAAAAATTGAGCATCTCTAAATCATTTATAGAGTACAGCAAACTATACACTATGAATAATGGACTATGTACAGCTCATACAGCGGCAGGAAATCCTTGCTCCGCTAAAGGAAAGCCTGAATATAATGGGCTTTGTGGAATACATCACAAGCAGGCAGAGCGTGCTAGGGAGCATCAGGAGCAGATAACTGCCGCAGCCGAAGCCCAGCGTCAAGCAACCCGCAATCGTATTATTCAGCAGAATCAGCAGCGGATTGACAATGCCCCAGTCAGCTCAATTGATACATTCTATCGCTACGCCCGTCTTGTTGGAGATATATGGGTAACGCATCGTGTTCCTACTGACTTATTGGCTCAGGCGTATTGCGCACTTCGTAGAACATCTATTCAACACGTAGAATGGGGAAATCTATTGCGAGCAGTAGTCAGTGTTGTTAATCTTGTACATTTTAATCCCGATGGACTCCGCTGGGCAGATATTCCAGAGGCAGAAAAGAGTACAGTCTTCAATAATCTTACTGAAGTCATAAATCGTTTGCCCCAGTATAATGCTCTCCAGGTTCTCAAACCTGGCGATAATGTATTTGTAGAATTTGCACGTAGACGAGCTGCGGAGCGGGAGGCAGAGCGACTCGCACGTGAAGCGGCAAGGGAAGCCCAGCGTCAAGCACAAATCGCCGAATTCAATCGGCAACAACGTGAAGAGCCGGTTGTCTTTCGCCGTGATCCAGAGGGTGGTATTGACTTAGCCGCCTTTGGGCGTGACCAGCAATCTGTTCATCGGTCTTCCGTACAGGTGGCAACGGGAAAGGCAGTAGAGATTCTCATGGCACGACCTGTTCCGGCAGAGATGGAGGCGCTTGTTGAGATTACACTTGCATTTGATGATACAACGGCTGTAAGATTTGTGAATAATACGAAAGAACGAGCACTCATGGAACTAACCAACGACTATTATAATACTGAGGCATTCAACCATGTTTATGGCAATATTCTAGATAGGGTGTGGGCATATATTCGTATTCATCCTGAGCGCAGTGAACTCATTCGCCGACTCGCGCAGGAGGTCGTAGAGGGCATCAAGATGTGTGTCAATGGAAAGATGACACACTTAGTCAATGTTCTTTATGCCTATGATGAGGAAATTACAGCTATAATGCAAAATGAGACACCGCCGCGTGAGGCGTTCCAAGCCAAATTCGCAACTCTACTCAATTTGCCGGTAGAAGAGCGTACAGCAGCGGCAACCACTATCTTCAACGAGTATCATGTTCCTGAGGAGGAACGTGCCGAATGGCTCACTCCGATGTTGGAAGCGTAATAAAAAACCAAACACCTACGTAAGAATGAAGATTACCGTATCTTCAGTATTTTTGCTTATATTTTTGATTGTCGTAACAGCAATGTGTTTGCTTACAGTGTATTTTATTTTCCGCACAACCTATTACGTGAACTATTTAACAGACTGCGACCCTAAGACAAAATTTTGCTATATTAAAAAACTTAAACTTTCTATACCCAATGAGTTTCTTACTCCATTGAACCAAATCGCAGAGACTGAGGGTACACGGGTAGAGATTTATAAGAAACGACAGAAGGCGGTAAGTATTCAGAAGTTACAAGCGCAACTCCCCGAAATTGTAGAATGGTACAAGAGTTTGACTCCCCAGATATCTGAGGCTATCGGTGAACAGGTGAAGGTTACACCTCTGACGCAACCAAATAGTCTATGTTTAGTGGTGTATGAGAAGGAGGGCGATTTCATTGATTGGCATTTTGATACAAACCACTATAATGGACGCTATTTTACCCTCTTAATTCCCGTTACTACGGCACCAACTTGTGGTAATTATCAGTACAGAAACGCTGAGGGCGAAACGGAGACCGTGTATTTACAGCAGGGCGAAGCAATCTTGTTTGAGGGCGATAGGGTGTTCCATAGAGGTAAGGAATTATGTAAGGACCAGCGTCGTGTTGTACTCTCCTGTACATTTACGTCATCACATACAATTACACCCCCGGAAGCGATACTCAATTTCATTAAGAACTGGGGTATTTTTGGCGAAATCACATAATACGCCAAGTTAGAATGTCTACTATTCAGCGTATTGATACTAAGCCTACCTATTCGGAGATTGTTGTCAATAATAACGTCGTCTACTTGTCGGGTCAGGTTCCGCAGGATTACATAGGACTCGATTTTAAGAAGCAGGCACGCGAGGTGTTTAATCTTGTTGATTTTCAACTCCAGCGAGTCGGCTCTAATAAGACAAAAATTATCAATCTTCAGATTTTCTTAACGGACCCTGCGAACTATGGCGAGATGAATAAGGTCTTTTTAGAGTGGATGCCTGAGGGAAAGGCACCGGCACGTAATACAATTTGCGGAGTCAAGTTTCCCAATCCGAATTGGCAGATTGAAGTCGTTGTGACAGCGGCAATCTAAACCTCTCGCCCCTAAAAACTCATAGACAATGGCTGCCCCAAACAATGGTAAGGTTGCCCTGATTACCGGTGCGAGCAGTGGAATCGGTGAAGCGATTGCCAAGGCACTTTATAATGAAGGTTACTCCATTGCGGTAACAGGACGTAGTGAGAATCGGCTAAGAGATGCGTACAAGGATTGTAATACCTCGCGTATTCTCTACATTGAGGCGGATGCTACAAATACAACAACGTACGCAAATGTTGTAGGACGAACAATTGTACAGTTTAAGCGTCTTGATGTGCTCGTAAATAATGTAGGCGGTGGCACTTTGGGCAAGACGCTCTCCGCCACTACACTAGACAATTTCAACCGTGACATGAATCTCAACCTAACCAGTGTGTTTTTTACGAGCCAGGCGGCGATTCCCTATATTACTGAAACCAAGGGTACTATTATTAATTTTTCGTCCATTCTTGCCTCAAGACCTGTAGCAGGACTGGGTCCGTATAGTGCAGCAAAGGCGGCGGTAGAGATGCTCACGAAGACGATGGCAATTGAGCTCGCCGCCCAGGGCGTCCGTGTGATGTGTATTTCACCGGCAACGATTCAGACGCATTTTCACGAGTCGGCGGGTATGTCGGCAGACGCTGCCGCCAAATATTATGAGGCATCCAAGCAGACCCACCCGCTGGGACGTGTCGGTCAGCCCGAAGATATTTCACAACTCGTGGTCTTTCTTGCCGATTCAACAAAGGCGGGATTTATGACGGGCTCGGTCATTCATGTAGATGGCGGTCGCCTTCTTACATCGGCGACGGCGAACCTGACCAAAAACTAAACCCAGTCCCTCATAGGGATGTCCTACGTCAACCAGGTGGTTGATAAGGTATATTTAATCAATCTGGATAGAGATACGGAACGATTAAAGAAAATGACGGAACAGCTTACAAAGCTGAATATTGAGTTTACCCGGTTTCCTGCGGTTCTCGGATCTGAAGTGAAAACGAGCCCGCATTTGACAGAACTTTGTTTGAAATATTGTACCGATGGTATCAAAGGATGCGCCTTATCCCATAAGACAATTTGGGAAGATATGCTCGCCAATGATTACAAACACGTTCTTGTACTTGAGGACGACGCAGTCTTTGCCGATGATTTTGAACATATGTTTAAAACCGGCTGGGAGCAGGTGCCCAAAGATTTTGATGTATGGTATCTGGGCTGTAATTTCAAATGTACCGATACGAAGGCGATTCCTATGCTTTATAATCGTGTTTTAGGTCATACGCCCAAGCCGGTAGATACACATATACAGCGAGTCTATGGTAGTGTAGGAACCCACGGCTATGTTATATCAAATAAGTGCGCACGTACATTCAAACATCTCCCAATTTATACGCACATTGACGCACAAATGACTATATGGTTGGATAAGTATGGTCTAAGTGCCTATTCGGTAAAACCGCTTATTATCAATACTCCACAACAGTTGGAGGAAAGCGGTAGTAATTTAGCGGAATCGTATCCGTATATTCTCAATGGCGCACTAAGACAAGTGCCGTTTTCCGATACAATATCACTCGACTGGGGCGCCTCGGAAAATTTTGCGAAGATTGGCGGTTATAATGTCAATGCGTTGATTTTTGTTATGGTTCTTTTAGTGCTGCTTACGTATCCACGCTACTATTTTATATTTGCTTTATGGCTTATCGCCGAATTTCTGTACTCAAAGGACGCGAAGAATACGGCGAAGTTTGCCACGTTTATAGGCGGCGCTATGGTCTTTAAATGGATTTTTCACGCCACGGCAAAGGAGAGCGAAAAAATGTTCAAACGAAGCGCGGCGACAATTATGGATAAAGTACGGTCGTATTTCAAGTAGCCAGCCTCCGCTCCCCCCCTCCGAAAATCCGAAAAAAAATGATGGCGTCATCGCTCAAAAAGCGCTAACACCAACAACATAAAATGGCTTTGCGACGTATTATGAAGGAATTAGACGATTTGAAGCGCGATCCACCAGCAGGCTGCTCAGCAGGTCCTATCAAGGATGATATGTTCAAGTGGGAGGGAATGATTATGGGACCGGCAGATAGTCCATTCGCCGGCGGTGTCTTCAAACTCATCGTTCACTTTCCCACTGAATATCCGTTCAAAGTACCACATGTCCAGTTTAGAACCCGTATTTATCATCCAAATATCAACGCAAGTGGTGGCATTTGCCTTGATATTTTGAAGACGCAGTGGAGCCCTGCGCTCACCATTTCAAAGGTGCTTCTCTCTATTCTAAGCCTCCTCACCGACCCTAATCCTGATGATCCACTCGTTCCAGATATTGCGCAGCTGTATAAGACGAATAAGGCGGCGTACGAGGAAAAGGCACGCGAATATACGATGCTCTACGCAGGCGATAAGCCGGTAGACGCTTCGGATGAAGACGAGGGAGAGGAAGAGATGCTAGATTAAGAAATCCAGCGGTAAGGACCGTCACCGTGTAAGGTGACCTCCGATTTTTTAGGCTCTACCACGACGGTAGCACGACGTCCGTAGACGTGCCAGTGGAAGTCCCCTGAATCGCCATACACTGTGAACTTATTGTTCGAAACACAGGACGCATTGAGGATGCGCACGGTACCATTGTAGATTGGTGTCACTTGAACGGTGAGGTCAACCGCGAGTGCATCTACGTAGTCTGGTAGTTCAACTTCAACACTGGTTTCTAGTTCGGCAATAGTGCCGGTTCCACGGTAATAGACACCGGCTTCAGGTCCCTCTAAGCAAGCGTGGACCAAGTACTTGGACTCGTCTTTGGGGTGGTTAATGACGAAGGTTTTTGATGTATCGTAGATGATTTCACCGGTTCCTGTATTATAAGAGAGAGAATTGCCCTGGTTTGAATCACTACGAATTGGGGCAACGTAGAAAGAATTATTATATGTGGTATTTAATGCACCTCCTGAAGCATTTAGGACAATTGTATTATTCGATTGACTATTCACACCGGCACCGGCACCAATCGCAACCGTATATTGTCCTTGGTTGTTTGTACCTGCATTAGAGCCAATAGCAATCGCACTATTTCCTTGATTAGAATTACCCGCATAATATCCAATAGCGACACCGAATGTAGATTGATAATTTGTTCCAGCATTACTACCAATCGCAATAGAACCGGTTCCTTGACTAGTTTCACCTGCGTAACTACCTATAGAAATTGCGTTTGACCCCTGAGTGTTACGACCAGAATGCCAACCCATTGCAATCGCCATCGATCCTTGCGTTTCTCGTCCAGCCGATTTACCGATACCGATTGCGGCATACTGCTGATTACTAAATCCTGCTCGGTCACCGATACCAATACCTCTCGCCCCCTGAGTAATTTGACCCGCATTGACACCGATTGCGATTGCGTTTGATTGTTGGGTGCTTAGACCTGCGAGCACACCCATGGCTATTGAATAAATACCCTGTGTATCACTACCCGCGTAACTACCGATTGCTACAGAATCGTTATGTTGATTTGAATTACCGGCGGTGTTGCCAATCGCAACTGAATTACTCATCTGAGAAATCTGTCCTGCTGTATTACCAATTGCGACTGAATAAGCACCTTGTGTTGAAAGACCGGCGTGATAGCCGACTGCCACTGCATCAATACCTTGTACCATTCCACCGGCACCTGTGCCATACGCAATAGTGGACATACGAGTAAAGGGAATCGGTGAAGAGCCAACGTAGGGGAGAATATGGCGACTTACAACAGCCGAAATACTATAACCAGCTGGGAAAAGCTTATCTCCTAATGAATTCCATACTATACCATCGTAACTATATGCAAGTGTTTCAGCTCCTACGCCTGTAGCAGCAATCCATAAAGAACCGTTCCAAGTTACAGAGAATACATAGTCTGTATAAAGTGCACTGCGTGTCCAATTTATTCCATCATAACTGTAAGCAGCAACAGCATATGGTGGTGCATCGCCATCCAAGCCTGCTAAGACCCAAATACTTCCATTCCATGCTGCACTGTTAACATCATAGTTAAATGGACAAGTAGACTGTCCCCAATTTAGCCCATCATAACTGTAAAATGTAATGCCAATGTTAAAATCATCATCTCTTCCTGCGGCTACCCAAATATATCCATTCCAAACTAAAGTTCTTATTGTAACTGAATTTAATCCCAAAATATAAAAATTTGTAGAATACCAAGTTGTTCCGTCATAACTGTATACAATTGGAGAACCTACGGATGTACTACCACCTGCTAACCACATAGTTCCGTTCCACGCTAAACAATTACAACTTCCATCCAAGACTGATGTGCCTAATCCCGTCCAATGGACACCATCGTAACTATAAGCCACTGTATTAGTATTTACATTAGCATAACCTCCTGCTACCCACATGTTTCCATTCCAAGCAAGACATGAACAAACAGTATCAAATGGACTCTCTCCGCTGAGACTTGTCCAGTGAATACCATCTGAGCTATTGGCAAGTGTATCATATGTGGCATTAGAATCATAGCCACCTGCCAACCACGTCGTGCCATTCCAAGCAGCAGTTACACCACTGCCATTTAAGAACACTTGTGTTTTTGTACCTGTCCAATTAATTCCGTCGTAAGAATATCCTATGTAGTTTGGTGCGGAGCCTAGTGCTATCATAAAATTCTCAGTGACCGGTGTATTATCGGCAATTGTCCATACGACCTCATTGGTGTTAATATTATATTGTAAGACAGTTGTGGAGATTGAAGGATCATAGCGAATTGGGGAAACGTAGAAAGAACTCGCCTGTACAGTATCCAATTCTATTCCTGTGGCATTGAGAACAATTGTTGCTGAACTTTGGTTATTTACACCGGCACCGGCACCAATGGCAACTGCGAAATGACCTTGATTCGAATAGCCTGCGTTTGAACCAATGGCAATAGCACCTTGATTCTGGTATCCATAACCAGAGTAATAACCTATCGCCACCGCAAAGGAGGATTGCTGAGAACCGGCATTATCACCAATCGCTACGGATTCAATATCTTGTATTACAGTGCCTGCGGAGTTACCAATGGCAATAGAATTAGAGTTCTGATTTTCATAACCTGCCTCATTACCGATAGCAATAGAGTTTGAACCCTGAACATAACCAGCAGCATATCCAAGGGCGATTCCATTTGCGGCTTGAGTGTAACCGGCGTATGTTCCTATAGCAATAGCTTGATACTGTTGACCATTCTGTCCAGCATATTGACCGATGGCAATTGCTGTGGCTTGCTGATTGCTCTGACCCGCATTAAAGCCAATTGCGATTGCGTTACTTCCTTGGTTTGAAGTTCCTGTATTATTACCGATTGCTATAGATTCTATTAATGTATTATAATAAAACCCTTCTGTTTCTAAACCTGAGTTAAAGATAATAGAGCTCAACGGCAAGGTAGAATTTGTTCCACCGAAGACGATGTTCGCATACGAATCACCCAAGGAATATTGGGTTATATAGAGATTATATAATTGCGACTGGGGTGCCGAGCCAAGTGATACTATAAGGGCACCATTTACATACCAATATACATTATCTGGCATAAGAACGCACGAATAGATAGTATTTAAATTCCATGTACCGAGTGTGAACTGTGCTCCACCATTTACCTGTGTAAAAACTGCGCCATCATTAATCAAAAACCCGTAATTAGCATATGGACCTGAGTATAATAGAATCACTTGCCCACTGTATGTGACGGACTGAATTGTAAAACTTAGAGACGCAGAGGCATATGCCTGTAAAGAGGTAATTGTATTTGATACCGTATCACCGTTCGTTTTTGTAACAGAATTATTTGTAGGATTGAAGGTGGTGTCAATAGGAGTATCGGATGAAAGTGAATAAATTGTATTTCTATATCCAGTATTACCAGTTGTATTATATACGACTTCCATTGTTGTAGAATTATAATAGAGAACTGTATTGGATGTTGTAGGATCATAGCGAATTGGGGCAACGTAAAATGAATTGCTCGTTGTAGTATTTACCATACCGCCGGTCGCATCAAGGACAATAGTATTATTGCTCTGATTGTTTGCGCCCGCACTGTTACCAATCGCAATCGCATTTGTACCTTGATTTGAGCCGCCGGCAATATAGCCAATAGCCACTGAATTTGTACCTTGGTTTGAGTATCCAGCCTGTACACCTATAGCAACTGTATTACTACCTTGAACTATATAGCCGGCGTTACCACCGATGGCTATGGCGGCTTGCCCTTGATTGCTTGTACCTGTATTTGAGCCAATGGCGATGGCAGCCTGATTTTGTTGCGATTGACCAGCATAATAACCAATAGCAACCGCAAAGCTGGATTGATTATTACCGGCACTGTCACCAATGGCGATGGATTCAATATCTTGGAACGAGCCAGCGGCACTATTACCAATCGCAATAGAGTTGGAATTTTGTATGTTGCCGGCTGCCTCTGAGCCAATAGCAATCGCATTTACGCCTTGTGTATATCCCGCATAATCACCGATGGCAATCGCATATCCTGATTGATTTATACCGGCAGCAGTTCCAATTGCTACAGCATCATCTCCTTGGTTATTTGAACCAGCGCCGTTGCCTATCGCAACCGAATCGTTTCCTTGATTTGAGAAACCAGCAAAACTTCCTATAGCAATCTGATATGAATTACTATTTATATTACTAGCACCGGCATATAAACCGATTGCGATACCATTGTTTGAATAAAATCCTGCGTAGGTTCCAATCGCGATACTATTTGAAAGGGGAGATAAACCGCCGGCACCGCCTCCAATTGATACACTATTACCACGTAGGAAAGGGATGGGATCGGTGCCCATGTAGGGTAGTACGGTACGCGAGACTAAGCCATAGCCGCCGCTAGATAAAGGACTTCCACTGCCACCCGCAAATATACTTGTTCCAAGTCCTGTCCAGTTTATTCCATCTATGCTATATGCGATTGTATTGTTAGGATCCGTACCTGTAGCAACCCATACGGAGCCATTCCAAGCAACAGAATTACACGATTCCTCAAATATAGCAGCATTTGCTTGCGTCCAGTTGATTCCATCATATGAATATGTCATATTAATACCTGTTATACTATCAGTACCAACGGCGACCCACATAGTTCCGTTCCAAGCAACACTGTAACAATTATCCGATAGGGTTAAACTTGATGGTGGGTTCACATTCGCAGGAGTCCAATGAATACCGTCATAACTATATATGATTGTTAATTCATACGGCGCCACTGATGCTTCTCCACCAGCAACAAACATAGTTCCATTCCAAGCTACACAGAACGCCGCAGAAGGGAAAAATTCTGAGCCTATTGTTGGAAACCATTCTATTCCATCAAAACTGGCACACATTGTAGGACCGCCTGAACTCGCAAAGCATGCGACCCATAGGGTTCCGTTCCAAGCAACGGCAGTTCCTAAAAGACCCATTAAATTTGCTTGATTCCAATTGACACCGTCGTACGAATATTGTAAAGTTGCCGATTCATCACCGACCGCAACCCACATATTTCCATTCCAAGCAATTTTAAAGCACTCAAGTGCAAAACTCCATGACTCATCTGAATTACCAAAATTTGTCCAATGAATTCCGTCTGAACTAGAGGCTATTGTATAATAATTTGAGGTATAGTCAGCTCCGCCGGCGAGCCATGTAGACCCGTTCCAAGCAGCACAAATACCAGGTCCATTCGGAAAAGGATTGGAGCCGAGACCATTCCAATGAATTCCGTCGTATGAATAAGCCAGAGTATTAGGTCCATAACCGGTGGCAACCATAAAATTATCGGTAGCATTTTTGATAGCCGCCGCCACGGGTGATGAGCCGACGTAGGGTAGAACGGTGCGCGAGGCAAGTCCATAACAAGATTGACCACTTGTAAATATAGTATCACCCAGTCCTACCCAGTTCTTTCCGTCGTAAGAATATGCCAGTGTATTTGTATCACTCAAACCACCTGCTATCCATACAGAGCCGTTCCAAGAAACCGAATAACAGTCATTTGGAAATATTGCACTACTTGAACGGGTCCAATTGATTCCATCAAGACTCCATGCGAGTGTACGAGCATTGCCAAAAGAATCGTTTCCGCCGGCAACCCATAAAGACCCGTTCCATGCTACACAATTACATCCGTCAGGGAATACAGTGACAGAATCATTGACTAACCAATTAACACCGTCGTACGAATACGCAAGTATATATGTATTTGTTCCCCAGTTAGCAGATCCACCAATAACCCATAATGTACCATTCCATGCCACACAGCTTGCGCTCACAAAAATAGGTGTAAATGTTGCCGATTGTATTCCAGGCAGCCAATTAATTCCATCATAACTGTAAAAAATAGAACCACCGCCACCACTACCAACAGCGACCCACATTGAACCGTTCCAGGCGATGCCAACACAGACATCGGTTAAATAAGAATGTCCAAGCGGATTCCAGTTGATTCCATCATATGAATAAGCAAGGGTGTTATCGCCATCTCCACCGGCGACCCACATAGAGCCATTCCATGCGATAGCAATACAATCGGTACTTATTGGAGAATTTGCCAGAGCCCAATTGATGCCGTCAGAGCTGTAAGCAATTGTCGCATAATTCATTGTATTATCTGAACCACCCGCCAACCATAGAGAGCCGTTCCAAGCCACACAATTTCCAGAACCACTTGCGTTAAATGGACCGATGCCGAGCCCCGTCCACTTGACTCCATCGTACGAATATGCGAGATAATTCGTTCCAGTGCCGGCGGCAACCATAAAATTATTCGTAGCAAACGTACCGCCGCCAATAGCGACAGTGGTACCTGACGCATTGGTAGCGAATAAGTTTCCGAGATTATCCGCGGAAATGGACCCAGTACCAATTGTTAGAGAGCTAGGACCGACGTAGAGATGGCGGAGGCGCAAAGTGGATGTACCAATATCATATACATTATCTACATTTGGGATGAGCGACTGCGTCATTGTGCTACCGATGACATTACCGCCGCCATTATTCCAAACAACCTCATTCGTCACTGTATTATATTGTAAGAAAGCGGTGGACACTACAGAATCTTGGCGAATCGGCGCAACATAGAAGGAGCTCGCCTGTACAGTATTCAATGCGGCACCGGTGGCGTTGAGGACAATCGTACACGTGCTTTGGTTGTTCGCACCCGCACCCGCACCAATCGCAATCGCAAATTGTCCTTGATTGTTTGAACCAGCATTAGAGCCAATGGCAATCGCACTATTTCCTTGATTAGAATTACCCGCATAATAACCAATAGCAACCGCGAATGATGACTGATATGCGCCAGCACTATCACCAATTGCCACGGATTCAATATCTTGACTATCACCAGCTGCAAAACTACCAATCGCAACAGAATTCATACTTTGTACATTAAGTCCTGCCTCCCCATTACCTGCCTGATTACCAATCGCAATCGCATTATAACCCTGATAATAACCAGCACCATATCCAATACTAATACCAAATGAGGACTGAAAGGTACCAGCATAGGGACCAATCGCAATAGAGCATGTATCTTGATTGCTTGCGCCGGCTTGAGTACCAATCGCAATTGCATTGGAGGCTTGGTTTAGTTTGCCCGCATTAGAGCCGATCGCAACTGCTCCCTGGTTCTGGTAAGTATTACCCGCATAATAACCGATAGCAACCGCGAATGATGACTGATATACACCGGCGTTGTCACCAATGGCAATTGATTCACTGTCTTGACTGGATCCTGCGGCAAAATTACCAATCGCAATAGAATTGGAATTTTGAAATTCATAACCGGCTTCGGATCCGATGGCAATTGTATTTGGAGCTTGTGTGTAACCCGCATAGTAACCGATAGCAATGCCATAGGAGGATTGATACGAACCAGCACCATCACCGATAGCTACCGATTCGTTGCCTTGATTATATCCCGCATTGTATCCTATAGACACCGCATTTTCTCCTTGATTTGAATTGCCGGCTGCGTTACCAATCGCAACCGCATTATTAGACTGAGCATACTGCCCTGCCGTATAACCTACAGCAACCGCATATGCTCCTTGGGTGGAATAGCCGGCAGCAGCACCGATAGCGACAGCCGCTTCACCCTGCCCCTCTCCTATTACCGCTCCACCACCCGCCTGGTCACCAATAGAAATCGTAGAAAATCCGGTTATCCAGCTGCTGCCATTCCAGAACGCATAATCACCGTAATTAGAGCCAGGTTGTAAAGTACCAGTTCCACCATTGTTGCCCCATACAAATGAACTTGTAGCAGTATCATATTGTACCCAACTATTATTGATTGAATTATCTTTACGAAGAGTTGCCCCAATAACAGGTGCTATTAATGAGATTCTGGTTGGATTACAGATTTCGTCAAAACGACCAATATTCTTAATATAGTAATTTGTAGTTGTAGAGAATCCTGAGGTACTTACAAGTTGTTCTAATACCTGGATTTGTTGGATAACAGGAACAAACTGCGCGCGTAAAGACTGGGTATTGGTTTGTGTGGAGAGTGTTGGAAACCAGCCGAGTTGAACCTGTTGACCGCGAGTAACCGTGGTTGTAGAGGGTCCGTATTTCAGTGTTGATGAACCATAGAGATACTCCTTATCAATAGCAAATGTCACATTGGTAAAGTTATCGGTAAATGTCAAGAAATCGGTATTTGTTGAGATAAGTGTACTTCCTGTATAGACAATACAGGGGTCATAAATTGAATTTTTGAGAGCGTTATCCTGAACAGTATTATCACCGAGAGTAAGCAATGACGTGCTCACAGTGGAGATATTAATGACACCTGGTGTTAAAAAATAGCTGGAAATAAGATTATAATTGTAAAGTCCGGTGGAATATAATAATTCATCTATTAACGCAATACTGCTAAGAAGTTGACTGTTGACGGTTGAGAAATTATCTTCTAATCCAAGACTCGTGCTCTGTAAATATACAATAGAACTGTAGCTCGAATTGAATACAGTATTAAAAAAGATGGTATTATCACTGACATGTAAGTATGTTTCGCCTGTACCAATGAACTGAAGCGTACGACCGCCGACAGTTTGGTCTACGAGTGTACTAAATGGTAATACCTGCCCATCTGCTATAATTTGGTCGGGACCAATGTTATATATAACGAGACCGCCATTGTCGGCATTGGAATAAAATTGCATACCAGAGCCTGGCGTTAGATTGAAAACATTGTATCCGCCTGATGGTGCGAACTGGTATGTTCCACCATCCGCAGTAGGAGCAATTATCGCATTTACCGCTGGTAGAGCAAAACTAGATGTAAGCGTTGACGTAAAATAGGTACCTCCGTCACCACGACTTACTAAAGGTTGATTTGCCGGAATAGGATAATTACCAAAATCCTTAAAGACGATATCGCGGACAAAAAGGGTGTCCACGTTTAACGTCCTGTTATTTTGTCCGAATCCCGACATTACAGGTTCTACTACTTTGTTGGTTTATGTTTTTTAGGATGGACCGCCGCAGTTTGTTTCTTTTTTTTGGTTTTTTTGTTTATTCATCGTCACTGTCACCGATGAGCTCTACTTGCCCGTCTGTCCAGCGACCGACGTACTGCTCCTTCACGGCATTCGCATCAGGTGTATCCTTGGTGTTGTCGGCATAATAGACCTTGTTGGATGACAAGTTGCGGATGTGAAGACGTCCCTCGTACATGAAACTCTTCCACGCAGCGGTGACTGGCGCAGTATCTACGGCGACCGTTGCGGGCGTAGTATTCTTGGCTGTAGTGGTGGTAGTTGAATCACAAGGAATGCCATTAGGATAGCGTTCATGGAAGAGAGCTGAACCGACAATCTTGGCGCGAGGATAAAGTGTCTCCTCGTCTAGACGACCGTGCCATTGGGCATTGTTCTTCCTAGGATTTGCCTTAAACTCGGCATCCTTTTCAGCACACTTCGCACATAGTTTGGACCCGGGCATAGGCTTCTTTGAACACTGCTTTTCAGGAAAGATCATACCACCCTTACCCTTGGTACCTTCTAGGGGATTGTCCAAATCTAACTTACGACCGAGACAGAGAGTATTATTGATATCGGCAGCCTTGAGGCGAGAGGGATGGTCTCGCCAATTTGTTGTAGCAACGGGCACAGATTCAGTGTTAGAAGGGGCAGGAGCAGCAGGGGCAGCAGGGGCAGCAGGGGCAGCAGGGGCAGCAGGGGCAGCAGGGGCAGCAGGGGCAGCAGCCACAGCTTTGGTGGCAGCCGCAATCTTGCGCACCTTCTTCTCCTTGATAGGAGAAGCTACAACAGAAGGTACGACCTCAGGTGCGACCTCAGGCACGACCTCAGGCACGACCTCAGGTGGACAGAGAGACCGTAGTTCATCGGCAAGGGAAGTAGGAAGAAGATTATTGGTATCAAGGCATAGAATAGCCTTGGCAAGGAGAGAAAGGGAGGAGGACATTGGAATGAATGGAGGATGTAGGAAGAGGAGGCACCATTCTCTTATCCGCTAGGCAGTCCCTCAATTTTTTCCTAGAATCTATATAAGATATGAAATCATTTATAGATACTATAATAACAAATATTCCAATAGTATTAATTGTTCTTGTATTTATATTTTTAATATTAAGCGAGTTCGCAGGCGTGTGTATTAGTTTTGATAAAATAGGAGAGATGCTCAGTGGTGTTATTGTAGGACATCAAGTCAAGGTATTAGGATAAAAAATGATGGACCGCCCCACATTCATCATAAAGCATTACTTCTATAATGAACACCGCCGTGCCCGATACACTTATTCGTGCCTCCGTTCAAGGTATTGTTTATTTAATTAACTCGCAAACGGGTGACGTCTACACGTATAATCCTGAAGCGCCAACCTATATCGGACAACTTGAACGTATTCCAGATACCGATAAGCATCTCATGTCCAAACAAAATGGTTGCCTTCATTACGCCAAGGTGAAGTATCGCGATGATATTCGCGAGGTGATGGAGCGCCTACGCACGACCGCTTGAAAAAAATGAGATTCACACGCCGCAAACACAAAATCGCCAAAATGGACCAACAGATTGAAGATATCTTACGCCAACGCAAACTACTGCTGTGGCGTAAAATACTAGAAACCTTTCCAATTGAACAGAAATATCGTGATATTATTACGAAGAAAATCCTCCCAACACAGGCGGGAGATTTGCGGCAGTATACTGTGCCGCCAAAATCCGACGCTCCGCGCGATAATATGACATCTGCTCCTCATTGCTCTGAAATTGATACGTAAATGTGCTATGCATAATGTTATATGAACTTACAAATGTATATATAGACATATCCGCATTGTTTTCTATTTTTTGACCCTCGGTTAACGGTGGAACTGTATTCGTTTGGGGAGGCACTTGGGAGAATCTCGGCGGTCCAGTTGTCAGATTATTTGTCGGTATAGGAGCAAGTGCCACTGATTGAAAAAACGTCGCCGGTATATACGGATAACGAAGTGTATGAAGTTGCTGTCCATTACGATAATCGGTCGCTTCCTGATTGCTCGCAAATACATACCAATTCGGCGCCCCACCTTTTAGAATATTCAAGTAGATTGCAAAATTAATCGCCTGAACACGATTAAAAGTATCCCACTGCCGTTGTAAGGTAAGCAGGTCACTCTTTGTTTTGTATTTGACACCTGATAAATCGTAGGGAGTCTGAGGAATTGAGCCGTTTCCAATATTTGTAGAAAGGTATTGTGCATATGTATAATTTGAAAGATACGATGGATAGGGATTCATTTCCTTATTCACATAGAGTGATTTTTAAATAGACCGGTCATCATGGACTTCATTGTGATCATTCTTTTCATCCTCTGACGAGAGATCCTTACTATAATCAATAACCGGTCCCTTAGCAGTACTCCTCTTACGAAGACGAGAAACGTGTTCTACAAATTGATCCGTCTTCACCTCGGGCGACGAACCGAGTAGATGATGAGGCTTTTGTGTAGGAGGACCGAGGGATTTTAGGCGAGATTCCGCCCGTTCTTCTAGGGTACGTGTAATCGCAAGTTGTGTTTCGGTTTGTTTGGACGTCTCAACCCTTTTAGCAAAGGAAAGAACTGGGCGTTTGGACGGACCCATGGTGCGAACGGATGTAGCAGATGTGGACATTTTTGTAAGAAAGCGTAGGAGGAGGTGGGAATCCTGACACCGCCAAAAGAAACTTCAATTTTTTGAAGCGAGTTGCGAGCGACCGAAGCGACGCACTTTAGGTATCATCAAACATCATTTTTCCCTTGCCGCCTGATATTTCAAATACATTCCATGCCTCGCCATACGTTAATAGATACGTTTTACGACTCTTATTGCGCGGGTCCATTGGTATGGGTGCCAATATAGGATAGAGAACCGGCAACACCGCACGGGTGAATTGGAGTGTTCCTGCGGGTTGAGCAGTATCAAATGCTCCAAAAGTAATATTGTATACTTCTTGAGGAATAGGATACGTAAAATCCAAGCCCATACGAATATTCTTCCAATAACACGTGACTTCACGGAAAACCGCTGTATCCCATTGTTGAATACGGTCAATGTTAGAAATATTAAGACGTAAAGATGATACAAAGGCGGAATTATCGGAGGCGGTGAGAACGAGTCGCTGCCCCGCCAATGTAGACGCATACGACCGGAGACCTACCAACATACGACTTACAGAGCCAATCATATCAATGGTAAAAGGGAGTTGTATAGTTGCGGAATAGGGCGGCGATGCGGCGACAAACGAGTTATCTTCAATTGTAAATTGTTCGTGACGAACATTTGTATAAGGGATTCGTAGAGTCTGGGATTTGAGCCATAGATTCGCATCACGGGGTAGATAAAGCTGCGTGGATTCCAGAGACATCTGAATAGGCTGAACCTGCTCTAAGGGGAGTGTCACTTGAGTAGTGTCAATAGGTCCCCCCTGTGTTGCCTGGATACGCAAGGGTTTGCCGCCCCACGGCTGCGGTTGTAAACGTCCATCACTTGCTACAACGACCTCGTTCAATTTACGTAAATAGATACGAATACGCCATCGCTGTTGGTTTAACGCCGAAAGCGGCATACCAGGCTCGAACGCCTCTTCGCTGCCGAGAATTGGTATAGGAACTCGTAATTCAGCTAAGCTCGCCGAGCGTCCAATGGCAAGTGGCGTTTCAACACGTGAACCGACCTCGTCGTTCATCAAGAATACGGGACCTGTTTCTGCTGTTTGCCGGTTTCGCCAAGAGAGATATTCACCATAGTTTTCGTGAATAAGAACCTGGTCTTGAAATACCTGAATTTTATCAATAATCTGAAAGCCAATATTGTTTGTGTAACCGAAGGTGACCCCACTAGGATCGGTCACGATTCCGGTAGGATTTGCGGCGACTGCCAGAGGCGGCAACCATGTAGGTAATTGAATATGAAGAAAGAAATATTTTGCCATATCACCCCGATGGTCAATATCAAAATCAACCCATCGCCCCCAATCTGGCTGATTACGTGGCTGCGTTATGTAAATCTCTTTGGTGAATGGCACTGAGCGCATATAGACACTATGAAAAAAAGAGACCGTAGGATTTGCGGTAAAAAAGATATCCTTTTTGCCTCTAGCTACGAGTTCCATTAGACCACCGGAGCGAGATGACATTATGAATCTCCTTAATTTATACTTAGCGATTTTAAACCCGCACATTCAATAGAGAGATGTTTCACCCATTGATGACCTTATTTACAGCCGTGCTGTTTATTGCTCTTACACCCGGTATCCTCGTCACATTACCACCTAAGGGTTCCAAACTTGCGATTGCGGTGACACACGGTCTCCTCTTTGCGCTTATCTACGCCGTTACCCATAAGGCGGTCTGGCATCTCACAAAGAAGTACGAGGGGTTCCAAGCCGAGTACGTTTTCCCACCGGCAATCAAGAACGGTGATATCTGTAAGACACAGACATGTATGTGTAATGGTGCGGAGATTGCGGAGGCGGGACGTTGCCAGTAAAAAGCCGCTTTGCGTTAGACGCTCTGCGTCACCGGCTTAAAAACATAAACAATTGAACGACTAACGATGAGTTTTCCGAACATCAGTACCGGCTATGGCTTGACCGTCCAACCAGTTAGCCCGCCGAAGTTAAGTGAACTCAAGGTGACCGATGACAAGCTCAATGTTATTCTTACGACAATTCGCATTCCAGATGAACATATTTGGGCGAATGGTCTATTCCAAAATGTCTATATTATCTATCGTATGCTTGAAGTGATGGGACTCAAGCCCTGGTTAATGGTGGATAATAACCAGAATCATAAGGATGCCACGGTCCACGAAAAGTTCCGTATGATGGATTTTAAGGAGTATGCGGCGAACCCCTTCCCTGTCGCTTCCTACGTAGAGATGGGTATGTCCTGCGATCCTGGTATTCGCCGTTTTTTCCGCTCTATGGGCGCCAAGGTCTCAAAGCTCTATCTTGGTAATATCTTGAATATTGATATTGAGACGATTACGTTTATGAAGGGCGTCAATTTCAGCCATCACGTTGCCGGCGAACTAGACGAGATTTGGGTGAGCCCTCATTACGATTTCCACGCCGAATACGCTGGGTCTATTAATGCCCTTTGTGGGAAGACCAGGATTGCGCCCTACGTATGGGACCCTATGTTCATTGAGAATATGGGACAGGTGTATGACGATAAGGGGCTATCTTTAGAATCGGAGCGGCTCTTCGTCATCATGGAGCCGAATATCAGTTTTCAGAAGAATTCAATCATTCCAATTACGATTACAGAAGCGTATTACCGCCGTCATCCCAAGCGGGTTGCGCAGGTGATTGCGATTAATGGTGAACGTCTCAAAAACAATTTATATTATCAATCATCCGTTCTACCAAATCTCAGTATTTACAAAGACGGTAAGTTACAACTCACGCCACGTGCCCATATTGTTAATCTGGTAAAGGCGTTCCCGTCCGCCATTATCGTAATGCATCAGGTGAATAACGAATACAATTATAGTTTTCTAGAGTTTATTACGATGGGCTTTCCGGTCGTCCATAATATTAAGCGCTTCAAGGACTACGGATATTATTACGATGGAAATGACTTTGATGGCGGTGCCGATCAGATTGACCGCATTATTAAGCACCACGTAAGTAATAAGGTCACCTACGCTGCGCAGGTGAAGCAGCTCACGTGGAACTTTTCTATTCACAACCCCGCGAATCTTGAGGGTTGGAACGACTTACTCTTCAAAAAGGCGTAAGTGCGGCGGCGGTGGAGGGAGCCCAAGAGTCCCCTCTTACCCCCGCCATTAATAACCAGTAAATCTATGCGTTCCCTGTGCTTCCTATCATCTAAGATGACAGAGGTGCGCAAAATGGGGGCGGATGTAAAAAATTGACGTGATGTAAAGGGTATTGTATTCCCCTTACCTCACGAGCAAATGTCTTCCTACGCTTCCGCCGTTCCCTTCGTTGTTGGCGCCCTCGCTGCGACGCTCTTTGTTAGGTCATGGCTTTCCTCGTATATCACCAGCCCCGTGCCGGCAACAACGGAGGTTGCCTCCGCACCTGCCACCACCATCACCACGAATGCTACACTCCTTGCCTTGGATGCCGCTGCCGCCATGAATGCTACACTCCTTGCCTTGGATGCCGCTACTACTGATAATCCGGAACACGTTGTATATACTACTATTGCGAAGGCTGCTGCTGCTGCGATTTCCGCCGCCGCTAACGCACATCGTGCTACCGAAGCCTCTGCCACTAACTTTACTTCATACCTCGCCCTTACACTCGCCGCCGCTGATTCAGCCCGTGCCGCACAGAGTATCACAGGTCGTGCGGCATCCCGTGCTCCAACAGATGCCCAGCTACGTGCCGTAAGTATTGCAATGAGCAAGGCGGCTAGTGCTACGCAGAAGTCTGTTGCTACGGCGCATCGTGCGACGCCTGAGAAAGTAAAGACCGCCCTTGTCGGTTAAATCTTGGGCAGCACGAGCGGCAACGAAGGCGGTTTAAAAACCGCCCATAAGACATCTTGTAGACCACAATGAAGGTTGGCATCACTGTAAGATTTCTTAATAGTTATTTCAGTGGGGGCATCCCGCAGGTAGCGTGCTCCCTCGCAAAAGCCCTCCAAGCCGCAGAACACAATGTAACGCTTCTGTACCCAGCAGGCGAGCAGGACTGGTTTATGGACGTCAAAGGGCTTAAAGAAACCCTCCCGCCACGCAAACCGTGGTCCCCCACCGATACCGAGCACTACGACGTCGTGTTTGAAGTTGTATGGTCGTTCTCGGAAACGGACCGCCCCAAGGTTGCCACACACCGCATTCTATGGGTCCACCAGCCTCCAGTGTTCCACGATATTGAATCGTCGGTCTACAATTGGAATCCAACGCAGCGGTCATTCAAGAACCTCACTGCCATCGCAACCTACGATTTTTACACGTCCCAGGACGTCCGATACCTAGAGTTTTTGTCAGGAGTCCAGGTTATTCAAGTGCCTTTTCTATGGAATCAGGAAGCACTTACCGTTTTTTGCGAAGAGAATAAGACTCCAGAATGGAAGGAGTCCGCTAAGCGTGTAGAGGCACTGATTCCGAAGGAGACGCACCCATCGGTTTCGTGGTGCGCACGTATTGTAGAAAGCAATTTCAGCAATACGAGCCACGCAAATATTCCACTCAATATTCTAACACAGATTCGTGTCAGGGGCGATCCAGTACGTTTTAATATTCATAATGGCGAACAGCTTGGAGCGAATGAGTTTTTCAAATCAAATATTGTGAAGAATCTGCTTTTACCGGATATAAGTGGATCGGTGGTACCTCGTGTACGCTTACCGGACTTGCGCCAAGAGAAATCGTTTATTATTGCGCATCAACGCTTCCGTCCTCTCAAGGCGTTTATGCTAGACGCCTTGTATCTTGGTATTCCTCTCATTCACAACTGTGAATTGCTCACCGAAATGGGAACTCCATACGGCTATAAGTTAAATCAAATTCAGGACGCCGCAAACGCGTGGGCTAAACTCAAGAAAGATTACGAAAATGATAAACTTCTTTTCAATAACGCTGTACATAGTGCGATGCGGGTAAAACTTGTAAAGCGTTTTTCACCGGTTGCGCTTTCATCAGCCTACAACGAACTATTGAAGCGTGCTATTACACCCAAGTCTATTCCTAAATCTATAACTCCGAATAAGCAAAATAAGGAACTGCGTGTACACTTTTGTGAGTTATGGAGTGAATTTGTACCGAAGTACAACTTTTTTATGTATTTGCTTTCTTGGATTGGTGCGATGAATAATATCCCTGTTATTTTGGATAGTACTACGCCGAATCTCGTTATCTATGGACCTCTCAGTCATGGGCAAGAGAAGGCGTATCCTGGAGTATCAAAGGTATGGTTTACAGGGGAAAATATCCAGCCGCCAAAGGACGATGATATTGTACTCAGCCTAGGCTTCCAGTATAATACCGCTTCTAACTATATTCGTCTGCCGCTATGGATGCTGGAAGTCAATTGGTTCGGCGGAGACCCTGTCAAGATTGCGAATCCTCGTCCTGTCTCAGTACAAGCCGCTACAACGGTAGACCAATCTATGATAGATAAGAAGAGCAAGTTTTGCGCCTTTGTCGCCACGAATCCTAACAATAATAATCGTAATGTGGCATTCCATATTTTGAATAACTGGAAGCCAGTAGATTCCGCAGGACGTCTATTCTGTAATCGTCCAGAGGGACCGATTCCGGCAGGTTTGGGTGGTGGTGGCGGTGAGCTCGCAAAGGTGGAGTATTACAAGGACTACAAGTTTGTAATTACATATGAGAATTCGCCTGGTCCAGGTTACACTACGGAAAAGTTATTTCACGCTAAGGTGGCGGGTGCTGTGCCGATTTATTGGGGAGACCCATTTGTAGATCGTGATTTTGATTCGACAGGATTTATCAATGCAAATCAGGTAAGCAAGCCTGAAGATCTCATCACTCTTGTGAAGAAGATAGATGATGATCCTGCCGCTTGGCGTAAGATGGCAGCAGTACCTGCGATTACAGCTTCAAAGCGCGCATATTGCGAACATACAATGGAAGAGGTAGGAAAGCGTATATTCAGGCTTATTTTAGATAAGGAGGTAAAGGTAGATTCTTGGGTTAAAGCGGAGACATTTGGTAAATTATATGAGACAATGGATTACAAGCAACTCTATGCGTCATATTTGACGTCGGTGCCTCCTGTGCCTGCGCTAGCACCAGTCCCAGCTCCAGCTCCATCTCCAGCTCCAACTCCAGCTCCAGCTCCATCCCCAGCAACAGCTCTAGCCACCGCGTCTATCTCCAAAATCACAAACCCACGTGTATTTTTCACCGCCGCAAATCAAAAATATGTAGAAGCCGCCGTGAATGTCATCGCCTCAATGAAGTCGTACGAGCCAGACATCCCAAAGATTGTCTATGTATGGCGTGATGTAACGGAGGAGCAGTGTAATATTCTCAAACAGTACGGTGCTACGGAGGTGCGTCGTTTTCCAGAGGAGAATGGTCCATGGCGCGACTTCTGGGAACCACAGCATTTTGCGTGGAAACTATGGGCACATGTACATGCCGGTCTCAAGGAAGCACCAGGCACCTTAATGTTATACATGGATTCGGGCGTCGCCCTTGCCTCCCCCATTTCCGCAATTTGGAGCACGATTCAGGAGAAGGATATCTTTATACTGGACGATGCGGAACAGACGAACGAACGCTGGTGCCATCCAACCTTTTGTAAGGAATTTCAGGTCACCCCTGATGAGCTCAAGGCGAATCAGATTTGGGCGGGCTGTATTGGATTTAAGGTTGGTGGAAAATATATGGAATCGGTTCACCGACAGGCGCTTGGTATTGCCGAGGCTAAGCGTGATGTGATTGTAGGCGAAAAGTGGAGCCCATATTCTCAGGTCTGCTTAGGTCATCGTCACGACCAATCCATCCTCAGTATTATTACACAACGGGCAGGTGCTCCAAGGACACCACTCAAGGAGTTCTACTGTGACCGCTCTATGCGTACGGCGAAGCAGTGGGGCACTCCACTCTATGTACACCGCGGCAACTTTAAGGATATTGTGCCGTTTACGGATGGTATTGATGAAGCATATGTAATTAATTTGGATCGTCGTAAGGACCGTCTTGATAAGTTCAAGGAAACTCATAAGAATATTAAGGATCGTGTATATTTATGGAAGGCGGTAGATGGTCGTACACTCACCTTAACTCCTGAGTTGGTCAATTGCTTCCGTAACAACGATTTCAATTGGAAGAAATCGGTTATGGGATGTGCTCTCTCGCATCTGGGTCTATGGGAAAAACTCGCAAACGATAAGCTTGCGAAGTCGTATCTCATTATGGAAGATGACGCAGTGCTGTTCGAAAAATGGATTCTACGATGGATGACGGCGGCGAAACATATTCCAGCGGATGCAGATGTTATTTATCTAGGTGGTATTTTACCACCGAATAAGGCAGCCTTTCCTCAAGTTGCCGAGGTAGTCAATGAATACTTTGGCAGAGTTGCGCCGAATACACTCTACTCAACTACTCCCCGCCGGTACTTCCATTTCTGTAACTACGCATATGTACTTACACAGCAAGGCGCACGTAAATTGATTAAGCTTGTGAAGGAGAAGGGTATTTTCACGAGTGGCGATCATATGATTGTCAATCACGGTGATAATCTGCTCAATATCTATTTTACGGTACCACTTCTTGCCACTTGCTTCCAGGAGAATGACCCTGTGTACCAGCGATCCGATTTCAATAATTTCAACCGTGTAGACAACTTTGATAGTGATTTATGGAACAATACAGAGTGCTTTACAAAGGAGGAGACATTTGCGGTGATTAGTAGTGAACTGAAGGGGCAGACATTTACTGTTGTAGGTGATACAATGCCTAATGCTCCAGCTCCATCTCCAGCTTCAGTTCCAGCACCAGTAACAGCAGCACCAGTAACAGCAGCTCCAGTACAGCAGCAGGCAGCACCAGGCGACTTTTCTGCGGTATGGAACCGTCTTCTACAGGCAACGGTGCTCAAAAAGGACGCAGAGTTCAAGCCAACCCTGGATGCTATGTTCGCACTATGGTCCCCTGCAAACTTTGACGCTACAAAGTCATACCATGCGATGTTTGAACAGTTAATTGTCGCAGAGAATGAGATGTTTATGCGCTACAAGGCAGATATTTATGCGGCACTCAAGGCAAAGTTTGACCTATCTAATGCGGCGCTCTGGGGCAAGATTGTTGGAAAACTCGGTAATAATACAGTCCAGCCTTCAAACGACACAATCCCTGTCTTCTACCTCAAGACGATTAAGCCAGAGTTTTTAGAAAACGACTGGTTGAACTCTCTCTTTCCTAAGGCGATTGAGTGGGTTCCTCTAGAATCGTTTGACCATCTTGTACAGGCAACCAACCCCATTCTGCTCTTCCAGACTATTCCTGGCGAATCATCACTCGGTTATATCTACAATGGATTCGCCAGCGGTCTAGAAAAGTTAGGTAAGCAGATGACCGTTATCCATATTAGCGATGAATTTGGACGTGATCCGATTGACTTTTACAATTCACCCGCGGTCAAGCGTGTAATTCGTAACTACTATCGCCCAAATCTACCAATGAATAAAGTAGATATTATTCCACTTGGTTATGCAAATGGACGTGGTGCTACAAACCAGACAGCTCCTACATTTGAACAGCGTCCATATTTATGGTCGTTCGCTGGCTCTATGGACCGCCCTGGACGTAGCCAGGCGATTCAGTCCCTTGAGCGTACAGGCAACTTCAAGCTTGCCGACCGTCCTACATGGGGAGATCCAGCCAAACTCAACGCCAATGAGTATAATTTACTCAACCAACAGACGAAGTTTGTGCCTTGCTTCAATGGATTCTCATCACTAGAATCGTATCGGCTCTATGAGGCACTAGAACAGGGGGCGATTCCAATTTATGTGCCGAACGAAGTTGACCATTACGCCGAAGTACTCGGCAAGCATCCTATTTTATCGTTCCCTTCGTGGGAGAAGGCAGCCGAACTTTTACCAACATTGGCACAGAATCCAGCAGTCATGGAGGACCATCGCCGTATTCTCTCAACGTGGTGGCAAGGAAAAAAGGCGGACTTTAGGGACCGTCTAGCACGGGTATTTAACTAAGACCCCCAACAGCCACAACATACGGCATGACCCGATAATTTTGTCCATTCATCAATTGTATATTGACTTCCCATTGATTGATTACAGCGAGAGCAAATTGCACGTAAATTTGTAATATCCAGAGTACCGCCCTTCGCCTCCGGTTTATTATGACCAACGTGGAAATCAAACACACTTATCCGATTTTTACACCAAGATATGGTACATTTTGCCTCATATCTAGGACCTACGGATGTGAGCCATACTTGTTCGCGCAAAGCACGGGGAATTTTTGCCTTGGGTGTGGCAGGTTTTGTAGGTGCGGATGACATATAAAGACTATTATATAAACTACCGTAAAGCACTATATGTCAAATTTTACAAATTTGGATGCTCTTCTCGCAAAGCTGCCGATTCAGCAACCAATACAAAAACGGGTACGATTTATGCTCGTTGGTACGCATACGAACCAGACGACCGGTTATAGTAAAGTGACGCATAATATTATCCACGAAATGGTCAAATATCCTTGGATTGATATTTATCATTTCGCATTTCAGAATTTTGTGAAGAATCAGCAGCCGAATCGTATATATCCGCCAAATGTAAACGTCTATGACCCATTTGCGAATGAGAAGGAACACTCAGAGCAGGGATTTGGATTCAGTCAACTTCCAGAGTATGTGCGTCAAGTGAAACCCGATGTAATCCTCATTTATAATGACGCAAGTGTTATCTGCCGTTTTCTAGATAAGTTACAAGAGCAGCTTCAACCAGAGGAGCGAAAGTATAAAATGATTATCTACCTTGACCAAGTGTATAAGATACAACGTCCAGAATTTCTGGATCGTATCAACCGAGATACAGATATCTATTTTGCATTTACAGACTATTGGCGCACCGTTCTTCAGGAACAGGGTATTACGAAGCCTATTCATATCCTGAGACACGGATTTGAGCCAAATGAGTTTAAACCACTCAATCGTGATGCGATGCGCAAAAAGCATAACATTCCACAGCACGTTTTCCTATTTCTCAATCTCAATCGCAATACACCAAGAAAGCATCACGATATTGTTGTACAGGCGTTCGCACAACTGGTAGCGAAGCATCCCACGAAGCCTTTAGGGCTACTCGCCGTTTGCGACGCTGGACAACTGGGAGGATATCCGCTAAGAGAAATCTATATGCGTGAGCTCATTCGTCTCAATATGATTCCACAACATCATGTACATAAACTAATGATTACCGAACACTCTATGGCATGGGATGATCATGTAATCAATGAACTCTACTCATTGAGCGATGTTGGAATTACAGGCGCCGATGGAGAAGGCTTTGGTCTCTGTCAGTTTGAGGCAATGGGTGTAGGTATTCCACAGGTCGTTCCATATATCGGCGGTTTCAGGGATTTCTGTATTCCGAACAAAAATGCGATGTGTGTGACGCCGAAGATTGAGGTCTATCTGCCACTGGCTATGAGCGTCATTGGCGGAAAGGGTGAGTTGGTGGATGCGACGGAGCTTGCCCTTGCCGCCGAGGAGTATCTGCTGGATACGGATCTGAGGGAAGCGCACGGCAAGGCGGCACGAGAGACCGTTCTGGGGTACCGATGGGCAGACGAGGTAAAGAATTTAGTGGATGTGCTTAAGACGATGACTTAGCACCAAAGACTTTCATAATAGCGGAGGCAAGTTCGCTCTCTCCGTCTTCATATGTTAGTAAATAAATGGAGACAAAACTGAGCGCGATACCAATACCCTTCAATAGCCCTACCTTCTCTTGTAAGAGAACCAAGCCGGTAAATGTGACGAGTATATTACTCATCATATTCCATAGCAGATTGACAACCGTCATCGTCTCGAACCGAAGTCCTTGTAGAAAAATCATAGGTTGTATGGAGTAAATTGCCATAGAAACGGGTAAAAAAATCATACTCAGCTCTTTCAATGAGACCTTCTTGAGTATACTAAATGCCAGGGTATCAACACCCGCCATTAGACTCGCAATGCCTATGGGAATCCAATTTATAGCTGGCATATTCTATAGTGAATGATTATTTTCATTTCCCAACAGGTGAAGTCTTTCGCGCGCAATATTGTACACTTCGGTCGCCACCTCGCATGACGCGAGTTTATTGCCGAGGGAGGTGAAGTACGGGCGACCGGTTTGCATTTCGGCGAGTTGGCATGCCGAGGAGAGTTGAACAATACGTAACCTTAATGCTTCCGTCTCCTCTTGTATAATATACGCATAATATAATACTCCTAGGAGAAATCCAACATTGAGCGCATATATCAAGTAGTCCATCTGCCGTATCTAAAAAAATCTTTGTACCTATTTCAAATTTTGACCAATGACTATGTGAACAGTGTAGGATATTGTTCTTCAACCGCCGCAACCATATTATACCTTACAACAAAGTGAAGAAACTGTAATGTAAGTTCAAGAGTCATTCCCGCATAGACCAACGCCTTCAATGGTTCATAATACATATAATAACCTACTGTTAGAAGCGCAAAGACTGTATAAATTACCCAAAGATTTCTATATTCGTTCTCTTCGTTGAGGAGCATTTGAATAAGAATACTGTTGGACATAGTAGAATGGCTGTAGCGTTGTTTACGGGCGTCAATGGTATAAAGGGCGAAGTCAATTTTTCAGCCACCTCTACGGGCACAAAGGTACACGCTATTTTTACAGAGCTCCCGAAAGGAAATCACGGGTTCCATATTCATAAGGCGGGCGACCTGAGGGGTGAAGGCTGTAAGGGGGCGTGCGACCATTTTCATATGGGAACACCGCAACCCCATGGTGGAGCGCCAACGTCAAAAAACGCTCGTCATACGGGCGATTTGGGTAATTTAACGGGTCCAAGTGATGAGGTGTCGTATATCCTCAAAGGCGTCACCTTGGAGGACTTATGGGGACGTTCGGTCATCGTTCATGAGGACGAGGACGACCTGGGCAAGGGACCGTTTGAGGATAGTGTAACGACGGGACATTCAGGAAAGCGGATCGGCTGTGCGATTATTGGGCGAGTCCAAACTCCAGCCTGTAACGGTACAGCGCCCGCCAAAACCCGTAAAGTCCGTCGTAACCATCGGCGCAACCGCAGTCCATAAGCCCTTTACAAGGCACAAGAATGGATAGATGACCAAGTCGGACGGCGCGACATTATCCCATTTATACCGCCCGTCACAGGGCGACGCACGAACCGCTTGTAGCGCCTTATTCATCTCAACGAGCCTTTCCCGCATGTCTGGCTCCAACCGCACAAATTCACTACCGGCACAGCGTGCTTCCACTGATAGAATCATATAGTTAAACAGCCACGTCGTCAGACAGTCAATACGCCATACCCGCTCATCGGCGACCCCCGCTTTGAACCAATCGCCCCGTTCAGCCGCAATACGTAATGGCACATCGCGCAGTCTCTTCATAAGAGTCGGCACGTGAAATACCTCTAGAACGAACTTGAGACGCAGATACCCAATCGCCGCCAGAACAAAATCGTCGTCTGCTGACAACGCACGAAGAATATCAGTTACGCTCCCAACAGCGTCTAACCCCAGCCGACTCATATAGTATTTTGTTAGAAACTCAGGCAAGTGATAGCCTCCAAAGAGCAATCCCTTCAACTCTTCGTCTGTATTATGGTCGCAATTATTATGGGGAAAAGGAAACTCTGTATGCGCATTGAGCGTATAGAAATCTGGGGAAAGCATTACAAGTGATATACAACTGCGGTGTATATTCAATTTTTGCCCCGTACTATAGTTAGAATGGGTTCTACTAATTCTGTGCCAGTTTCGCAGTCTAGAGTCGTGAATACGATGACAAATCCGATGATATGTAAGTATGATAACTGTAAAAATCGTATAGAATTCAGAAAAACCTATTGTGTAATTCATGATATAAATACGGGGCAGCCAAAGGAAGAGCCGAAAAAGGAGGGTTGTTGGGGTTGTTGTTGTGATATGATGTGTATGTAATAAAAAAATTGAACCCTCCCGTAGGGCTTTTTTGACGTTCACCTCAAATGAACTGCCCTAATTGTGAAGCTATCAAGGGACTTGCCCTCCAACATTCGATGGATGATTGTCCGATTAAGGATGATATTACATGTCGTAGATGTTGCCAAACTGGTCATATGACCCATCTATGTCAGCAGAACTGGTCGCATTGGGAGCGTCCGACCACTATGGAACAACTTATTCCCCTTCATATCCGCAATCGTTACAAGATTACCTCGGCGACTCCACTTACATTTGAAACACCGCGCGGCGCAGATACAGTACATGAACTTCATCCTATGAACGAGTTTCAAATGCCTGATAATTATAAAGAATTACGTTCTTTTGTAGATAAATATGGTATTTATGTAAAAAAGACCACAAAGGCGGCAGAATTGGCGTGCGTGGAGGCGATTCACTCTTGGGCGAAGGAGACTGGTCGCCGTATCATTCCTAAAAATACCATTGTAGTATAGATGGCGAGACGTAATCCAACTCGTAAATCAAGGCGCACAATGAATATTCCAAATAATGCGATAGTAAATGTACAACAGGATCCGTATTCATCCCGTTTTTTAACGAACGGAAAGACGGCGAAAGAGATACTCAAGGAGGCGGGTCCGACGTATCTGGGCGGTCGTAGAAATAGAAAGACACGCCGCCACCGTCGTTAGGTCGCTCGCTTCGGTCGCTCGCTTCGGTCGCTCGCTTGAAAAAATTGAAATCATCATAGGACATTTTGTACTCTTTCGGTCTGCGTACAAAACATCCACATACTTTCCTCCTCCTAAAACAAACAATGCCTTCTATTCCTTCCTTCCCAACCCTGTACGGTAAAGCGTCCACAGGTAAAATTAAGATGTGGTCTATTAAAGTTGAAGACCAAAAAGGGGTCGGTGCGATTACGACGACCCACGGCTACGTAGGTGGCAAACTCCAGGAAAATGTCCGTCTCGTCACGGTGGGCAAGAACCTGGGTAAGAAAAACGAGACAACTCCAGTCCAGCAGGCGGTCAATGAGGCACAGAGCGACTGGAAGAAGAAGACCGAGGCGGGCGGTATGACCGAGAAGATGCCTGAGGAGGCAGCAGCTGGTGCGGGCAAGGCAAAGGCAGACTCTGACGGCGAGAGCGTCAAGTCCGCAGGCAAGCCGAGCGCCGAAAAGAACGCCAAGGCGGCGACCAATGCCGGCGGTGTCCCTCACCCGATGCTCGCCCACGACTACAATAAGCGCGGCAAGGATATCAAGTTCCCGTGCTATGCCCAGCGGAAGTTGGACGGTGTGCGCTGCCTCGCCATCTCAGGCAAGGGACTTTACAGCCGTACAGGCAAGGCGTTCCCGCATATGGACCACATTCGTGCCGAGATTAACAGCCTCCCCAGAGGCACGATTCTGGACGGCGAGCTGTACAGTGATACGCTCAACTTCCAGGAGATTGTAGGTCTCGTCAAGAAGGAGACGCTCAAGCCTGAGGACACCGCTAAGATGACGCAGATTTACCTCTGCGTCTACGATACTATTCAGGACGGCACGAACGAGGAGCGTAATAACTGGCTCGCCAATCTCTTCAAGACGCACAAGTTCAAGGCGCTCAAGCTCCTGCCGACCGACATCGCCAATAATCTGGACGACGTCAAGCGGCTTCACGCCGAGTATGTCGCCGACGGCTACGAGGGGCTCATCCTACGCAATAAGGCAGGGCTCTACAAGGTGGGGCACCGCTCCGCTGACCTCCAGAAGTACAAGGAGTTCAAGGACGATGAGTACAAGATTGTCGGCTTCAAGGAGGGCGACGGAATTGAGAAGGGCTGCGTCATCTGGGTCTGCGAGACGAAGGATAAAAAGCAGTTCAGTGTCCGCCCTAGAGGCACGCATGAGGAGCGACAGGAGGCGTTCAAGACGGCATCAAAGCAGATAGGAAAGAAGCTGACAGTTCGCTTCCAGGAGCTTACGGAGGACGGCATTCCACGTTTCCCCGTGGGGCTCGCCATCCGTGACTATGAATAAATAAACCAAAACCACAAAACCACAAAAACCATAAACCACAAAAACCATAAACCACAAAAAACACAAAAACCACAACCCAACATAAGGATGGAAAAGAATTGGAGTTTGGAGAGGCATAGCCTCTCACCAAAAGAAAAAAAAATACAATCGTTCACTGAACGAGCCACTGGCTTCCGCTTTCCCACACTCAGTCATAAATTCGCATCTATATTCAGTCTCTACAACTTTTTGAATGCGCACCAAAACGACAATCCAGCTACATTACAATATCATGTAACGGATGAGAATGGCAATCCTATGTTTTCAGTAAGCGACCTAAAACAAATACAGGAGACAATACGGAACCAGACATCGCGTCCTATGTCAAATAATAATGCCCGGCAGATTCTTGACCAGGTAAAGAAGGTATATGCGCCGGCGATAGAATTAGCAAAAACAATGAAGGGGGGCTCACGTAGAGTATCCAGAGGCAGAACTCGTGGAGGTGCTACGGTGGGTGTAGGTGTACCAGTAGCGACTCCAGTATCTCCAGCGGTTTCATTACGTGATCCTATCGCCCCTGGCTATAATGCTACAAATGATATGTTAGGTGCCCCAGAACGCCCTGGATTTGTTGACACCTCAAGAAATAGTTTTTTTGACCGCATTTTTGTAAAATTGGGCAATATGTACTCAAATTCTCCATTTGCTCTAAAATTCTCCCATAAATGGGACGGTATCTTTTGGTTTATGTTTATATTATACAATTTGGAGAATATGGACTTCTTTGGACCGTTCCTTAGTGCTGGATTAGACGCTTATATTTTAGGCATTCGTATGGCGGTTGATGCGCTACACGAGGGTATTCCTAAACTTTTATCTACGCTTGGTAGTATTCTACCGATTGGTGTAGGAGGTATTGCGGGTGATGCTGCTGGCGAAGCGATAGCAACTTTAATTGGTGGATTTCTCCTTATGGGTACAATTATTGTAAGTATCTCTCGTAAGCATTTTGGCGATGCGTTCAAGTCGTCGCTAGAGATGATACCAGTTGTAGGCGATTTTCTCTTAACATTTGCTATGTCGGCAGAGACGAATTTAGATCGTATAAATATCTACCGTAACAAACTTATACATCAATTAGAACCTATTAGCCCGAAACTCTATACTTTTGTGGATTACTGGGTACCAAAGTTAGAGCCTGTTTCACCCACCCCACCGCCCACACCTACATTCGCAGATATTAAGAATGATATTGTTCAAAAAGGTATGGAAGTTACGGGGGCAAATGTGGCACTAGAGAAGGTACAAGCGATAACATCAAATCCGTTGGGTGCGGTGGCGGGTCAACTGCCGGCGATGCCTGCTCTCCCTACACTGCCTACTCTCCCTACACTGTCTAATGTACCCACATTGCCAGCATTACCTACAGCCCCAACGCTGCCAACGCTGCCAACGCTGCCGACACTGCCGACACTGCCGACACTACCAACAGTAAAAAACATGCCTTCAATACCATCAAATAGCTTAAAAACCGCCTTTGCTCCTACTCCTGTGCGAAAACGCGGAGGCGCACGTACCCGCAGATATAAACGCCACAAACGTAGGCAAACTAATAGACGGCGATGACCAACTGGTTCTGCTATCTACTTTACATTCCTGGAACCAATAGAACTTATATTGGTGCTACGAATGACCCAGCACATCGCTTGAGACAGCATAATGGCGAGCTCAAAGGCGGCGCCAAGGCAACCAAAGGCAAGAAATGGACGCAGGCATTCTATCTATCGGGTTTTCCCGACTGGTCGACTACCCTACAGTTTGAGTGGGCGTGGAAGTTCCATGGCAGAGGCAAACCAGGGCTGCCAGGCAAACTGCGCGCCCTTAAGGAACTCCTCGTTAAGGACCGCCCAACCAAAACGTCTATTCCGTACGCCTACTGGTCACGCCAAGTCGCCTTAGAAGCGACACAAACCCAGCGCGCCACCCTCCAAAAAATTGACGCAGCATCGTTCTTGTTAGAAAGCCAGTATTCCCCCAGCATGTCTTCCTCCAATCATACATTTGAATCTCTATCTCAGCAGGTTACCGATATGGCGACAGAGCTCGCACTTGTCAAGCAGCGTCTAGCTGATGCGCTAGCAAAGCTTGAACCCGCTCCCGTAAAGAAGGAAAAGAAGGTAAAGGATCCCAATGCGCCAGCTGTACAAAAGAAGCCCCTCAGTGGCTATATGCTCTTCTGTGACCGTACCCGTAAGGCAGCACCGCCTAATATGAAGTATACGGCGGCACAACTAGGTGACCTCTGGAAGGCACTCTCGGATGTTCAGAAGGCGGAATACAAGGTGGTTGCCTAAGAGCACATAGGCATTGAAAAATTTTTGTTTTGTTTTGGGGTTTTTTGATACATTACGCAGTAGAGAATACCGATTTTCCATTTGTTGTCGCCGACGCACGCAGATTCGTCGCCGTCTTTGGCAGGTCTCCGTAGAGCACCAAACCCAGCTCGTCAGGAACAAGTGCCGTCACAGGCACGTAGAGTGTCGGCTTCTGCTCACCAAACTGGTAGCCGCACATACGTCCTACCAGCCCCTGGACGAGTGCGTCGGTCTTGGACTTGGAGGCACCCTCCCACACAAAGCCTATGTGAGTCTTGGGCACAACCTTACCTGCACGCAGACGTCCGCGTACAATGATAACTGTGGTCAGAGCAGGCGCGTCCTCTAGACAGCCGATTTTGCGCCCTCCTCGTGAAAAGCGCTTCTGCTCGCCACGCGTGACCGCAATCTCCGTCTTTTCGCCAGTGTAGAGGAGCACAGGAAAGGACAGGCGCCGGCATATTCCGCGCAGCACCTCTTCGTTCTCCTTGTTCGCCTTGCTGCGATTCATGCGCAGCAGGACGTACTTGCCAGGTACGTTTAAAAGCATCGTCTCAAAGTACTCAGGGCGCTTAGATATAGAAAACGTGGGCTCCAGCAGTCCGTCTTTTTCGTAGTCAGCGAGCCCGTAGTAGCCGACGCCAGCCTCCAACTCCTCCACGTGCTTCAGATATGGAGTCTCCTTTTCGCGCCAGGCAGCGATTTCGGAATAGGGCGTAGCGTCTACAGAGAGCAGATAGGTATTCTTCTCGGCGAGCGCAGCAGGGTTGCCGTCAAGGAATACACCGTACTTGGCGAGAAAGAGGTGAAGCTGCTGGTCCTTGGTCTGGACCATATGCGACTCGTCTACGATAATGAGCGCATTCGTGATATCCAGGTCAACATGCTTGAAGTCCTGGTGGAAGACGACCTGGATACAGTGCTGATACGCAGCGTTGAAGGCGAGCGTGTCGGACACCGCCTGCCGCTTAAGCTCGGTTTCAGCGGAGCCGCAGAGCACGTATGCGTGCGTGACGTCGCCGGCGTCTAGCATAGCCTTGATGAGGCTTTGGAAGGTACCTGTCTTGCCGGACTGGCACTTGGCAGAGAGAAGGGCATAGCGAGTGCCAGAAAGGAAGGAGGAACGAATGCTGTTCGCAGCGTACGTTTGGTTAGAGTGAAACATAGTATGAGTATGAGGCGACATTTATTACGCCAGCACGAAGCGTTCAATTTTTCTCGGCATTGAAAAATCTACAATAGATATTTAGTCATAAAGTGTATATCATGGGGCAATTAATATGCGTAGAGAATACGCATATTTCAATTTTTTTCCAGACCCCCGCATATGAAAAAATTGATAGGAGAATCGGCTCAGAAGTCAACTTTTGCCCCCGCCGACACATATCCTTCCAACACTTCCGTTGTAAGCTTTCTTCCTTCCTTCCTTCCCAAAATGTCCTCCTCCAAGCCTACCCTCGCCTCCCTTCAGACTCAGATTACTGAGCTCCAGTCTCAATACGCTGCTCTCCTCGCACGTGTTGACGACCTAGTCAACAACAACGCTGCTGCTCCTGCCGCCGACGCTGACGCTGCGCCCGCAAAGGGCAAGCGTGGCGCCAAGAAGGAGAAGAAGCCTAGGGACCCTGACGCCCCTAAGCGCCCACCCACGGCATTCTTCGCCTACAGCACAGCAGAGCGCGCCAAGACGCCTGACGTCAAGCTCACCGCCTCTGTACTCTCAGAGCGCTGGAAGGCACTCACTGACGACGAGCGTGCCGCATTCAAGCCCGCCGGCGCTGCGAGCGATGCTGAGTAAACGCAGTCAGCAGCTCGCCCGTAATGTCAACATAGAAAACCCCAATCTCCAATAAAAATACAAAAAACCCCAAAAACAAACAAAAATTTTTCAATGTAGATATCAATTTTTTCATATGTTCTCTAACCAACCCAGCAGCGTCAGCATTGAAAAATAGCCGTGTTGTGCGACCAGCATATTTTTCTTTTTTTTTTGTTGGAAAGCCAGGTTAGTTCAGCACATCAGCGAGTGCGTCAAACGCGAAGCGCCGGCGCTTACGTGGACCGCCGTTAATGCCGTACTGCGAATTACGATTCGCTGCTGCCTGCTCAATACGAGCGACAATACGATCAGCCATATCAGCGCAGTCTGCGCAGACCTTCATCGTCTCATTGTCAGGCTGGAACGACTTTCCGCATCCCAGGTGTAAGCCTGAGATACTCAAGTCAGCACCGCAGGTGCGGAAATCTGCGGTGCGACTGTTGTAGGAGGGAGGGTTTGGGGAAGTGGACATTTCAGAAAGAGTGAATAGTTGTCAGGGAGCCCAACTTGTATTTCTGGGTGGATATGTCTATCAATTTTTTCATATGTGCTACATGAGGAAAAATTGATATGTATATTGAAAAATTTTTTTGTTTTTTTGTGGTATTTTATGTATTTTTTGTTTGATTTTTAGGGTTTTTGTGCGCTGCTTTACTCACTCAGCGTAGCTGGAATCGTCGTCGCTGGAGTCATCGCCAGCGTCGCTGGTGTCATCGCCAGCGTCGTTGAACTTCGCCTTTTGCTCAGGCGAAAGTGCCTTAAAGTGTGCCTCGGCGGTCTTCGCGTCCAGCGTGGGGTTCTGGATACAGAAGCGCAGAAACTTAGAGGCAAGCGAGCTGCTCATCTTCGCTGCGACATCACGCGCCTCTTGGAATGAGGGCTTTGTCTCAGCAGAAGCAGGCGCAGCAGCAGAAACAGCAGGCTTGTATGAAGCACGCTGCTCGTCAGAGAGTGCACGCCAGCGCTCGGCGAGCTCGGTCACCAGGAGCTTGACGTCAGGCGTCTTAGCGCGCTCTGCCTGGCAGAAGAGGATGTAGGCACCTGGTGCGCGCTTAGGCGCATCAGGGTCCTTTTCCTTCTTAGCGCGCTTCTTCTTCTCAGGTGTTGAGGCAGAAGCAGAAGCTGGCTTAGCAGCAATGAGGGTATCCAGGCGCGCGGAGAGCGCTGCGAACTGGGTGGTCAACTCGGTGACCTGGGAAAGGAGGGAGGAAACGGAGGGCTTGGACATCTTTGTAGGAAGGAAGAAAGAAGTATGTATGAGAGAGCCAAAAGTCACACTCAGCAATATCAAATATATCAATTTTTTCATATGTACGTAAATAGAGAAAAATTGATACAATTGTCCAGCATAAACATACTTTTGAGCTCTCCTACAACTCCTCTCATTCACAACGCAATGTCCCTTACTTTCACTTTTCCTCCTACTTTTCACGCTGTTTCACAGCCTCTTTACGACGAACAAATGCTTCTTGATGAACATCTAGAAGACGAGCGTCGTGAAGTTGATGCTGAATTAGCACGATATAATGACTATTACGCTGACAACGAAAGCGAAATAGCATCCACGCAGGCTAGCACAATTACTATTATAGACCCAGTTAGCGTACTGGCTGAACATTTACATCTTCTCGCTCCTCTTCCAGAAGAGGACGAAGAGGAGATAGATACGCACTCCTGCGCCGACAGTGGTTGCCAGGGAGAGCATACTCACGCAGACTATTATGAAGACTACGAGACGGGTCATGTATCACCCTCCACGCATGCTTATAATGAATTGTTGCCCTACTGTCCAGCCACACCAGACTATGAAGAGTATTAAATTGAACTTAGAATAATGTATCCAAAACCAAAAACACAAAAAACACAAAAAACACAATAAAAATTTTTCAATCAATTTTTCACATACTAAACATATGAAAAAATTGATATGACATTGAAAAATTTTTTGTTTGTTTTTGTGGTTTTATGTATTTTTATTGGGTTTTGGGGGTTTTATTTACAGAACATGCAGAGTGAGAGACTTATCGCGTTTAGCTGCTCTTGTAGGCAGCACGCTCGTCATCGCTCAGGGCACGCCAGCGCTCAGCGAGCTCAGGTGCCTTAATCTTGACGTCAGGCGACTTTGCGCGCTCCTGCTGCGAATAGAGCATGAAGCCAGTGAGCGGCTTCTTAGGCGCATCAGGATCACGAGGCTTCTTGTCCTTCTTCGCCTTCTTGGCGGGGGTCTCGGTAACGCCGTCTGCGTCAGCGGCGGCAGCCTTCTTGGCGCGCTTGGGCTCCTTAGGCGGCTTAGGAACAACGGGAACGCTCACATACTTTGCCTTGTCGTCGGCAGAGAGGAGCTTCCACATTTCACCGAGGTCAGCTGCCTTGAGTGGCGTACCCACCGACTCTGCGCGCTTTGCGGCGCAGAAGACGAGGTAGGGGCTGAGCATACGGGGCTTGCTGGGGTCAGCAGGCTTCTTTTCCTTCTTGGAACGAGCAGCAGGTGCTGCGGCGGCAGCGACCGTAAGCTCATCAATCCTGGCACGCGCAGAGGCGAGCTCGGACTTGAGGGAGGTAATCTCGGACTGGAGGACGGACTTGGAGGAAGACATCTTGGGAGGAGGGAGGAGTACTTGGATGGAAGGGAGGAGGAAGTACTTGTTGGCGGGGCAAAAGTCAGCCAATCAGCCAAAACATCTATCAATTTTTTCATACAAATCGCTCTATGAAAAAATTGATATATTTCTATTCCTTCAGCATATTAATTGCCCCACGCCACATATCTCTTGACGACTATCACTATGTCCTCAACGATCCCTCCCTCCCTCCCTCCTTCCCTCCCTTCTGAAGAGATACTCTTCCGCCAGCAGGCGTTTGAGATACTCTCTACAGATTTTGCCAGCTTCAATTGGGCTGATGAAGCTGACTTCTCCGTGCCCGAGCTCAAGATAGAGCCAGAGCCAAAGCCAGAGCCAGAGCCCAAGCCCTATGACCCAGACGAGTTCTGGGAGTGCCCAGATTTGCGCCTACGCAAGGACATCTGGACACACTTCCCAGTGACGGTCGTGCCACTGGGACGTCGCGCCGACGGCGCAGAATACCACTCCGTACAGTGGCACCGCGAGAAGCTTCTCGCAGGTCGCGATGACTTTGACTTTGACGAGTACGTCAGCGAGGTAGAGCGCCGCCTCCTCAAGGCACTCGAGGCGTCTTCCAAGTGGGACGTCCTGCCTGCTGAGACGCTCGGCGACGTCGTGATTGTGCCTGAGACAAAACGAGGAATCTATAGCTTTGGCGAGCTCACTGCGCAGAAGGAGATTTGTATCCTGCGTATGAACTTCACCGAGGCTGCGCCTGTGCCTGCGCCTGCTGATGACGGCTGGCAGCAGGTCGGCGCTCCTGCTGCTGCGCCCGCGCCCGCACCTGGTCCTGCGATTGAGCTCCGCCGCCTCAACGACCTGCGCGACATCCACTGCGTGTGGAAAGCCCAGGACGGCACGAAAATCTACTCGGTCCAGATACACGAGAAGAACACTCGCGCGGCTGGTCTGGATGTCGCCAAGCACTCGGCGAACGTCCTCGCTGCGCTCAAGCAGTCGCTGTCCTGGCGCGTCTTGCCGAAGACGCACGACAAGGAGCTCTGCCGCATTGAGCTCCCCTAAACCCTAAAAACCAAATAAAAATACATAAAAATCACAAAAAAAAATAAAAAATTTTTTATTTGTTTTTGGCGTTTCGGGCTGCTTTGCGAGAGGACACAGCAATTGCCTGCCGCACGTGTTGCGACGAGTAGGGCGTACGCTCACGCTTTTCTTTCGCTTTGTCGGATTTTTTGCGACGGGAGGAGGAAGGAGGATTATCCATTTGAATAGGATTTGAATAGGATTTGTATTTAAAAAGGAGCAGGACAATATGTACTTTACCCGCATCGGTCAACTTTCAATTTTTCTCTGCTCCCGCCGGCAACGGGTCTGTCCCACCCCTTACCCCCGAAAATTAGTACCGTAAATCGTTTAAAAAACGGTAACCCAGTATCGCAATTACTAGTACCATTTTTAGAGCTAGCGGGGGTCGTAGACGTTCACGACGAATTCGTCAAATCGTTGATGCCAGGTTGGCTTTCGCGTGCTGTTCCAGTCGGCACGTTCCATAGCATCAATACATATATCAGCGTGTTCACTATCTGATTCGCCGACGATATGTTTCGTGGAGGAAGAAGGAAAGGGAAATTTACTAGAGGAAGAACCCATATTTGTGTAGAAGGAAGGAGACACAAAACCGTATAAAATACGCTGTCGTGTTTCAATTTTTTTAATCCCCCAACAACATTTATTTATTTGTTAGAAACCCAGCACCCCTAACGTCGCAATTTCCGAGTACGCCGTCTAGCGCGTCCTGTGCCTCCAGCAGGACCCATTAGCATATCAATATCTGCTATACGCCGGTCAATCTCCGCTGCGTCTTTGAGTGTTCGTAGTTTCTGCTGTTCCGCTTTGAGTGCGGGTAGTGAAAGAACCGGTACGCCGTCAATAACGTTCACTTGTGTTGCCGCCGCCCATTGTTCAGCGAGACTGATTTGAGTCTCATTCTCATCATATTCGTAGAACGGTACAGTCACCTCAATGAGTTTGATTTCAGGGCTCGTCTTGGTATAGAGTTGGAGAACAGTGACGTTTTTGGGCTTTACGAGTGTACGTATAATACGCATATTTAATATATTTGTGCTCGGTTGTGTGGCGTGGCTCGCATATGGATATTGATTCATAGTATCTGTGTAAAACCGAGAACCTAATTTATCTGGCACGCCTACGTATTCTTGGGGTATTGTATCTTTTATATTATAGACTGTTTTCCCCATGCCTACATCCCAATATGAGGAGGCGAATGGAATATCTGCTCCGTGAAGTTTTGTAATGACCTCCGCATTGAACCGCGGGTCATTCATTCCCGCCGTAAGACGTTGTATAATAGTATTAAGCATATATGAACGTAGGTCGTAGAAGTGTTTTTTATCCAATCCAGGATTTAGTAAGAGAGTAGTATCATAGTCTGATGTATGGTTCATGAAGGCTATACGATACGAACGTTTATAGAGGTGTATTGCGGCACTTCCCTTGAGATAAAAACGTGTATTTGGATTTTGGGTGCTGATAAATATATCGTGTAGAATCTGGTAAATATATCTATGATCTAGCGTTTCCCAGAAACGTGTTGCCGGCGGGGAACGACTATAGGGGGTAAATCCTATTTTGGCGAGCGATGGTGTTGGCGCACGTGGTATATTGGAGAAACTCGGTGGTGACGCAGAGGGTGGAAGGGGTAAAACAGATGGGGGTGGTGCTAATAAAGGAGGTGATATAGATGTTGTTGGAGATACAGAGGGCGGTAACGATGACGGTGACGGTGCTGGAGGTGAGGCGGAAGGTGTTTTCTGACCAAGTAAATATTTTGGTTGTGGAGTCGTCATTAGTTCAGGCGCACGCTTTTTCATAGAGGCGGCTAAGAGATTCGCCGACTTCTTTACAGCATTTTTTGCGGTTTTTTTCTCGGCGGCAATACGCTCTGCTTCCGCCTTTTTGGCTGCGTCGGCGGCGGCTTTCTCTGCCGCTAAGGCGGCGGCTTTTTCCGCTGCTAAGGCGGCTTCCCGTTCTTTTTTCGCTTTCTTTTTACTCGCCTTTTCAGCTGCTAACGCTTCTGCGGCGGCTGCCTCCGCTTTCTCTTCTTCCAAAAGGGCTTTTTCTGCCTGCTCCGCCGCCGCTTTTGCCGCTGCCAAACGTTCGGCTGCTGTACGATCTGCCTCCGCTTTAGCGGCATTATTGGCTCTCTTCTTTGCCGCTGCTGCTGCCGCTGCTCTTCCTGATTCTAATTGTTTTATTTCGGAATTTTCGGCTATTTCTTCATCGAGTGTCTTTATAAAATTACCCAAACGTTTTGCGAGTTCAGAATATCGTATTACATCTTTTTTTGCCTGTGTTCTAATCTCTATAGTCTCCCCATTTTCAGCCTGATGCTCTGCGGTTGCTTTTAATAAATTTGTAACATGCTGCTCTTGGTTTGCTAGAATATACAAAGCCCGCCAAGTATGTTCTTCATTCATTTCATCCACTGCTATAAATTGTATAAGAAACGTACTCGCTCCACGATATTTAGATGATTCTAGTAAACGAGGATCTATCGTTAATGAGCCAGATAGAACATCTAGAGACACATTGCGACGTCTGAAAAATTCACGTATAAGGTCCAATAAATACATAAACTTTTGTCCAATCTGTTCAACTGCTCGTTCAGAATAGATATCACGTTGCGTTAATTCTTCCCCAATGAGTAAGACCATAAGATGCATAAGTAATTCATGTGTATACAGAGTTGTTTGGTCGAGTACCATAATTTTTACTAAAACTCCTAAAAACTGAGAATAATGTTCTATCGCTGGAAAAACAGGATCAAATATATTATTATGCTTACTGTACCAAATAGCTTTTTCAGGGTCTTCTAAATCCATTACAAATCTAGAGATATTTTTACCAAGATAAAGTATCTGTTTGAGATATTCTTGCATCATCGGAATTAGATCACTATATTTACGAACTACGGCTTCCGCAGTGTGTAATAGTTCAATTCTATTAAGCACAAGATTTGCTGGTAATGTATCCCTTACCAATGGCGATAATGGTGGTGGCAACGGTGGTGGCAACGGCGGCTCAGACATTCTTAATCCCTATTTTATCCAACTAAATTAGAATGGTGGACATCTTCCAGTTTAGCCCACAAAGTCTTATTGCCTGGATGGCGGCGTATGCGGTCCTAGAGCCGGCGAGTTTCTACATTATTCCGAAGGTGAGCAAGGGACAAACAACGCAAGAGTATTATTCTAAGTTTCCGTTTGCCGTGGTTGCGTTCGGCGACTTCATATATTCTACATTCTTGTTCCTAGTCGCTCAACAGGTTATCGCCCTCGTTTTCAAACAAAACCCGCCCAAATCGGTCGTTCAGTGGCTCCTACGATTTGCCACCTTCACGGCGGTCCAGTGGACGGGAGACCTCTCCTACTTCAAACTGATTAGCCAGCTCAAGCCGACCACAAAGTATATTGACTTCTTTCAGCGTTACGGCAAAGATGCGAACCTGGGAGCCCCAATCGGTGACACAGTCTATGGACTAGCGTGGTTTACCCTATCATCACTCGCCTTGGCCTACGCACCCTTATGGAGCCAAATTACCGCCATCACTTTGTTTTTGTTTGGAACCCTGGTTGTATCATATTAAGAATGAAAAAATTGAGTTACTTTGGAAGCGGTAATATAAACTTACCTGCGACCCAAATGGAACTCTTTGTACGAAATTATGCCCAAGGGCAATACATTCTTTCCTCCCCTTCAACTTCCTACGAATATACTGAACCGATTATTGAAAAATGGTTACATGGTGATATAATCAATCCAACTACAAAAAAACTTGAACATAGAGACATTAAAAGACATAAATCGATTGCGGGAATCATTGATTACCTTAATCGTATTCGTATTGGTATGACCCCGAAAGGTGTTCCGTTATACAATTTTCATCCTTATGACCCTGCCTATCCAACAATGGTTGTCAGTTCAAAACTCAAACCGACGACAAATATGGTGGCAATTGCTTCATTTGAACACTGGAATGATAAGCACCCGCGCGCAGGAATACAGCACATTTATGGACCTGTCGGCGACTGCGAGGCCGAAACTGCGGTGTTACAGATGGGTGTTTGTATTTCTAAATTTCCGGTAGAATACGAATGTTTGGCACCTTATAACACACGGCACCACAGTAATTCGTCGTGGGATATTGTAGTCAATATTGACCCACCGGGCTGTGAAGATGTTGATGACGTTATGGGCTGGCGTCAAACGCCGATCGGTACTGAGTTCTTTATAGGTATTGTTGACATTGCGTCGTGGGTTCCAGAGGACTCCGTGTTGGACTTGGAGGCCAAACGCTCGGCACAAACGATTTATATTGATGGCAGGGCAGTGGATCCCATGTTTCCTAGTGAGTTATCCACACAAAAGGCTTCGTTAAGAGCCGATGGAATTAAACGTCCCGTGGTAGCACTTGTGTTTTACATTGAAGACAACAAAGTTGTAAGAACTATGTGGTCAATACTGAACATTGCTGTCACGGTCGCTCATACATACGAATCGGTTCTTACGGACAGCAGAATTTCATTTAGGCTTCCTGAACTCCTAAGTATCATCACCGATAAACCGTGTTCAGCGGACCCTCATGTTTGGGTAGAGCAAGCCATGATTTTGTATAATACCGCAGTCGCAGAAATATTAGTGAAATACCGACAAGGAATATTGCGACGACACGCCGGTACGAAAAACGCCGAATACCAACGTTTGGCCGAAACATCAGGCAATCAGGAGTTGGCGTTTCTAGGCTCATCGGCGGGCGAATATGTAACAGCGTCATCAGCCGATACGTCTCACGCTGGACTCAACCTTAAAACTTATTGTCATGCCACATCACCCCTTCGTCGTTATGCGGATGTCGTCAATCACCGCTGGCTCAAACATCACGTGTTTGGATTCCAGGAACCGTATGGGGTGACGATGACCGAGCATCTCAATCACCGTGCTCACGTGATAAAGCAGTTTGAACGCCTTGTTTGGTTTCTACAACATCTCAATCAGGACGGTTCAATTACTACGGTATCAGGTATAGTTATATCCTATAACGCCGAGTTGAAAACAGCAAAGGTGTATGTACCAAGTTGGAAGCGAGTTGTGCGTGCTAGCCATACCTCTGTTACGGTGTATGAGCCCGGTCAATCTGTAACGATTCGCGCGTTCTCCAACTTGAAGGCGACGTCTATTTACCAACGGGTTGTTTGTACCATGAACTAGACCACACTATTTTTAAATTTATACAATAGAGATGACAAAATTAGGCCACGGAACTCGTAAATACCGACCTGCGCCTGCGTTTAAGGTAAAACTCACGAAGCGTAATGTGAAGCAGTTTTTGAGTCGCAATGCCGAGGTATTACCTACACGATACGGCTTGGCCCTTAAACGCCTAGCACCTATGGTATCTCAAGTAGAACGCCTGGTAGAAAGTGATGCGGCTATTATCTCTGATTTACAAGCTGACTTGTCCATTCAACTTGGTAAGATCCGCCAGTCGTGCGAAAAGGCGTTAGAAAAGCTCAAAGAGGAAGCCGTAATGAACAACAATAATATGATGGGCAACAGCAACAATAAGCCAGGCAATAATGTCACGAACGCAAATCTCAAGAAACTACAGCGTATGATTAATCGTAATGAAAAGAAAAAGGCAGCAAACAAGGGTGTAAATGACTTATTAGCGGGATTTGGCTCGCTAAAGTTTTAGTAACACATTCTAGATATGCCAGAGACGGCGCAGACATACGCGAATATGCTAAAAATACAAGCGGCACAAGGACTGGCTGGGCATGTAGGAGCATCAAAATCCCCGCTACCTGTTATAGTAGCACCAAAGGGGGCACCAAAAAATATAAATTTAAGCAATTTTACACCCGCACAACACGCACATCTCGCCGCAGTAGCGGCGGCTATGCGACCAAGAGAACCAACAGAATTAGAGAAATCGTATGCAGCGTTAAAAAAGGCGGAGGCTACCGGTAAGAAACGGTCCCGCCGCGCAACAAGAAAGCGCCGGCAAACAAGACGCAAATAAATTATAAACCCCCTTTTTATAAACATGGATCCTCGTATAACTGCTGGATTAACGGATGAACAAAAAAGACAACTTGCTGCGGCTGCTGCAGCAGCATCTGGCGCACCTATTACACGTGCTGCTGCTGCTGCATTTGGTTCTAAGCCAGTGCAACTACCAGCCAAGAGACGCCGCACAACCCGTCGCAGTCGCAGTCGCAGCACCCGCAAAACCACCCGCCGAAACCGCCGCTACCGCCGTACCTAAACCCAACCCCCCCGACTAGAGTAGATAGAAGATGCCCATCTTTTGCGAGCCCCTAGCCGCCGAGACACTGAGTGCACTCAATCGTGCAGTCAATAATCTACCCGCTGAGCACCATCTCCGTAAGGATAGTGATGCCGGTATTGTGAGTATCGTCTACGACCAAGCGAAGGACGTCACCGTTTTTCACGGCAAGTCCGGTTTTTACTTTCGCCGTGGACCCGTCGTAGACGCCATCAAATCCGATATTAATAATGGTCGTGGACTCATTTGTACCGCCTACGAACTGACAGACGCCGCCGCCGCCGCATCGGTTCTCACCGGTTTTGAAGAGAAGTTCGGACTCAAAAATTCAAAGAAGATTGATACGTATACGACGGAATTCAATAACCGCCAGTTCCTGCTCGCCAAGTTCCCCGCCAATGTTGTCAAGCAATTGTTTGAAACCCAGGGCGGCACAATGAAGACTGGCTTCAAGGGTCCCCGTGATTCGTTGCTCAAGATTCCAACGCTAGATAAGTATTTTGAATTCAAGGAGACTACAGAGCCTACTGTTGCCTCTGTATTCGCTACACAGTACGAGAATGGTAATTACGATTACGTAAAATCGGTTCATTACCAACTCCTACAGGAAGTGATTCGCAATCCAAATCTAGGAATTACACTGAGTCCTGTGGCGGAGTGGACGTCCTAACCATAACGGGTTCAAAACGAGGAAGTACATGTCGTTTGGAATTATAATACCTATACATCATTACTAGTAATACACCCGCCGATGATACACCTATAATAATACCTGGTATCCCAAACATAATAAGCGGGTCAGCGTTTACTTGATGTGTATCAGTGGTGTTCATCACCGGTGGTACAGGTGATAGAATCATTATTAATGTTAATAATAATTCTAAGACTATTCATTTTTTTGTAAAAATGGGAAAAATTGACGCCCCCATAATCTGATTTAGGGATTGCGGCTTCCTCCTTTCTCCTTATCTTCTTACCTAAAGCATTGAGCCCTTCTTTCCTTCATATCCCTACCATGTCCGCTTCTGCTTCTGCTTCCAATTACGACGGTCCTTCTGACCGTTCAAACACCCCTACCTACCCTCCTACACCGGACGCCGGCGCGGCTGCCCCAGATGTATCGGCGCCGGCGCCTTCTAAGTACGTGATGCGCGAGTACAAGAGCTTTGACGAAATGTGTCTCAGTGAACAGATTCTTCGCGGCGTATATTCTTTTGGCTTTGAAAAGCCTAGCCCAGTCCAAGAGAAGGCAATTGTGCCTATGATGGCTGGGCACGACCTGCTTGCGCAGGCACAATCGGGTACTGGTAAGACCGGTACTTTCGTCATCGGCGGACTCAGCCGCATTGACACTAGTAGAAACGAGGTTCAGATGGTTGTCATCTCGCCAACCAGAGAGCTCGCTGAGCAAACGGCAGCGGTCGCCAAGGGCATCGGTGCCTACATTGGTGTCCGCACGCATACGGCAACGGGCGGTCCACCGGTCAACAGTGATATTGACGTTGTTTCCCAGTCCAAGCTCAAGCCACCCCACGTTCCTCACGTGCTTCTCGTAACGCCTGGTCGTTTCTACGATCTCCTCAATCGCAAGGTTCTCTCTCCTAACACCATCAAGGTACTCATTTTGGATGAGGCTGACCAGATGTTGGAGGCTCGTTTCCGTGAACAGGTTCACTGTATTCTCAGCCTCGGCTGGCCTGTGACGACTCAGGTGGCACTTCTCTCGGCGACCATGACGCCAGATGTCGTTACAGTGGCTAAGAGCATTCTTCGTGACCCGGTAGAGATTCTACTTGAGCCCGAAGAGGTGAGTCTTGACGGCATCAAGCAGTGGTTTGTGGAGGTGCCTCGTGAAGACCACAAGTTGGACACGCTCTGCGACCTCTACGACCATCTCAGCATTCAGCAGGCGACCATCTTCGTCAATACGCGCCAGAAGGCGGAGTGGCTCGGTGACCAGATGAAGCGCCGCGGCTTTGACCTCAACTACATCCACGGTGATATGGATGTGGCGGAGCGTAAGCATCGTATGACGGAATTCCGTAACGGCAAGTGCCGTGTGCTCATCTCCACGGACTTGCTTGCTCGTGGTATTGACGTCCAGCAGATTTCCATCGTCATCAACTATGAACTACCTCTCCAGCGTGAAAATTACATTCATCGTATCGGTCGTTCAGGTCGTTTCGGTCGTAAGGGTGCCTCCATTAATCTGATTACTGAACGTGAGCGCCGTGCTCAGGACGAGATTGAGACGCATTATGAGAAGAAGATTCTCCCTCTCCCCCTTGACCTCAAGATCTATTAGACGCACAACTAAAGCTAAACTATAAAAAACAGCAAAAACAAAAACAAACAAAACAAACAAAAACACAACAAAAACAAAAAAATATGGAAAACCATTCATATTTTTTTGGTTTAAACGTCGTTACGTATTCGTCGGTTGAATACTTTTTGCTTTTAGACACTTTATAGTAAATTGTCTAATAGAAATTGTCTAGTTGATCACTTATGCGATGAGTCCCTTGTCCTGGAAGTAACCTTCGGGGCAGACGCTAGCAGTCATTGGGATGCTGGCAGTGCCACCGAGAGTATCAATAGGGGAGCAGGTCTGGTAGCCGCCACGGAAACGGCGAGATACACGGCGGCTGCGACGGGTTGAGCGGCGAGCCTTGCGATTTACCTTGCGATTCGCCTTACGATTGCGACGGGTGTTCTTACGAGAGTTCTTGCGTGTGTTCTTACGGTTCGCCTTGCGATTGCGGCGGGTGTTCTTACGCCGGGCACCACCGAACTTCTGGTTATCGGTATTGTAAAGGGGGACCGTTGGGTCAACACCGCCGGGCCAAGTTGTGTAGGCGTTGCGGTCGGAGAGCGGAGCCTGCTCCGGTGGAGACTTAATGAGATTCGCATTGCCTGACCAAACAGCGGGGGAATAACCGACCATCTTCTATTTCTTACGCAGGAAATTAATATGCCCCTGCGCCTGGGACAATGGTGGATGGGAAATAATCGGAGACATCGCAGTTCGCAGGGCAGGCACCGAACGCCATCGCCTCAGTCGCCCGCGTACCCTGGAAATGCGGCTTCTGGTCGCACGATCCAGCAGTTGATAGATAGACCAAGGGATTCGCATAAGGAGCAGGGTTACCAGAGTAATTATACGGTACCGGTATAGTGTAGGGAATTTGGAAACCACCCTGTACAATCGGTGGCAAGTAAAAATTAGACTGGCTCTGAATAATAGCACATGACGCTGATGGTATTGTCGGTGGTATAGGTAATACATAATCGGAGCCACCGAATCCAATACGAGTACTATCCAAGTTATTCATATTTGTCAAAGGGTTGCCGTACTGTTGTGTTGAAATATTCATATTATTCGTATAATTTGTTGTATTTGGTAATACAGCGGGCGAACTGTAGGGTGGTGTATAGGTTTGGTTCACCGCTTGGCTAAGAGCCCAGGTACGAAGTCCGGACTCCGTACATCCGCTACGACTTGTAAAAGTGCTTAGGGAGCGTACTTTGTATCTCATGTATTGACCGGCGTCCATCTTGTAAGGAATAAGAAGAAAAAGAAAATCAAGTGACCCAGTAAGAGAATCCGATGAGTGGCAATTTATCGCCAACGTTAAGCATAGTTATTGCGGGAACATTAACTCTTCTCGTAGTTGGTGTATCACTTTATAAGCGTAATTTAGTACAGGATAATTTTGTAGATTTTCAGGATTTGCTGCCGAAACAAACCAAGCCAAATCTCTACTGGTTTGTAGATTCTGAGACGAATTCCCGTCATTGGTGGGACTTTGGCGCACGCAATAGTAATTTACCGAATCGTGGCTACCTTCAGGTATCATTGGAAGCCTTGAAACGTACACAGGAGAACGATTTCAATATTATTGTATTAGTCGGTCGTGAGGCTGTCCTTGCGCTCTTCCCTAACGTGGATACGAAGGTCACTCGTTTACCACCCAATCTATGGCGTCGTTGGGTGATTGCGAACATATGTAATAAGTACGGTGGTTTAGTCATGGATGCGAACTCAACGCTGTGCTTAGGACCCAGTTTCTACCCTCTTGTTAAAGAGGTGGATACTGCTGTGTTCGGCACTTACCCCGATGAGCCTCGTGTAAGTACTGCGACGGCTGTCGCACCCGGACCTGCTCCCTACGTAGGATGGGCGATGGTACCAAATACGGCGTCATGGACCTATGCCGCCAAAGAAATCAATGACTTATTCCAGCGTGGACCACAGGCGTGGAGTGCTGCTACCGCCCGTCGTCAGGCTCTTTATGTATGGGAGCACCAAAAGGAACTGGGTACAAAGGTTATACGTGCGGCGGATGGTGGCAGACTCCCAGATGGACGTCCACGTGAATTGGAGGACCTCTTTGGACGTCTAAATGACGATGAGAACGATCCAAAGTCGGCAGTCTTACCAAATACTGTATTTATGTCATGGGACGGCGACCAACTTGTACGTCGCTTTGAGTTCAATTGGTTCTGCGCACTCAATGCGGACGAGGTCCGTAATACGGATACGTTGTGGACAAAGTTAGCTGGTTATTAGGCTATTAGACTAAAGTACATTCAATGTACATAGGTCTAACACAAATCAACATTAAAACAATACAAAATCGTCCAAATCTCGCATAAACATTCCGTCCATTCCCTTCATTGCCCGTCGTTGTATAAGTCGTAGGTCACGCTGTACATCTGGCGAACGGGATACGGATGAAACTACCGAATCGACCGAATCAACCGAGTCCTTGCGTTTGTTCTTTTTGGGTTTTGGAAGGTGAGGCACAAACGCGTTGATAACACCAAGGACATCGTCAGGCAGCAGGGCGCATAAGCATTCTGGCAGCTGAGGTTTCATTGTCCTACCGAGGCGGTCCAAAAAAAGTGGCCGCCCGCCGGGGTGCTGGCGGGGCGCCGCCGAGAATTTCCCACTGTATTTACAGTACAAACTGCCTCACCGACCTTCCGGCTCCCGTCTTGCCCGACCTGCCCCAAGGCACCACCCTTGCCCCGCTCGCGCCCCGCCCGCCCCGCCGGCGTGCCCCCGCCCCCCAAAAATTTGAAACTCCACCTTACTTATTGTTAGAAACCCAGGCAAACTAAATGGCA